GGTACTAAAAAAACTGCAAAGTATTTCAACTTGTCTGAATTCAACATGAGTGAAGACACCGACAATAACCGCATGGTTAGCGAGGAAGTGGATACCGATGGTAATCCACAGCTTGAGTGCATTTCTGGTTTCGATTTGAAGGACGTTGTTGTGTTCAAGTCAAATCGTATGTCAGACGTGGTTCTTGAGTGCGTTGAAGGTGGTGCTTTGAACGGAAAGACTTTACAACTTGTTGCTATTCGTAGGGTATATAATACCCGTTACGAAAGTTGGCAAAAGTACAACTTGTTTAAGGTTGTTGGCTAAAAAATACGGGGAGAGTGAGAAATCATTTCTCCCCTATTTTTTGTCTATTGTCCATTTATGTTTGTATATTTTTTAATTAAATGTTTGTATGAAAGTGATGTCGGAATATATTACTGTATATGGAGTAGCTACTACAGATAGAAAATTATATCTTTCAAAAGATTTTTGGATTCCAATAACTCAAGAGAGAAGTAACACTATCGGCTGGTGGCTATTAGAGAAAGAAATCGATCGTTGGGATAGGGTAAAGTATCGATTTAAACGCGGGATACAACTATATTTTCTCCCAAAATCGCGTGTTTTAGATGCCATTGATTCTCTCCAAATTAAATGGATGTATAGTCAAGAACAAAATAAATAGATTTTTTACCGAGTTAGTTGAAAACAATTTTTTAAAAATTTTTTTAATTGTCATCAACAACTGAAATTTGGCTCTACAGAGTTTTAGATATCTTTATATCAAAATTCTTTTAGCATATATAAAAACAAAAACATGATAGTAATTAGAGCATTTTAGTTATTATTAAATGTTTACCTCCAGAGCAATCTGGAGGTTTTTCTTTAGAATTATCAATCAATCAAAATAAGTTATAGCATATGTTTAATCGTGAATCAACAATATGTCATGAGGTAGGACATCTCATTTCATATATCAAAGAAGGACTTCCTTTAGAAAATATTGTAGGTATTTCTATAGGAATTAAGAATGGAAGAATGGGTTGTTTCAGTCATTCTTTAAAAAGAGCAGAAAGATCTAAGATTTATAATGTCTATCTTGGTGGTCTTGCATTTCAGAAACATAATAATTTCTTAAGTAATTTAGGACATTGTTTAAATTCTGGAAATTCTAGATCTGACTTTGTGGGTGCTCAAAGAGTATCTAATAAGTCTATATCTTTTATCATATCTGACTGTTTTAAATTATCTCAGTCTTTCACAGATACTGATATAGATTTTTATCAAGAAGTGAAAAATATTCTTTTAAAGTTCTCTTATGTATCTAAAGAAGACCTTTTACCAATTATCAACAAATATTATTAATGTTAGTAACTCTCTTTCTTTTTAGTGTAGCATCTATTGGTGCTGCACTAATCGGAAATAAAGTTGGAACTGTTATTAACCACTGGTTAGACAGTAATTTCAACGTTTCCGAATAGTCCTAAAAAATTATTTTTTGCATATACACGAAGTAAATAAGGTATATGTTTTTTAAAATCTAAAGTACTTAATTTATTAAACTCGAAAATGAAACTATGTCACATTATATTTTTTTGTTTCATTTAAAAATTTAAAGTTATGACGACATTACATGCTTTATTCATCGAGTTTGGTGCTGTATCTGTAGAGGATCTTATTCGCATTATTGGTAACAAGGTAGATTGGTATACCGAAATGTTGTATGATGATCCTTGGAATAGTTGGGCTAGTGTATGTAGAGATAGATATCAAAATCTATTGGATATGCTAATCATAATTCCAGATGATGCAGACATAGATCCAAAATGCTGTTTTATACAGCTTAAACAGTAAGAGCTTCGGCTCTTATTGTTTTGGATTATAAATTTGAGTATTCACTTTTCTTTAAACAATAATTAAAACAAAAATCAGTTATGTATTTATTAATCATTTTTTCAGTTGTAGTAGTATTATCAGTAATAATTGCTGTTAAGTACACAAAGTGTCATCATCGCAAGTTAGAGCTTTTAGCTGAATTAACTTTAGCTAAAAAGTTTGATGAGACATTACCTTTTAGTCAAACATTAGATCAACTTTATAACTTTAATAAGAAGTTGATTAATGCTTTTTACACAAGATGTAATAAAGCTCCAATGTTATGTCCAAATAAGTATGGTGTATTTAGAACAGAAAGTTTATCTGATTTATCTCCTGATAATATTTTCTTAGGTGATATTAATAGTCTTTGGACTGATACTCTTACAGAGTGGATGAAATCTAATGAACCAGAGGATCTTCGTATCATTCAGAATCAATATTATAATATCTTAAATAGAGGTATTTATTATATTATTGAGGACATTAAAAAAGATATTAACAATAATAAGCTATTAAAATGGATCAGAATTTAATCGATAAAAAAGTTTCTGACATTAAGAATGCTAGAATCTTTATAGATGAGCAGTATTTCACAAAGTTAAGAGATACCTTTAATAATAAAGGATTAAATGCTCACTCTATGAGTCTTATGTGTTTGGATATAAATATTGAAAATCCTACAATGGGATTAATAAACTTCTTATTAGTTAACTCTAATATGAGATTCCATTTTATGGTTACTCATTATAAGATAACTAGTACAGAAGCTCTTCTCAAAATAGGACCAGTTCATTGTGGATATTCAGATTATATTTATCCTTTAAGGGAGAATGTTATTAAAATATATAATCTTTTAGAGGAACCAGAAGAAACTACAGATTGGATTCAACTTCCAGAATTGATCCATTGTACAGGTGTTTTGAAAGTATCTTAGTTTTGTTCATGTTATACAGAAAAAACTCATATCAACTTTTCCCAAGCTAGTGAGGGTACTCCAGTTTCTTAAGAAATTAAGTTTTAGGAGTATAAACTACAAAGTTTTTATATTTTTTTATAGAGTGAAGGATAGTAGCTCTTCTTTAAAAAAGATATTGGAGTGCACACGAAAGTGTGAATTATAGTCATTAAAGACAAAAAATTATTATGTATCTTAAATCATTAGAAGTAAAGGATCAAAATGGGTCTGTTGCATTCACAGTTAAGACTGACAAACTTGGACAAGTTTGTGACATACTCCCAGCAAATGAGCACACTAAGTACCTCATGAATATGTATAAGGGTCAACCTCTTATTTTATGTCAAGAGGATTTGAAGTTTTACTTATCTAGCATTATTAGATAATGTTTAGCTTCATTAAAAAAGAATATCCAGATATGAACGAAGAGCTGGCAACTATGTTGTCTAAGCATTCCAAAATTACTACCAGAAAGGACATCGTTAATCAATTTAAGGAAGAAATTAATGAGAGAATTTATAATATGGCTAAGCTTTATAATGAATGTAAGCTAACCATTGATAATATTCCTAAGGAAGTAAATCCATATTTGGATGAAATTGTAGATTCTTTAAAAAGAAAAGGATTTGCAGTTGGTATTTTAAAAGAACCTTATTGTATAATCATTATTAAATGGGATGTATTATGAAATCAACAGTGAATTTTGAATCAGTTGTTGTAGCATTAAACACTCAACTTGAAAAATGTAGAATTTATAACAGAAAAGAGTTGGAGAACATTTTAAAAAAGTGTATTCCAACTAAATCTTATGTTAATCATCTTATTGCTGAGATGACTGAAGATTCTACTTTAATTAAGAAATATCGTGAAAAAGGTGAGTATGATTATGTCATGTAGAATATACCTATTCACTATAAGAAAGTGGAAAAATGGTTCAACAAGTTAAGAAAAACCAAGCATCATGTTAAGATGGCTGTAGAATCAGCAACTGCAGAACAGGTTAATCTTTTCTTGGACTCTCTTAATCCAGAAGAATTTGCTAAATTTCTTAAACCACATTGTGCTAAGAGGAATTGTAAGCTCTATATTCCTTCTGGAATTGATATGGAAGCTGTAGAAAAGCTACCAGAAGATATTAAGGAAAAAATATTCAAAATGCAGGAAGTTTAACATTAGTTAACTTTCAATGTATTGAAAATATATCTTTCATATATTATCTTTGTAACTCATAAAGTTTTAATTATTGTTATTGGGACAAATCAGCAAATTTTACTGAAAAATTAGAATAAAACAACCCCCGAAGTTTGATTCTTTGTCCCGAATATTCGAATCATTCTAAGGGGGTTGCATATTGGCGACTATGGATAGTTTATAATAGTTCGATTCTATTATCGCCAACAGTCGTGTTAATATTTTAGGAACATTTCAGCAAATTATTTACTTATTGTGTCCATAATTATTTGTAGGTTAATAAATTAATGTTCCGTTTATGGTCCACCTAGTGTAATGGTAACATGTCAGATTGTGGATCTGGAGTTAGGGGTTCGAATCCCCAGTGTGACCCATTTTTTCTTTCATTTGAAATTTAGAAATGCTATAACTGATGTAGTAGCTTACTGTTGTGAAATAGAATGGCTACTTTTTTATAAAGTATAATAATTATAAAGTATTAGAATATAATTCTAATATTGATCTAACATAAATATAGTTTATAAATAAATAAACAATAAGCCAAATCCAGTCAAGGCTTGTTACTGGTTGAGTGTCATACATCCGTAGATGATAGTCGTAAAATTATAAAACAAAATCTCGGAGTAATATTTATATATAAGTTGCAAATTATTATAAATAGCTGGGTTGGTAACCTTACAACCAATATTAATGGCTCAGTGGTGGAATTGGTAGACACGAGGGACTTAAAATCCCTTGGGCAGGAATGCCCGTGCAGGTTCGAGTCCTGTCTGAGCTACATTGTATATTTGGAGTTTATTTTTTATATAGCTGATTATTGATCGGGACTTAGTTTGTCTGTGAAGATAGACTAAGTTTTTTATTTTGTAATTAATTAAAAGTAAAGATATGAAAAAGTTTATATTATCATTAGTATTACTTCTAACATGTTTAGTTTGTAATGCGCAATTTACACCATCTACTTATACACCAGTAGGTAGATCAGTTCCAACAACTAAACCATTTACTTATAATCCACCAAAAGTGCATTATCAAGTAATCATGGCTACTGCACAAACTACTACTGGTTGGACTGCTGTCAAACTTAAAGTAGCTAGTGATGAAAATGGATATTATGTTGCAGCTTATCAAAATGGATATGGCTGGATAAATGTTCCTAAAGCTTATCTTCAGGAAATTCCTGATTATAGTCAATATAGTCAATATTATACCTATACAGCATTTGTAGGGTGTATGACTGTATTTATTTAATTTCAATATTTGTGCTAGGTGTTGAGAGTTCCTTATAACTTAAATAAGGGGTTGACGGCTACTAAATCCTGAAAGGGTCCAATCAATAGCACTTTAGAATTGGTATCGTAGTAAGAAACTTATTATTCTGTTTGGAGTAATTAACCAAAAGAATGATTTAACAGTTAGTTTCTAAAGTATAATGCTCTTTCAACTGTTAACTCGGGAATATGGCGCAACTGGTAGACGCGTATGCCTTAGGAGCATAATGTTATGGGTTCGAATCCCATTATTCCCACAATATTTATTAATCTTTAAAAAATAGATAATTATGAAGAAAGAAGATCAAGAATTTGTAGAGTTAGTAGAAAATTTTTCTAATGGATTAGATCAATTTCATAGAGCTAATCCAATAACTCCAGAATCAAAAGTTGGATGCTTTTTATTAGCAACCTATGAGGATACTATGCAGACTGCAGTATGTTGTACTGGAGATCAATTGTATGTAATGCTCAGAGAGTATTTAACAAAAAGTCCAAAGTCTTTGGAAGTTGTCAAACGAGTAGTCAAGGACGTACTTATTGGACAAATATTTGATGGCTTAGTTGATCCTGATTGTGAAGCATAATTAAGGATTTCCACTATCGTCTAATTTGGTAAGATGCTCATTCTGTGAGGAATTAGGGTTCGAGTCCCTATAGTGGAACAAATTTATTTACTTTAAAAAAGAATAATTATGATGGAACGTAAAAAGGCTTTATTTGAAAAGCCTGCAAAAAAACAAAAGAAAGAGTTTAAAAACATCTTTGAGAAAGAAGCGTATAAACAAGAACATGAGACTACTAGTCACAATGGTTCATTGAAATATGATACTTCTGGAAATATCTTTATTGATGATTTTGCTAATCTTAGCAGATATCTTGATCCTAGAGATATTAATGATGTTTTCGCAGATATGAATCTTCTTTGGAAGGAGGATGCTCTTACAGCTTTGAAGATTCAAGGCTATATTAGAGGTATTACTAGACAACCATATTTTAATGGTGAAAAGTTATCTACCTTTAGAGCACAAGGATTAAAGAATGAAGCTAGATTAAGACTTCTTTGGATTGCTTTATATAAGACAAAGATTTACAAAAAGAATCTTCCAGTATTTATTGCTGAAGGATCTTGGAAGGATTTATTTATAATTCTTGAATTAATGTTATCTTATAAAGGATTAGGTGCTACTAAACATACATCATGGCACTATACTTTAGATTTCATTATACAAGGATTAAAAGATCCAAAACAATCTGAATTAGTTAAGAAGTTCCTTCCAACTATTCGTCCTATTAAAGAAGGTTTATCTCTACATAGACAATGTACTTCATTTATAGGTAAGCAATTAGCTGTAAAGCTTTTTGATGGTTTGGAAAAGTCTATTGCTTACAAAAAGTATAGACAATTAAAGGCTTCTGGTACAGCTCATACTTTCCAGCAATTGATTTCAAAAGGAGATTATCAAGGATTAACTGAGATCTTTGATAAAATTCCAGGAAAAGCATTAACTGCTTTAACTTCTGATCGTACATATTTGTATGATCAAGGAAGAAAATATATTGCTGCTTGTGGAGATAACTTTATATCTAGACATAATCTAGATAAACAGTACATTGATTGGATTAGTAATCAGCCTATGGCTAAGTTTACTGGATATCCATTTGAACTCTTTAAAAATAGTTCAAAGCTTAATAAGTTCCAAAAGCTTACATTTAATAAGCAGTTTGAAACTTTATTAAATACAGCTAAACAAGGTATGACTACTAAGTCTAACTTTATTTGTTGTATTGATACTTCAGGTTCTATGCAATCAGAAGTTCGAGGAACTAATATGACCTCTTTTGGAGTAGCTTTTGCTATGGGTTTATACTTTAGTGAATTACTTACTGGAAAGTTTGCTAATACATTCTTAGAATTTAATTCTTCAGTAAAAGTTAGATCTTTTGAAGGAGATTCTTACATAGATAAGTATAACAATGCAGTTAATTCTTACGACTATGTAGGTTCTACTAATTTCTTAGGAGTTGCAGAATTATTTATAGATCTTAAGAAAAAAGGTTATTCTGAGAGTGATTTCCCTTCTGGAGTGATCTGTATTAGTGATGGGGAGTTTGATAGTTATGATAATAATAAATTATCTACTTTTAAACGCTTCAAACAAATACTAAGAGGTGGAGGTTTTTCTGATGAATTTGTGGATAATTTCACAATAGTTCTTTGGGATATTCCTAACGGATATTATTCTAAAGATAAGGAAAGACAGAAGTTTGAATCTTTTGCTGATGAGAAGAATTTCTTCTATATGGCAGGATTTGATGGTGCTGCAATGGCGTTCCTAACTGGAACTGAAAAGCAAACTGTTATTCCAAAAACTCCTGAGGAGTTATTTGATGCAGCAATGAATCAAGAACTATTACTTAAACTGACAATCTAATATTAAGTCCCATTTTAGAATTGAATTTCTAATTTGGGACTTTTTCTTTTTGATTTTAAAATTTAATGTAGTATATTTCGCTTTATAAAGAGAAACTATATATTAATTTTTAACGTTAAAAAGATGAGAGTTTTATTAAATTCTGGTGAAGTTAAATATTCACCAACAAACAAATTAGTCCCTAGATATCAATCTGGAGGATAGATTCCAATTTATGGTAAAGGAGATGCTTTATTAAAATTAGTAGAACGTATTAAGCCAGCACAAAAATGGATAGCTGAAGTTATGCCTACAGTTACCGAAAAAGTTGGCAAAGTAACTGATTCAGTTAAAGGTTTTGGTGAAAATATAGGTAAATATGCTACTAATATTACAGATAGATTTGGAGAAGCTAAGAATGCAGTAAAATCTGTAAGTGTTCCTAAGTTTAATGTATCTGAAAATATAGTTAAACAAGGAATAAAACAAAATCCAAAATATCGTGATGGTTTAGCTAGATTTAATAAAGCTAGAAAAGAAGCAACTAAATCTTTAGAAGAAGGATAGGATGCTAGATAGGTTGCATCACAACATATTAAAGATGTTAATTCTAGATTAATGTCTTATGGAAAAGCTAGAGTAAATAGAAATATTAAAAATACTTTAGTAGGAACTGGTTTAGCTGCAGGAGCTGGAGGTCTTTATTATAATGCTTTTGCAAATAATGATACAGGAGTTCAGCCAGCAGTTAGTAAGCCTCAACAACAACAAAAGAAGAATAATACAGGATATTCCTATAATAATGGATAGTTAAGTAGATTTAACTCTTTAACTGGAAAACAAGAAGTGTTTGATCCAAATTCATTATATAATTAGGGATATGTACAACATAGAAATGGAAGTATTTCAGATGCATCTGGAAAACTTATATCAAAAGCTACTGGATCTAAAGATGTATTTGCAGATAATGCACAAAGATACGGATTTAAATCTAGTCAAGAAGTAGCTAATGCTTAGCAAGCTATGGTAAATGCAGGTATTCTAAATCCAAATGATGTTGATGGTCTTTGGGGATAGAAATCTATGAGAGCATATGAAATATTTAAACAACTTGGAGGTAAAAGAGTAAATAATCAATTTACTGGACCACAAATACAAGAAGTTAATTATGAGTATGTTCCTTATTCTAGAAATGGTAGTAAATTAATAGCTAGAAGATAATGGCATTTACATATAATAGTTATGAAAAAAGATGGTATAATAATGGTCAACGTATAAGATTAGGAAATAGAATTAAAAATTCTGATGGAAGTTATCTATAGCTTAATAGTGATGGAACTTCTACTAAATTATATGATGATAATACCAAGAGATTTACCAGAGGTGCTAATAATAAATTATTAGTAAATAGACAAGATATGGATAATATTAAGGCTTAGCATGTATTTCAAAATAATAAATGGAGGAATGATTCAGTAGCATCTGCTAATAGACCTTATATTTAGTCTAAACCACAAATATCTAAACCAACTAAACAAGTAACTGCTGAAAAAATATATGATCCAAAAACTACGGATAATAATTTTGTACGTAATTTAAATTTAGCTAGCGATGACGCTAGAAATTTTATGTATAGAAATCCATTTACTAATAAAGGTGCAACTAGAGCTATGGGAGATGCTTCTAGATTTGTAAATCATATATTAGCTGGAACTGTTGGTGCTGCTCTTAATAAAGTACTTCCAGAAAGTTCTAAAGAATTTATTGGACAAGCTGGAAAAGCATTAGATCCATCTAAATTAGCTAATACTGCTGGTTATGCTATATAGACTGGATAGTGGCGTGCACCATGGGATTCTAATAATAAAGGATTTCATGATAGATCTATATTTAGTGATTAGTGGTGGGGTGATGATGAAGATAGACAAGATTTAACTGATTTTGGTAATGCTGTTACTTCTGTAATTGGTTTAAAAGGAGCTGGTAGTGCAGCTAAAGGTGCAGTATCTGGACTTAGATCTGCTTCTAAAATTGGTGCATAGGCAGCTAAAGATGTAGTTACTTCTGGAGTAAAAACAGCAGCTAAAAATACAGTAAAAAATATTTCACAAGCTAAGGATTTAGACTTTGTTCCAGTTCTTAGCAATATACGATCAGGGTCAAGAATGGCAAGAAATATAAAAAATACATTTAGTCCTATACGGACTACTTAGGCATTAGGTGCAAGAAAATATTTAGGAAATGTAGCTGCCCCAATGTGGCATTATACAATGGCTGCAGATCCTATGTCATTTATGTATGCAGGAAACCCTGTATCCATGAAGACATATAGTTTAGGATAGTATAAAAATGGAGGACAACTTATTCCTAAACATTAGTTAGGTAAAGTGATAAAATTAATTGAGAGAGTACCAGAGTTAGCTAAAAAAGCTCCAGAAGTATTTGAGAGAGCTTCTGAAGCTGTTAAACCAGCAATTAGTTTTGGTGAAAAAGCATTTAATAAAGCTAAAAACTTTGTTAATGGTACAGCACAAGCTACTAAAGAATGGAATGCTTAGGCTGGAAAGAAAGCTTTAGTAAATAAGAATGGTAATTTCGATAATAGATTTTTATGGGTTAGATAGGCTGAACGTAAAGCATTACAAGCTGGAAGAAATGCTTTTAATGACTTCTCTAAAAATATTGCAGAAGCAGATAAAACATATCTTAATGCTAAATAGAGAAGTTACAAACTTACGCCAGAAATGGAATAGGGGTTAAGTAATGCTAAATAGACAGCATATAATACTGTAAAAAATAATGCTATAGTTAATAGAGCTAATTAGATTAAACAAGATAGAATTAATAATTTAACATATATTCCTAGAGTTATAAGATAGTAGATTAAAAAACATCCTATAGTTTCTACTGCAATTGGAAGTAGTTTAGCAGGAAATGGAATGTATGAATTATATAATTAGAATTCTGCGGATAATATAATTGGAAAAGATAATACTGGACATAGTATATTTATTAATTATCCTAATTTTAAAGGTTCTGCAGAAAATGCCATTAAAGTTGGATCTATAGATTTAGGTGGTGCATTTAATAAAGTAACTGGATTACATGGTAATTATCTTCCTGTAGGTCATGCAGCTACTATATTAGTAGATAATAATGGAAAGTCAAAATATATAGAATATGGTAGATATGATAAAGATATGCCATATGTAATAGGTTCAGAGAGAAGAAATACTAAAGGAGGAAATTGGAGAGTAATTGATTTACCTAATAAAAAATCTACAGAAAATGATAGTGTATACATGCGTAGAATAGAATCATTATTACCAGATACAAAGACTGGTGATTATACTATAACAAGTATTCCTAATGTAGATACTGATAAAGCATATAATTATGTAGTATCATCTTCTAATGATCCAAAAAGAGAATAGTATAATATAACTCATACATGTGCTGTAGAAGCTAAAAAATTAGGTTTAGATTTTAGAGTATCATCTGATGGTACATGTCATGCCTTTGATAAAAATGGATATGATCAAATGGCAAAAGTTTGGTCTAATATTCCAGGAACTTCTCAAAGAATTTCTGAATCAGTAATGTCAAGAGGTAAAACTTACAATATGAATAAATTAGATAAATAATAATAATGAAAAAGATTTTATTAACAGCAATTTTACTTATATCTATTTTTGGTATATGGAGTAGAAATTTTAGTTATAATCCAGAAAAGTCAGCTGTATATGTTACAGATAATGCACTAAGTAAATCACATACTTGTTGTGCATGGTTTGTTATGCGAGCTATGCAAGCAGGAGGATGCCCAATAGGAATTTATCCAGCATATTATTATTCTAAAGTATTACCGAAATATGGTTTTAAAGTAATAAATACAAAAGACTATAATAAAGGTGATATAATAGTATTTCCTGCTATTAAAAACCATATATTTGGGCATATAGCAATATGGAATGGTGAACAATGGGTTTCTGATTTTAAACAGAAATCTATGTTTCCTGCTTCTGGTTATAGATTTACAAAATATAAAATATTTAGATATGAGAAAAACTTATAAATATCTTAAATGGTTATTTGGATTATTACTATATTATGCAATATGGTATATTGTTATATATGTAGTAAATATGAGTATGCCAGAGTAATTTTGTTTAAAACTATATAGTCCAGCTAGAAATAGTTGGACTATTTTTATTTTTATAAAAATGACAAAAATATTAATAATACTTTTTCTAGTAGGAACAATACTTTCATTAATAGGAGTAGCTAAAAGCTACTATGAAATGAAGAAATGTGATAAACTATTAGATAGAAATCTTGAAGTATTTGCATTTAAAAATCATTTAGTAGATTTATCTGTTAAATGTGATATTTATCGGGCAAAAAATAATCTTATTCCTGAAGTATGGGCAATAGATTATTATCCAGAGAAATATACATATGATACTTTATTATATTCTGATAAACCTCTCACATTAGAAAGTTGGTTTACACAGAAAGAAATTGATGAATTACTATTGAGAAATATTAAATGTTAAAATAACAAAAAATTTATTTTGGATGTTTGTTTTCTTAAATATATTTAATAACTTTGTAATCTCATATCTAAAATTAAATTGATCACTAAAAAAATTAATAAAATGAATTATATAAAACCAAAAACAACTGTAATTAAAGTAGAAACTCAAACATTATTAGCAGGAAGTTCTCGAGAAGGAGCTGAATGGAATTGTGGTAATGTTTGTTGTGAGAAAGATAATCTTAGAGATAGACTTTTTCCAGATACTGAAGATGAGACAGAGATAAAATGTAAGGATAATGTTTGTTATCCACCAAATTTTGGAAATAAACATTAATATTTTGGGGATTGGTGTAATGGTTAGCACAACAGATTTTGATTCTGTTAGTAGAGGTTCGAATCCTCTATCCCTAACAATTAATTCGGTAAATATATGTGGAGAGGAGCAATGTTCTAGTCGAGATGGTAATGCATTCGTAGAATTATTCAACCCTTTCCCTATGCGCTTATAGCTCAGTTGGCAGAGCACAGCACTTTTATACAGAGTAAACTGTAAATCAAACTTTAGTATTGACGAATGGTAAAGTCAGGCGACGGAAGCGGAAGGCTGGGAGTTAAGATATTTACAACTACTCCATTATAGGTTCGAATCCTATTACTAAAGCAATGCTGGGGTCCTGGGTTCGAGTCCCAGTGGGCGCACACACTTTTCATTATTATTATAAGAACATTTCAGCAAATTATTATAAACATTTTATGAAATAAATGATGATAACTTTAATGTTCTGTTTTTACATCTAATGTCCGAGTGGTTAGGTGCTTGTCTGCAAAACAAGTTACGTGAGTTCGAATCTCACTTAGATGTCTCTTACTTTAACTTAATTTATTATGCATAAGATAGTATATGTAAAAACCCAATCTGGTAAACAATACATGTATTTAGGGGATAAAGAATCCTTTAAAATAGGTGATATTGTTAGTAATGATAAACATGATAACATGGAAGTTATTAATGTATTTGATTCAGAAAAGGATACTTATAATGGGCATCCTATTAAACAATTAATATCTAAAAAGAATATGCAGCAAAACGGAATGTTTGGCGGTATTGTTGACAAATATAAAAGTCAATTTATACCTCAAAAGGAAAATGACGTTAAAATGTCATTAAATGGTATTTTATGTGTCCCAATAGATGGGGAATATGTAGGAATTGGTGCAGATAATGAGTTAACTGCATTTACACCAGAAATGGTTATAGATATTCCAGTTTATAGTATTTCTAAAACTAATAGTAATATTCAAGTTGGAGATATTATTAAAAATGGAAGATCTTATGCAAAGGTTATTAGTAAAAATGCTGATGGCTCTTTAAAGACTTTATCTTATAGTGGTTATACTCATAATAAGAAAGAAATTAAAGACTTCTTATTAGGTCAATCTACTTCTAGAGTTCTTATCAATATGTTTAATTTTGATGACTCTAATGGATTTAATCCTATATTCTTTGCAATGGCTAGTGGTGATTCTTTTGATGTAGAATCATTAATGATGTTAGCTATGACACCACAAGGTAAGAATTTATTCTCTAATAGTGGTGGTAGTTTTAATCCTATGATGCTTATGGCTATGATGGGTAAGAACAAAGATATGTTTGGTACTATGGCTATGATGTCTATGTTTGGTGGTCAATCAAATATGGGTGGAATGTTTGGAGGAATGTTTGGACAACAACCAACTAATACAGATAAGTAATGGGTGGCGGAAGTTATGATTATATAGCATCATCTACTAGAAGTAGATCTTATGCTAATCAGTCTAGAGAAACAGTATTCCATAATGAATCTATTTATAAAGATATGATCATTAATGGTAAAATAAGAGAATCTAGAGATAGTGAAGAACATCCAGAATCTTTTCCAATTATTATTGGATTAGATGTTACTGGAAGTATGGGTTATATTCCAGAGTATCTTATTAAAGATGCTTTTCCAGAAATTATGAAGACTATTCTTGATGCTGGAGTTAAAGATCCTCAAGTTTGTTTTATGGCTTTTGGTGATCAGTATTCTGATAGATCTCCAATTCAAGTTGGACAATTTGAGTCATCTGATGAACTTATGGAAAAGTGGCTCAAAAATACTTATATTGAATCTGGTGGAGGAGGTGATGGTGCTGAATCTCCTAATTTAGTATGGTTTACAGCTCTTAATAATGTTGATACTGATTCTTATAATCTTAGGAATAAGAAGGGAGTAATCATTACTATTAGTGATGAAGCTTGTCATAAGAGTATCAATAAAGCTACTTTACAAAAATATTTTGGAATAATACCTGAAAAAGATCTTCCTACTTCTAAGTTATTAGAAGATACTAAAGAAAAGTGGGATGTTTATCATATTAACTATAAGAATGGTGGATGTGGTAATGATAGAGATACTATATCTTGTTGGTCTAAATTATTAGGAGAAAATTATATTACTTCTACTGATAGAGATGCTAAAGATATAGTAGATATTATTCCAGAATTAGTTTTAAGGTCTTATAATTCTGAAACACCAGAAATAGAACTTGGAGACTAAAATAGTATTAGGCTTTGCGTTTGGTGATGAAGGTAAAGGAAGGACTGTTCATAAAATATGTCGTGAAGCCTTACAATTAAATAAAAAACCTCTTGTAATACGTTATAGTGGAGGACCACAATGTGGACATCGTGTAGTACATAATGATGTATCACACGTATTTGCTTCATTTGGTAGTGGTTCTCTACTAAATGTTCCTACTAAATATCTTGGAGGATATATTGATCCTATATCAATGTTTCTTGAATATCGAGAGTTATTGAACTTAGGATTAAAAATTCCTTATCCAATAATTTCTAAAGAATGTATGTTTATTACTCATTATGATATAATGTATGGTCGTAATGATTCTAAAATACTTTCTGACGGAACTTGTGGAAAAGGAATATTTCCTACATTTAAAAGATATAATGATAAATTATTTGGAGGATTTACTCCTAATTATAAAAATATATCAGAGTATCTTGAATTATGTAGAGATTATTATAATTATCCAAAAAATAATTATTTAGATAGGAGATATATTCAGTATTTTAATGAAATAATGAATCATCAGGAAGAATCTGATTATGATTGTTTAATATTTGAAGGATCACAAGGATTATTATTAGATATGGAACATGGTTTTATGCCACATTGTACTCCATCTAAAGTAGGACTTAATGGTATTCCTAAAAAATATTTAACTGAAGATACTGAAGTATATTTAGTAACTAGACCTTATTTAACTAGACATGGAAATGGTTATGAACCTAAGTATGGAGAATTAGTAAATAATACTTTTACTTTAGAGGAACCAACTAATCTAGATTCTGGTTATCAAGGTAAGTTTAAAAGAGGAATATTTGATGTTGACTTGTTAAATATAGCTATAAAAAGACATAATCTATTAGACTATAATGTAGAGTATAATTTAGTATTAACTCACATGGATTGTGTAAAACATGATTACATTTATTTTCTTAACAAAGAAGAAATATATGGAGGATCTGTTGATAGTTTTTTAATAGCTATTAATAATAATTTAAATCTAAAGTTTAGTCGGAATATCTATAGTTATTCGGAATAAATGTTAGGGGCAATGGCAGAGGTGGTCAATGCGGTGGACTGAAAATCCATAGATAATGGTTCGATTCCATTTTGTCCCACAATTAATATTTATTAACTCTTTTTTGTTTTATTATATAAATTATAAATGTATATTTGAATTATCTACTTGCTAAGAACATATCAGCAATTACTAAAAATTAAATAATGGGTATTTATTGAATTTATGTTCTGTGTATATTGCGGAGTAGAGCAGTGGTAGCTTGCCTGCCTCATAAGCAGAAGGTCACAGGTTCGAATCCTGTCTCCGCAACACATGTTGGTTTTATTTCCCGTATAAAAACACTTCAGCAAACCTTTTTCTAGGTCTAATTTATTAAATTAGGAATCTTTTAGTGTTTTGTTTTTGGTTCTTGGGGATGCTTGGAGTGTCCGTCGCCCTGTCACGGCGTTCAATCAGATGGGTTCGATTCCCATAAGAACCGCATAATGTATTATTAGAAAGATAATCAGAAATTTTTAATTGATGAAAAATCTAACTTTTAATACATTTATATAGTAGTAGTTCAATAGGTAGAATTCTGCATTTGGGATGCAGGGGTTGCGAGTTCGAGTCTCGCCTACTATACCTTCATTTTAGATAATAAAGAATACTTCAGCAATTATTTATTTAATTACTATATGGTTTGTAATACAGTATTCTGTTTTATAGTTCTTTAGCTCAGTTGGTGTAGAGCATCTGTCTGATACACAGAAGGTCATTGGTTCGAGTCCAATAAGAACTACAATTTTTATGCTCTTGTCGTCTAATGGTAGTACATGCGACTTTCTATCGTAGAATCACGGTTCGAATCCGTGCTTGAGTACGATAAGTAATTCTTACTTACTTATTTCCGTCTTCTGTATTGGCGGTTATAAATACAGCGGGTTTTAGATGTTCCGTAATATATCTAAGTACTTGCAGTAGTACTAAATAGTAATTCATAAGTAAGATATTGATTACTAATACTGAAAACAATTATATCTATTATGGTTGCAAACATAGTATTTATGATTACAGTAAGTTTGTTATACTCTAAAGTGGGTTTTGAACTTACTAAATGGGGGTGCATGTACCAAGGCTGGCGAATCTCCCTTGCAAGGAGATTGCGGAGAGTTCGATTCTCTTCACCTCCACACTTCTAACATAGGACAAAGCGTTGTCCAATCTAGCAGAATATAAATTTAAATACATCATTTTTAAACAAGTAGTAAGTTATTGTGAAATAATTTGCTACACTTGCTTAGGTAGTCAAGTGGACAACGACAGCAGGCTGTTAACCTGCCCCGAAAGGTTCATAGGTTCGAATCCTATCCTAAGCGCAACTTTTTGTTTACCATAAAAAAAGTTTTTAATTGAATTTTAATCAAAGAATACTTCAGCAACTATAAAAAAATAATGTTTTGGATATAATTATTTAAGTATTCTGTTTATTCTCTCATGGTGCTAATTGGTAACACACTTGACTTGTAATCAAGAATTTTCAGTTCGAGTCTGAATGGGAGATCAAATTTTGGGAGTATCGCACATGTGGTAATGTGTACCAGACTTATTTATAAAAAAAAATTAGTAAAAACATGGATAGAAAATTAATAGGAAGAATCGGATTAAGTAAAGCTATTGATTATTACACTTTATAGGGTTATACAATATCTTTACCTTTAAATGATACTTAGTGGTATGACTTAATCATCGAGAAAGATGGAGTATTTAAAACAGTGCAGTGTAAAGCTACAACTACAGAAGAATCAGCCATAGATTTGAGAGAAACTGGAGGAACCAAAGGATCTTAGTATAATCACGTTTTAAATCATGATAATTTAGATGTACTATTTTGTGTAAATAAAGATTTAAATATATGGATTATACCTATTTCTGATTTAAAAGAAGCTAAGGTAAAAAATAGTATTAGACTAAAAACTACTAAAAATAGTAATAATTAGGGGTTTAATACTTTTAAATACCTTATAAGTAAATAAATCTGGCGGCCCTGCCTTCGTAGGTTCGAATCCTACTGCTCCCACTTTATTAATTAATATTTATAATTATGAATGCTTTATCAATTTATTTTTTAGGTTGTATTATATGTGGATTAATATTATATATATCACTTAAATTTCAATTATCTATATTTAATATTCCAAAAGAACAAGAAATGGAAATATATTCTTTATTATTTCCAATATTTATTATAGTATGTGCAGCATCTTGGATAGGTGCTTTAGTATTTTTAATACTTTATATACTTAGTAGACTTAATAAAATAAAAATATAATGCAGTAGTAGCACAATGGCAGTGCTCTAGTCTTCCAAACTAGAGATGCGGGTTCGATTCCCGTCTACTGCTCTAATAAAAGATTGTATGGAGACAATAATATGTATATTAATTATCTTAACTATTATAAATATTCTCATGATAGAATATTGTTCAACTGAATATCCCCAAAATCAACCATTTTTAAATAATGAATTAAATTATGAGTGAATTACAAAAAATGACAATGCCCATTCAAGCTGATGTCATAAAACAAAGATTAATTAGTAACTTTAATAATTCTACTGTAAAATTAGGAGAAGATGGAGTATCTTATCCTGATGTTACTTTTGAAAGTATTAGAGTAGCTAATGATCTAATGATGGTCAGAGTAGTTGATTCTGATAATATTCCAATTTGGATTAATTTAGATCATTTTGATAAAGATGTTCAAGCTGAAGTAATTGGTAAATTATTTACTCTTCGTTTACGAGAATTAAGTGAAGAAAGACAGAGTGAAATTGCTCATAAGATTTCACAATATTTAGCTCATTTTTCTGTATTGTCATTAATAAATGATGATACTACTTTATTAAAAAAGACAAAAGCTAAAATGGATTCTTTAGTAAATGATATTTTAGACGCAATATTTAATTAATTATTTTTAATTATGTCACAAGCAATTAAAATGAATGTACTGCTTGCTAAAGCAGATCATGCACAAGCAGTTTACAACAAAGCAATTGTTGATCAAGTTCGTATTTTTAAGAACAATCAAGGTATGTTCAAAGGTATTAAAAAGACCTATGAACCACGTGAAGGATATACTGCAGAAGATAAGTATATTGCTGATACTAAGGTAGGATCAACTGTAAAAGAACAATTTGATTGGTTAACTAAGACAATCAATAATTTTTGGAATCTACAGTTTGCAGAAGAAGCAACAAATTCTGCTGGTGCTCCTAAGGTAGAACTTGTATATGATGGAATTTCTTTTGGTGAAGTTACTGCTTTAGATCTTATGAGATTGAAGTCAATTCTTTCTTCTAGAGAATTTAAGGCACTTTTAGAAAATATTCCAGTTCGTGAGGATAACAAAGTTTGGAATCCTACACAGAATGTAATTTATAAGGATCGTGAAGTTTATGAAACTCCATTAATTTCTGGTGTTTCTAAGACTACAGAAAAGGAAGAGGTTATTCTTAAAGACCCTAACCTTGATCCTTCTCATTTGCCTAATAACTACAATGCAAAAACTACTATTCGTAGTAAGGTTGTAGAGATTGGTGATTATACTATCCAGAATTTTTCTGGAGAATGGACTCAAGAGCAGAAAGCAAAAGCATTACGTAGACTTAGTGGTCTATACGGTGCTGTAGTTTCAGCTCTTAAAGAAGTAAATGATATGGAAACATTACCTCCTAATGTTCACGTAGAAAGTCTTACTTCTTATATCTTCGGATAATATTTTTATATTATATATTGACTGAAGCATTAGCATAAGCATTACTACTTAAAAAATTCTAGTTATTTAGCATTAGCATTGTAGTCAATAGCTTTAGCTTCACGTTAATAGTATTATAATCAGGTTATTGTAATGATTTTATTAAACATCTATTAATCGGGGGTTCGAATCCCCCATCCGCCTCTATTTTTATTAAATATTTTTATATGGCGGATTGATGTAGTGGTTAACATGATAGATATCAATTATTTACAAAAGCTTTATTTTAAGGTAATCTGAACATTATAATACAAATTTACTAAAGAGAATCAATGAAGGATATGATGATTCTCTTTTGGGGATTTCTCGTAGGGAGACACTAGTAAAATCATTAGCGTAAAGGTTCGAGTCCTTGTCCCCAACTATTTTAAAGACGGTTAGCCGAATGGTATAGGCATATTCTATTTTATAAAGAATATTATATATATTTACTAGAGATATATAAATTATAGGTTCGAATCCTATACCGTCTACAATTATTAAAAATTATAAATTATGGACAGAAAGGAAGAAATTAATAAAGAAATTGATTCATTAGAAACTCGTATAATTGTTTTAAAACGAGAATATGATGATATTCTTAAAAAAGAAAATCCAGTTTATGTTGGAGATTGTTTTATAAAACTTAAAAGAATTGGAAATGTTTACTATAAGATAGTAAAAATAACAGATAAAGGTTATATTTATTGTATTACAGTAGACCATAAATCTATTTCAAAAGAATATTTTGTTCGAGATAGTTTTATGGAGAAATGCTCTCTTGAAAAATTTGAAAATGAATATAATAGAACTCTAAATTATATTACTAAAGATGAATAAATATGAATTAGCAAAAGAAATCGAACTTCAAGAAGAACGATTACAACAACTAAAAAAGGAATATATAGAAAAAAGTAAACCTAATGTAAAAGTAGGTCAATGTTTTAGTAAATGGAATTTTATTAATACTGTATATTATAAAGTAATAGGTATTAATAATGATAACGTTAGACCGATTAAAGTAATTAGGGTTGTTAAAAATAGAAATATTGATATAATAGAATTATATTTAGAAGATTATGGTTCTTGTAACAATATATCTAGAGAAGAATTTGATGACTTATATTCAGAAACCTTAGAAACAATATCAAACTATTATGAACAAGTCTGAATTATTAGAAAAAATAAAAGAGAAAAATGAAGAATTAGAATCTCTTAATAAAGAATTAAAAGAAATTATTTTAGAAGAGGATGCTAGTAATTTAGGTAAATGCTTTAAACAGTATCTTTATTCTGAATTATATATTTATTATAAAATAATACAAGTATCTCCAGAATATGGTAGATATAAAGTATTAAGTGTATCGGATAATGAAATATCTATACGCTATTGGTCTATAATAGAAGATTCTGAGGCAAATCCTTGTTCTACTGAAGAATTTGATGCTAAATATGCTAAAGTTATTAATGTAGCTTTAGCTAATAAAGTTATTAAATGACTCCATATAAAGCAGCTAAATATGTGTTAAATAGAACTAATGATAAAATAAATGAAGCATTGGCTCTATTAGAAAAAGATTATGGTATAAAACCAAAGAACTAAATTATAAATTATTTATTTGGGAGCATGGACAGTGTATGCAGATACATGAGAGAACTCCAGAAGATATTAAGAGACACTATGTTCAAGTCATAGTAATGATTAGTCATTTAGTTTAGGCTTGTAGAACGCTTAATAGCAACAGTGTGAAGAATAAGTAATTTATAACTTTCTAAGTTAAGGTTATAACTTAGTTGTCCAAATACCTGGAAACTTGTAAAATAGGGACTTTTGTATAGTTAAGTATAAAAACTATATAAGCAGTATTGTATTTGCTATTAGCAATATTGTGATTACTCTACCTACTGAGTAAGAGTCTACGTAATTATAGGCTAGGAGTGTAGGGAATAGTGGGTACAGCCTAAATTAAATTGTAGGAACTTCTGTACGGCGAAACTAGAGGATGATTACTATGGATATGCCGATTACATATCTAATCTAGTGGAATAGTTATATTAGTAAGAATAGTACATTACATAAAGAACAGCTACACTTACTTAGGATTAATCCTGTTCTTTATTTAGCCTCATCGACAAATTGGTTAAGTCGTCACCCTTTCACGGTGGAGTTACGGGTTCGAGTCCCGTTGAGGTTACTAATTTTAAAATTTATTAGATTATGGATAAAGATGAGTTGTTTAAATTAAATTCAGAAATAACTGATTTAGAAATAAAATTAGCTAAATTAAAAAGTAAGAGAAAACAACTAAAAGATAATATAGATTATTTAGTTGGATGTTATCTTAATAGAAGTAAGTTTTACTACAAAGTACTATCTATAAATAAGGAAGAACAAACAATAGAAGCTTTATGTGTAACTTATGAAGAAGACGAAGAATATAGTATATCTTTTCTTCCAGCTTTAAGTTTTAAATATGTTGATGGTTTAGCATTAATGTCTTCAAAAGTATTTGAAAAATTATATAAAGAAGTAATGGAGAAAATAAATAAATAATTATGTTAGTATTTTTAATTTATATATTAGGTAGTATTATTGCTTTCTTTTTATCTTTACATGTACTTTACTATTATAGTAAAAATAATAGTTATATAGTAAAATACCAAAGAAGCTTTTTTGAAGAAGAAAGTCCGTTTATTATATTTGCATTTATATTTTCTTGGGTTGGAGTACTTGGATGTTTAATGTGTTATATTGGTATTTTATTTAATAAATTTATAAATTATTTAGCTAATAAATGGTTTAATGAATAAAGGAACTGTTACTAAATTAAAAAATTGGTTAGTTGCTAATTTTAATATTAAATTAGTAGAAAGTTCTTCTACTGATAGTTTTTATTTAACAAATGATTCTGTTAGTATTAGAATTTCTGATCATATACAGGGATCTGATTTTAATAAAATTAGATTTGATATTAGTATAATTCTTCCAGAAGAAACTAATCAATATATTGTATCTATTGGGTATAAAGTATATATTTATAATTCAATTAGTGAAGTTAAACAATTATTAATAACTATTTTTAGAATATGTGAAGGTATTCCAGAAAGTACTATTCGTAATTGTGTTACTAGTGCTGTAAATAAAACTAAACATAAATATTTAGAATGTATTAGTAAATTAGTTAAAACTAATAAAAAGTTAAATAAATCTTACCAAAAATATCATAGCAAGAGTATTCAACTTGAAAAAATTGTTACTAAATGTGAAAAAGAAATAAAAAGGTTAAAGCTAGAAATATTAAATTTAGAAGAAAAAGCTAATGATTATAAACTTATTGCTGATAATATGACAAGGTCAAGAGCACATTATCTTCATGAGTGTGAATCTTTAGTTGATAAGTATAATTCTTTAATGAATGATTATAATTCTTTAGTTGAAAAATATAATGCTTTATAAATATAGTTAATATTATGGAAGAAATAAAAGAAATAAAGATTAATATCCCAGAAGGATATGAAATCGACAAAGAACATTCGACTTTTGAATGTATTAAGTTCAAAAAGAAAGCTAAAAAAATAAATGTTTGGAAAGATATTACATATGTTACTGGTTTTTACATTAATAATAGCGATGTTATTACTAATTATTCAGGTAAACCATGTAAATTTAATAAAGATGTATATCTCACAGAAAGACATACAAAAGCAGCTCTTGCATTGGCTCAAATCTCCCAATTAATGCCTTATTATGGTGGTGAGATTACTGATGAAGAATGGAAGAATAATAAACATAAATTCACTATAGTAGCATATAATGGTGAAATAAAACCATTCACTCATGTGAATAATAAAGTTTTAATAGCTTTCCATACAGAACAACAAAGAACAGAATTTATGTCTTTTCCTGAAAATGTTCAACTTGTAAAAGACTTTTACATGGTGGATTAAAATAAAATAAAACAAAAATGTTATATGGAAATCTATTAGAAAGCTATAAACATATCCCATATACAGTAAAACATATATGGGCTATGTATAAACTACAACTTAAATATATTGGATATATTAAATTCCCATTTCATGATTTAGATAAATTGTTTATGTACATATTCTTAGGATTCATTGGAACTGAAAAGATTTCAAAGATTCATAGAAAATATGCTAAACATCATCTTAGTTTAAATAAAAAGTTTACTTTTGATAATATTTTAGAGGCTGTAATTGATTGGGAATCTGCAAGATTTACTAAACCAGATAAACCTCTTAATGCTTGGAATACTTGTTTAAAATATTATCCAGAATGGAAATTATATGTAGAAGATGTATTAGTAAAGTATAAAATATCTAAATAATTAAGTTTATAGGACCCTTAGCTCAGCAGGTCAGAGCAGCAGACTCATAATCTGAAGGTCGTAGGTTCAAGCCCTACAGGGTCCACGTTTTATAATGCATAGAACTTGTTGATATAAGAAATAAGCAGCTTATATTGAGATCAGAAAAGAGCTTATTAAAAAAGGCTTGTATTACTACTATCAAACCAGAAGCCTTGAGCCTTAGTTGGCGACAGACCATTGGGTAATTCCATAGGAGTGCTGTTAGGGTAGTCGAGATATTTATAGTTCACTCGTAAAAAGAACATATGGGAGTATACTCAAATTGGTGAAGAGGATGGTCTTGAAAACCATTAGGTCGGTAACACGACGTGGGGGTTCGAATCCCTCTGCTTCCGCATTATAGGAGTATAGTACAATGGTTAGTATGTCGGTCTCCAAAACCGAGGATGTTGGTTCGATTCCAGCTACTTCTGCATTTACTTTAAATAATATAACTATGGGCAAAAGCTACAAAAAATCTAAAGTCTATAACATTTTTTCTGGACATAAATCAGACAAAGATGATAAGATTAGAGCACACAAAAAGTTTAGAAGAAAATCTAAATATAAGCTTAAATTAGATGAAGAATTACCAACTAAAATGGAAGAAATTGCAGATATTTGGTTATATGATTCTGAAGGAGCTAATATTTATGATCATAATATTAATCCAAAATATTTAAGAAAATGAAATATTTACTTATTATACCTTTTATCTTTTTTAGTTGGGTATATTTATGTGGTATTATGGAGTTATATAATAAATTATTTAAAAAAGATACTATTTTATATGCTCTAGGATGTATATTTATAATGATATTATCTTCAATACCATTATTATATTTATTACGTTTAATATTTGATTAAATAATAATATTTTATGAAAGGTTCTATTTTAGCTACATTATATGTATTATTTTGGTTAGCATTATTTATTATAGGCATATATATGGTTTATATTAATTTAGATTAACAATGGATAAAGAAACAGAACAAAAAGTTAATTACTATTTTGAACATTATTGGAATAAACCTTCTAATAATAAGTAGTTATTGATGTTGGTCTAGGGTATATTGTCACTGCTCTAAATAGCTAATGCTTGTCAACAGTAAGCTATAAATAAATTGTTGATAGAAGTGTATATTCTTCTTTAATAATATACAGGCTTTTATAGTATGCGCATACTATATTAGTAACAAAGTAGTTAATTACAAGAAACCTACTTTTAATTTTAATAAAGTAAAATAATATGGAATATACAGATGTATGGAAGAAGCCATTTCACACTAGAGCTGATTTTTATGTAATATCGAGTTCTGGAGTAATGGCTTTAAATGTTTCTTCACCTATTGGTGTAACTAAAATTTGTAATCTACTTAATGGAGAGAAAGAAACTTTTGACTCAATAGAAAAATTAAACTCTACAGAGTATGCAGTTGATAATTATAAAGTAACTCTTAGAGGTTGGGGACATTTAATTGGTATAGGAGGATTAGCTTTAGATCCAAAAGAAGCTGCTAGAATACAGGATGATTTTGGAGATATGTTATATAATCTTGTAAAAGAATCATGCAAATAACAGAATATTTAGATTCTAATATAAAAATTTTTAAAGGAATGAATACTACTTTAAAAAATATGGAATCTAAAATAGATATCTTATTAAAATTACTAAAAACATAAATAATGGCTTGGTATTATTATTTAGGAATAGCAGCTTGGGGATTTTTTATATTAAAAACACTATTATCTTGGATATTATCAGATGTATTTGATGATATTGATATAGATGGTGATGGAGATATAGATATTAGTTTAGGAGATATTATATCTTTTAAAGGATTACTACATTTTATAATGGGATTTAGTTTATGGTTATGCACTAGAGATTATCTAGGATTTACTATAACTAATCATGATTATATCATTGCAGTAGTTTTAGGTATAATAGTGGTTATGATACTTTACTACTTATATAAATCTTGTATGAAATTAGAGTACAAACCTGATTGTCAAGACGGATCAGATTTAGTTGGAACTAGTGGAATTGTTTATTTAGAATTAATTAAAGGTTCTTTATATTTAATTCAAATAAACACTACTACTGGAACTAGAGAGATTATGGTTCGAGCCAATCGCCAATATGCTAAAGGTGAGGGATGTACTATAGTTAAATACGAAAATAACAAATATTATATTTAATTATGTTTGAATACACTAATTTAATAGTTATTGGAGTAGTTGCTTTATTAGTAATTATTACTATTATTGGATTACTTTCTCGTTATAGAAAGTGTGCTAGTGATGAACTTCTTATTGTGTTTGGTAAAGCTGGAAAAATGAAGACAGCTGACGGTCAAACAGTTAATATGTCTGCAAAGATATATAATGGTGGAGGTACATTCGTTATTCCTATTATTCAGGATTATAAAACTATGTCACTTAGACCTATGGAGATTAATCGTGAGATTACTGGATTATCTAAACAGAATATTAATGTTACTATTCCATTTAATCTTATTACTCAAATAGGTAATGCAGAAGAATTTAGACAAAATGCTGCACGCTCTTTTTTAACTGCTAATTCAGAAGAAATTAGAGGTCAACTTGAAAGTATTTTGACTGGTGAAATTAGAGCTATTATGGCTCAAATGGATATTGAGGAAATCAATGGTCAAAGAGAGCAATTCTTAAAGAAAGCTAAAGAAAGTCTTGAACCAGAATTAAATAAAGTTGGTTTTACTATTGTAAATTTAAATCTTTCTAATATTAAAGATGATGCCAACTATATTGAAAATCTTGGTAAGAAAGCAGCTACTCAGGCTCAAGCACAAGCTAAGGCTGATATTGCTGAGCAAGAGAAACTTGGTGCAGTAAGAATTGCTACTACTAAGAAGGAGCAAGCTATCCAGTTAGCTGAGCAAGAAAAAGAAGAAAGAATTACTGTAGCCATTACAACTAAGGATACTAATGTACAAGTTGCTCAAACTCAACAAGAGGAAGAAGTTAAGCGTGCTCAAATTAGAAAGGATCAACAGATTCAATTAGCTACAGCTGAAAAAGAAGAATCTTCTGGAGTAGCTTTACAGCAAGCTGAACAAATTGCAAATGTTGCAGAAGCTGATGCTAATGCAGAATCAGCTAAAGCAGCATCTAAAGCTAAACAAGCAGCTAATATAGCTAAAGCTGAGGCTGAGGCAGAATCTAAGAAAGCTGAAGCACTTGCTGAACAGAATACTCGTATTGCTATAGCAAATCAAGAGTATGAAGCTAATAAAGAAAAAGCTATTCAGGATCAGCAAGCTAAAGTTGCAGAATATACTTCACAAAAGGAGCAAAGACAAGCTAAAGCCGAACAAGATGCTGGAGTAGCTAAACAAAATGCTACTATTAAGGTATCTGAAGCTAAGGCTGAGGCTGCAAAGGCTGCTGCTGAAGCTATTAAGGTAGAAAAAGTAGCTACTATTGAAGCTAATATGACTGCTGAAAAGACTCAGCAGGAACGTCAACTTGAAGTAAATGAGGCTCAAGCTAAGGCTATTGAAGTTAAGTATAAGGCTGAAAAGATTATTCCTGCACAAAAAGCTAAGGAAGAAGCTATTATTACTGCTGAAGCTGAAAAGCAGAAAGTTATTTTAGCTGCAGAAGCAGAAGCATCTAAAGTAGAAAAGCAAGCTGAAGCTGAAGCTAAGAAAGTTCAACTTACTAAGACAGCTGAAGCTGAAGGTACTAAGAAAGTACTACTTGCAGAAGCTGAAGGTAAGAAGGCTTTATTATTAGCTGAAGCTGAACAGGCTCAACAAATTGCTTTGGCTCCAGCTATGGCTGTAGAAAGAATGATTGAATCTGGAATGACTCCAGATATGATTGTTCAATATATGAGTATTGATAAGATTCCAGCTGTTGCTGAAGCACAGAAGGAAGCTTATGAGCATATTCATTTGGATAATGTGGTTGTATATGGTGATACTAATACAGCTGCAGACTTTATGGGTAAAGTTGCTAAGAATTTAAATATCTTTGATCGTTCTGGAATCCAGACAAAGGTACAAGAATTACTTGGCACAGCTTCAAAATCTATAACTAAGCCTCAAACGGCTGATGATTTGGATTTTGAGGATCCAGACAAAAAGTAAGATTTTAAGATTTTATAAAGGCTCACATAAAAATTAAGTAGTAAAGTAGTGAGCCTTTATTTAGAGAGTAAACCTTGATGGTGATAGGACCTGCCTGCTAAGCAGTGTGTGCATTAACTTGCATTCAGTTCGATTCTGATGCTCTCTGCAAATAACTATTAATTAATGTTAATTAGTTTATTTATTAATAATTATGTAATATATTTGTATAACAAAATCTTAAAGTATTGGACTTCTTGAGGTAAATTAAAGTATTTCATATAATACTTTTACAGTATTTTAAGTAAAGAGGAATAGGTATTAACCTCTATAAAAACCTATTTATTAGAATTTTTATTATTCATAATAAATTAATTAAGAATACTTCAGCAATTATATACTATAATAAATAAATAAGTGATTTAGTTATATTCAGTATTCTGTTTTATGCCTCCATAGTTCAATGGACAGAACAAGGGTCTTCTTACGGTGATTTCGTACAATCTTTACATTTTTATTTTTTTATTCAAACTTTTGATATTTAATTTTTTATTCGTATATTTGATATACGAATTTTAAAAATATTAAATATGGATAGTAAATGGATTAAAGAAAAAGAAAATCTTGAATAGAAAATTTTAGTAGATAATTTATCTTATGAATAGATAGGAAGAGAATATGGTTGTTCTGGCTCTAATATTAAAAAAGTTGCTACAAGGTTAGGTATAGAATTACCTATAAGACGTAAAGTAAATTCTAAAGAAACTTTTAATAAAGGTGTAACTAGAGTTGAAACTGCATTATGTCAAAATTGTAACAAGGAATTTAAAATATATTCTGGAAGTACTGGAAAATTTTGTTGTACAGCTTGTCAACACGAGTTTGTACATAAAGAAAAATATAAAGATTTTCTAGAACATCCAGAAAAATATAATAGAGCAAATTATTCCCCAAAATCTTTTAAAAAAGATATATTAATAGAACAAAATAATGTTTGTGCTATTTGTGGGATGAAACCAGAATGGAATGGTAAAGAATTGGTATTCATACTAGACCATATTGATGGGCATGCTTCACATAATTACAGAAGTAATTTAAGATTAATTTGTCCTAATTGTGATTCACAATTAGATACATATAAATCTAAAAATAAATGTGGAGAACGTTCTTATTATCGCTATCATAAAAATGTAGAAAACATAGTAGATTAAGTTCGATTCCTAATCTACTAACTAAACCCTAAATATAGGTTCGATTCCTATTGGAGGTACTATTTTTTTTAATTTTATAAAATTATTTATGGAAACAGGTAAGCAAATATGGGTTCAAACAGGAATTAACTTTAATAGGATGCAGGGTCCTATTATTTCTTATAATGAAATTCCAGTTGGAGTCTATAAAATTAGTATGAGCAAACAAGGATTCTACTTGGAGTATGTAATGAGTGAATTTGTATTCGATTACAAAATTTATGGACTACAAGAAGATTTCATTAATCATGTTATTAAAACATATAATGAAGCACAAACTGGAAACTTAGGAATCCTTTTAAATGGGACAAAAGGTACTGGTAAAACAGTTGCTGCTAAAATGATAGCTAATAGACTTCATCTTCCAGTTATTATTGTTCAAAATATGGGACAAGAAATGAATCTTCAAATGATGAACTATTTATCAACTGAGATTAATTTTGATTGTGTCTTTTTCTTTGATGAATATGAAAAAACATTCGATAAAGATACTACTATATTATCTTTTATGGATGGAGTTTATAATTCAGAATCTAGAAAAGTATTTTTATTAACAACTAATACTTTAAGTATTGATAGAAATTTAATTGGTAGACCTTCTAGAATCTTATATCTAAAGAAATTTGGAAATCTAGAAATAGAAGCAGCTTCTGAATTTTTAGATGATACTCTAAATAATAAAGAATATAAACAAGAAGTATTAGAATTTATTAATTTATTAAGTATATCTACTATAGATATATTAAAAAGTGTTGTTAAAGAAATAAATATACATGGAATTGAAGAATTTAGAAAGTCTAAATCGTATTTCAATGTAGAAATTAATTCTTATACTTATACTTGTGAGTATGCTAGTGCAAATATCTATAATGATTCTGATTTTGATGTTTCCAAGATTACTCCAAGAATCTTCTTATCTGAATTAGATAGATATCTAACTCCAAATCCTTTAGGATTTAATGTAGATGAGTATGAGTTAGAAGGTGAAGATTTAAAGACTTATGAAAAATGGGAGAAAAGTAGGAAATCTAAATATCCTTTAGTATTCCATGGTAAAAAATATGTTATTTCTGATGATAAGTTTAATAAACTTAGTGTTGGACAAAGATTTAATGGTGATACCATAATAGGAATTGATTATTATAATCATGTAGTTGTTTGTTCAGATTGTTATACTTTATATTTTTATAAAGTACTAAATGCAAACGATGGTCCTAATAGAAATCCAGGATTAATGAATTACGTATTTTAAACTTTTTTGTATTCATAGTTGTAAAGAACAATTCAGCAAGATATTTTGATATGCGGTACATATAAATATTATTTGTTCTAGGATGTGTAATAGAATAGTGGATAGTTCGATGTTCTCTGAAGACATAGGCAATGGTTCGAATCCATTTTATACAACTATTACACCGAGCCTAAATTAGGATCGTTGTAGTTACGAAAAGCTAGTGGGTGAATAAACTAGCAAACCCATAAAAATTACTAGCAGAGGTGAAGGCTAGAAAAAAGTGTGTAAGTGACTTTCTCTTAGATGTTCAACATGAAGCGTCTAAGTGTTTTAGTATTTTCGTTAAAAAATACATGTGATATGGACTATGAGTAAGCAGTTGCCACACTACCTGCTGAAAATAGTCCATATTTTTTGTCTTTACGTGTTGATAGGCTATTTCTTAATATAGATCAAGTTAAAACTTTTTGTAATAAATTTTTAAATTAATATATTTGTAATTCTATATTAAATACCTCTTAGATGATTATTTATAAACTTAAATTTGTAATAGTTATGAAGAGAACTAAAAATTTATTAAGAAAAGCTTTTCAAATTTATTATAATGGATTTGATAAACTTTATGGATCAGCTATTAAAGCTGGATTACATCCATGTATATAATTTTAGATTAATAATATAAGTAGATTATGATTAAACAACAAAAAAATTTTACATTATTAGTATTCTTATTTGGAATTAGTTTAGGATTATTAATTAATAATTTTATTCCTAAACCTAATCCTAAATTAGATGTTACTATTAATATAAAAGAAAACAAAACTGTTGATTCTTCTAAAGTAGTTACCAAGAAAACTATTCATAGACAAAAGAAAGTATCAATGGAACCATTAAGTGATAATACACTTATGAAAGAGCTAAAAAAGGAAAATATACAATATCCTAAAATAGTTTTAGCTCAAGCAAAATTAGAAACTGGAAATTATACTTCCAAAGTATCTAAAACACATAATAATTTATTTGGATTAAGAAAAGGAAATAAGTATAGGCATTTTAAACACTGGTCAGAATCAGTAAAAGCTTATAAAAAATTAATACAATCCAGATATAATGGAGGTAATTATTATGTATTTTTAGAAAAAATAGGATACGCAGAAGATGAAACTTATGTAAATAAGTTAAAGTCTTTTGTTTAAGTATGTTATAGATTAATTTGTTTTATTTTTAATTTTAAAGACAATGAAAAAGTTAATTTTTGTTTTCATGGCTATTGTAGCTGTAAGTTTTGCTTCTTGTGGTGATAAAACTACAAAAGCTAGTATAAATGATTCAGTTAAAGTTGATTCATTAGATTCAACAGCTGATACTATTAATGATACTGTTACAGTGGATTCAATAGTTAAGTAAACGGTTATTAGCATAAGCTAATTATTTGGACTATAAGTTAGGTATGTATAGGTTCGAATCCTAATAGTCCAACTAATATGGATAAAGAATACATTATTGCAACCGATGGTGCTTACTCTCCAAGTCGTAATCAAGGTGGAATTGGAGTAGTATTAGCAAGAAAAGATGATTTAAAAGTTATTCAAACTACAAGTTGTAAATTTGTATCTAAGAATAATTTACCATATACAGATGTAACTAATCAAACTATGGAAATTACTGCTGCAATGATAGCATTATCTTCCATTAAAAAACCTATAAAATCATTAACTATTCTTACTGATAGTATGTATGTAATAGGAAACGCCACATTAGGTTGGAAAAGAAAGAAAAATATTGAATTATTAGCTAAATTTGATAAGCTAATAGAAAAAGCACAAGCTTTAACTGAAAATAAAATTGAATTTAAATGGTGTAAAGGACATCAAAAAGATCCTAGTCCATTAGATTCATTAAATACTATTTGTGATAAATTAGCTAACGATGCTAGTCAAAGTATATAAGGAGGTTGGATATTATATCTAATCTCCTTTTTTGTATTATATAATTATTAAATTTTTTTAATTATGGTTGATGAACAATTATTAAAAATGCTTGGTTCTTTAGGTGCGGATAGACTTAAAGAACTTAATGATGTATCAAAAGAACTCTTAAAAAAGTATAGTAATATATTTAAGAGTGATTACACAATTATTGAAATTTGTTATGCTGTTTCTTTAACAATGTATATGTTAAGTAAACAAATTAACGTAGAAGGAGGACTTCAAATATTTCATAATATGTTAGATAGTTTAGACGATGTTGCAAAAAATAGTACCAAAGAATCTAGCGAGACAGCTGAAAATTAAAGGATATAATCTTCCAACATATAAAGCATATTCTCCTGAAGGAAATATTTATTGTTGTGGAGATTATATAGATTATAATAATTATAAGGATATATTAGAATGGACATCAGCTCCAACTTATAATGAGGTATTAGATTATTTAATAAATGATCTATTATATAATATATCTATTAATTATGATAGTCAATTAAAAGTATGGAGATGTACATGGAGAGCTTTAGATGATTCTTCTCATATATCTTCAGTAGAAACAGTCAGAGATTACGCTATTATTAATTTAATTAATAGACTTTATATATGAAATACAAGAAATATTTGCTTAAGTTAGCAGCTAGACAAAAGCAATTTGATGCATTAAAGGGAAAAGATGCAACAGCTAATACTAGACCTGGATCTCAAAAGAAATAATTATGACTATCGAGGATTATGATTTCAAATTGGAACCAGTAAGTGATAATTCTGCATTATGGGATTTATCATTTAAAAAGATAGTTAATAAGGGAAAAGTTAATGAACGAGAAGATTTTTCTAGTCCATTATATGGTTTGCCTTTAAATGGAGCTATTCGTAGAATTATTAATCATAGAATTATAGCTAAACATAAAGAGGAAGCAATATCTATGAAAGTATATTTTAAAGAATACCATATTTTATGGAATGAAATATTAGCTTTATGCAAAGAAGACAAACCATCTCGAGACAAAAATTAAAGGATTTATATAAAGCTTTAAATACTCTTTGTAATAAACTTGATATAGAATATGATATAAATTGTGGAGGGTGTTGTTATATAACATATTGTATAGCACATCATCTATATAAACATAATATTCCATATAAAGTTACTTTATTTTATATAGGAGAGGATGAAGAATTTGATCCTGAAATAGCTTTTAATAATATAAAAAATAGATATAAAAATTGTTGTCCTACAGGAAATTATACTACCAGACATTATGCTATTAGGCTTCCTGGAATAGGTATTATTAATAAAGGACATACGTTAGATTATGATCATAAAGATCTTGAAGAGATATATCCAAATGATTTAATTTTTATTTATAAAAATGGATCTTGGAATGATATTTATGATACAAAATATAATAAGATGATTAATACTGAAATAACTAAAGTATTTAAAAAGTATGAAAAAGAATTTAGACATTCGTTGTAAGATTTGTGATAGAGTTACTCCTCACTTTCTTCATGAAGCAACTGGAACTTATCATTGTTCTTGCTGTAGTACAGTAAATAAAAAGATTTCTATAAAGAAATCTAATGTAGAGGTTGAGTTTGTTCCTGATCCAGAATTAGAACTTACTTTAAATCCAGAAACTGAAGAAACAGTAGTTTCAGAAACTGAAGAAAATACAGAATCTATTGTTAATACAGAAGATTCTGAAAGTGTAGAAACAAATATTGATCTATAAAAATTAAAATAATATGAAGTTTATTAGTGAAGAGTCAGTAAGTCTGACAAAGAAAAATTATTTAGGTATTGATCAAGTAGTTAATATCTGTATAACTGGAGTTAAGTTTGATGATACTACTGGTTTACTTTTTAAAGATAAAAAGGATCGAACAGATTTTAGATCTATGGACTATGCTTTAGTTGTTGGAGTATCTATTCAAAATGCTAAAGATGAGTATAAGGCAGGATTTGGTGAAACTATTGCTAGAGCGCGTTCAAGAATGTTGGATAAAGCATTTATGGTAATTGCTCAAACTAAGGGTGGAGTATGTGATGCTTCTTTACGTAAGGTACTCTTAGATAATATTGCATCTAAGGAACTAAGTTACTTTAGTAAGAGTTATGCTGAAGCTGAACAGCGATTCTTAAAGAACAAGAAGAAGAAAGAGGCACAAAGTTTGTTACAACCTAACAAAGATTAATGGGGAAATATATAATTTCTAGCATTATAATAATTAGTTTAATATTGGTAGTAGTATTTTATTTTAATAACCAATCTAAGATAAATTCTACTACTAATATTGAATTAAAAATTGATTCTATAAAACACAAACAGGATAGTCTAAGGTTAATATTACCTAAAATAGATTCTCAAATAATTAGTAAAGAAGGAGAATATGAGAAAACTCGGTATATTATTATTAATCAATCTATTGATTCCGATTGCAGTTTCTTCACAAACTATCTCAAAGAACACTTATCCAAAGATTCTGGGAGACTCAATAGTCTTAATAACTCCAGAACAATTGAAAGAAACTAATCTTATATTTAATGAACATAATCTCCTTAAAACTAAAGTTCCATTATTAGAAAGAAAAATACAAGTCCTTACAGAAATTAATGATAATCATTCTAAAATTGACTCATTAAGAGTTCAAGAAATAAATCAGTATAAAGCAAATGTAGATAAGTTAAAAAAATCTATAAAAATTAAAAATACATTAATTACTGGTATAAGTTCTGGATTTGTTGTATCTTTACTTTTACTACTATTTAAATAATGGATAAATTAAATTTGTATAAGGATAAGTTTGGAGTTAAATATAAATATCCAAATAGATCTTGTAAAAGATGTATAAGATATCCATGTTTTGACGGAATAGATAAATGTAGATGTGATTTTGCACAATATGGTTGTATAGATTATAATGATAACCATAGAAGCTAGATTAGTAAGCTTTGAATGTGATACAGGAGGATATATTAATTATATTTTTGAAAATTTAAATTGTACTAATTGGGATAATCAATTTAAATTAGTTACCCGATATCCTAATTGGGAACATAGATCTTTAAAAATAGGGGAAGAAGGTTTTTTAACTTATAATATGGTTGAAGCTGGAGTATCTAACTGGTATAATAAAAATACTGGAAAGATGATCCCTTATAAATATACTACTTGTGAATTTATAAAGTTTATTACTAAAAAACAGAATCAAGATCAAGAATATATTATGTAGATCATGAAATATTATATATATAAAACACATATATTACTATGGGAGTAATAGGAGACAAATTAAATAAAGCCTTAGAAGCTAAAAGTGTAAATACAAATATAAACAATTATGTTTGGAGAGGTCCTAAAAAGGAAGTAAATGGTAAGTTTGAACAGGAAGAAATCAAGCTTATTGATGCTACTCCAGAACAATTAAATCAATTCTATAGGCATTGTATGTCTATGCTCTACAGTAAAGATAAGAAGAATCCAGGTAGATATCATCTTCTCAATATTGTAGATGAGCAAAAGAAGAAATGTAACATTGAATTATTTATTCGATGGATTGAAAACAAATATAAGAGAAATATCCCTAACACTAGACCCGATTATCCTAGATTCTTGTTCTTACAAGATGTTAGAGATTTTCTTAATACTCCAGAAGCATTAGAGGCTTATCCTAAAGATAAGTATTCAGATACATACATTGATGCTGTAGTAAGTAATTATCCAGAAGAATTTAGTAAGATTACTATTAGTGGTTTAATGGATGGTTGTCTTGACAGTTTAGGTGTATTTGATAAAAGTCATCTTTCTCTGAATTTTATTATTAAGTTAGGGGTATGGTTTACTAATTCTGAAAAGAAGGAATTAGAAGAGAGAGATGAAAAGACTGGAAAATTGAAAGATAGAATTGACGTTATTATGGAACGTCATAGATTAAAGGCAAATGCTCGGCCTAGAACATTACAAACGGGACTTTCTTATGCTGAGTTTAGAGCAATGTTAAATCTTAAGAGTAAGAAATATTCTGAATTAACTACTGATCAGTTAGTAGCTTTAAGAAATAAAGTATTATTCCGATTCCAAAATGAGATTGAATATCATGCATCTCAATGGGAGGATAGGATTAAACAAATTAAAGAAGTGGCTGCAGCAAAAGGAATCTCACTTGAGAAAGTGAATATTGCTGATGAATAAAAATATACAACTATTAGTGGGTAACTTTTTAGTTACTCACTATAGTTTTTTATAGAGGATTATTAATATATGAAAGAGCTTGAACTATTTACACCTAAAGACAGAACAGCTAGACAACATGAATGTCTTACAAAATGGGTAAAAAATAAATGTAAGGGCTCTATAACTGCTTGTACCGGGTTTGGTAAAACCAGAGTAGGATTAAATGCTATTTCTGCAGTACATAAACATTATCCAGAATTAAAAGTAATAGTTGTAGTTCCTACAGATGTACTACAAATACAATGGGAGGAACAACTTAAAGAAAGAGGCTTACAAGATATAGCAACTGTAAAAATTATTAATACAATCATTAAACATGATTGGGTATGTAGTGTATTAGTATTAGATGAAATACATAGATATAATTCTGATATGTTTAGTTTAATATTTAAAAAAATAAAATATAATTACATACTTGGATTAACAGCTACTTTTGAAAGACTTGATGGAAAACATATATTAATGGAACAAAAATGTCCAGTAGTTGATTCTATATCTTTAGGTGAAGCATTATTAAGTGGATGGGTAAGTAAATTTACAGAATATCAAGTATTAATTGATGTAGATGATATTCACGTTTATGATGAATATCAAAAGAAATTTAATGAAGATTATGAATTTTTTGGATGGGATTTTCCTTTAGTTATGAGTATGGCTGGACCAAAAGGGTATATTAATCAAATAGACTATAGGGATAAATTAGTAGGTTTACATGCTGATCAAGCGACTAAATCTAATATACTTAAAGCAATTAAAAACCATTCAGCTAGTTTTATGCGTAATCTTACTGCAAGAAAGAAATTTATTAATAATCACCCTAAAAAATTAGAATTAGCTAGAAAAATAATAAATGCTAGATCTAATGCAAAGATTATAACATTTTCAAATAATGTAGCAATGGCTGAAGCTATTGGTGTTGGGAATGTATATACTGGAAAGATGTCCAAAAAGAAAGGTAGAATAACAATCGAAGAGTTTAATAATAAAGATACTGGAATCTTAAATACTTGTGCTAAAGCTAATGAAGGTTTAGATATAAAAGGATTATCTGTAGCTATTATTATTGGTTTAGATAGTTCTAAAACTAAAGCTGTACAAAGGACAGGTAGAGTTATTAGATTTGAACCAGGAAAAACTGCAGAAATATTCACAATAGTTATTAATGGGACTGTTGAAACACAATGGTTTAAGAATAGTCATAAAGATAGTGATTATATAACTATTGATGAAAAAAATCTTGAAAAAGTTTTAAATGGAGAACCTTATGAAACTTATAAGAAACCAATACAAAATTTAGCTTTTCGATTTTAATATAATACTATTATGACAGTAGAAAATAAATGTGATTTAATTTTGTTACAAAACATTATTAATTCATATGAACATGCAGTACTTACTAAAAATGTACTTATTGTTAAAGCTTATGAGAGGGATTATGATCTAAAATCTATGTATGAAGATTATAATAAATTAAGTGAGCAATTTATGCAGACGTATGTAAAAAGTTCCGACTCGAAAGAGTAATACCATATTTACAGTTAAAGAAGATGTGAAATTAATCACTATTTAACTTTTTTAACTGTTTGAACACATTTGATTATACTATTGATGCAGAGTTAGATCTTATGGAGAAGTATAAACTTACTCCAAACCAATTAGAAGTAATTAAAACTATACTTTTATTACAAGAAGGATATGAAGAAAATTATTTATCTAGATTAATTCCAGTATTTAAAGAAAATGATATTGAATTAAGAGATATTCTTATTGAATTACAAAATAAAGGAATTATTTTAAAATCTTATAAAATACCATTGAAAGGACAAAGATTTGATCCATTAGAAATACCAATCGCTAAGAATTTTGGTAAAAATATTTGGAAATGTTCTTTTGAAATAGGTAAAGAATTATTTGAAACATATCCTATGTTTATTAATATTAATGGAGCTTTATTTAGTGCTAGAGGTATTGCTAAAAAGTTTAATAGTCCAGAAGATTTCTTTAGATATTATGGAAAGGCAATTGGATGGAATATTGATAAACATAATAAAATTATTGAATTATTAAAATGGGAACAAAATAATGATGTTCATTTTATTAATATGAGTATAGCTACTTTTGTAATTAATGAAAATTGGAATGAATTAGAAGCTTTGCGAGATGGTAAATTAGCTAATATTAATTATGATACTATAAAAAGTCTATGACAATTGTAGATTTACTGTATAGTGAAATACAAGACGGACTAAAAGGAAAAAATATAGGTTATTCTTTAGGGTTACCTAAATTAGAAGATATTACTGATGGTTTAACTAAAAGTACTTATACACTATTATTTGCAGGTAGTGGTATTGGAAAAAGTTCTTCAATGTTATTCTCTTATGTATATTATCCTATAATTGAGCATCTATTAGATGGCAAATTAAAAATTGTATTATTCTCTTTAGAAATGAAAAAGACTTTAGTACTAGCTAAATTATTGAGTATTTATTTGTTTTATAAATATAATATTCGATTAAGTGCTAAAGAGATCTTATCTAGAAAGAAAAATTTCAAATTATCGGATTATCAGCTTGATAAAATTAATGAAGGTAGAGAATGGCTAAAATCTGTTGAGCGCATCTTAATCATTGAAGATGTAGGACTTACAGCTAATAAAATGTATAGTCGAATTCTTTATCACTTAGAAGAGAATGGAGTCTTTACAGACAAGAAAAACCATACAGGATATGTACCTAATAATCCAGAACAAACTTTATTTTTCATAACAGATCACTTAAACTTATTAAGAGCTGAAGAAGGTAGAACTAAAAAACAAGAAATTGATTTAGCTTCTAATATGATTGTTAGTATTAGAAATAGAACTGATGCTAGTTTTTTAGTATTAATGCAGTCTAATAGATCTTCAGCTAATGTTGAAAGATTAAAACTTAACTTTTCAGAACCTCGTGTAGAAGATATCAAAGATTCTGCAGTTCCTAGTGAAGATGCAGAGATAGTTTTAGCTTTATATAATCCTAAAAGGGATAAATTAGCTTCTTATAGAGGGTATGATATGAAAAAATTAGATGATAAGTTTAGATCTATACTATGTCTAAAAAATAGATATGGTGAAAGTGATGTTGCTGATTGTTGTTATTTTGATGGAAAAGTAGGAATATTTAGAGAACTTCCTAAACCTGAAGAAATTAATGATTATGATAACTTATTTAAAGAAGATTTAGAAATTAAACAAGATATAGAAGAAATAGAAGATAAGCAAACAAAAGACTTAAAATTTATTTTATAATGTCAAATATAATTTGTTTAGCTGGACTAAGTAATAGTGGTAAATCCACTTCTTTAAAATATCTAGAACCAGAATCAACATTTATTGTAAGTTGTACTAATAAACAACTTCAAATTCCTGGATTTAGAAAGAAATATAAAAAAGTAACTACAAATGAAGGCAAACTTGTAGGGAATTGGTATATTAATAATAATTATGATAACATCAAAAAGATGTTAAATATTGTATCTAAAACAAGACCAGAAGTTAAAGTTATTGTTTTAGATGATGCCAATTATTTATTGAGTAATGAAACTTTCCAAAATGCCTTGACCAAGGGCTATGAAAAGTTCACGATACTTGCGAAGAACTATTATGATTTAATTGAGTATTGTATGAATCTTCGTGATGATTTAACTGTTGTATTTGTTACTCATATAGAAAACTTTGGAACAGATATTGACCCAGAGTATAGAATGTGGACTACAGGAAAGATGTTAACAAACGCTATTAATTTGGATGGTTTGTTTTCATATATAATTTATTCTGAACGTTATGTTTCAGATACAGATGATGAAGTAAAATATAGATTTAAAACAAGAACAGACGGAAATGATACTTGTAGATCAGTTTCTGGATGTTTTGAAGATAAGTACATTGAGCCAGATATGAAATATGTTATAGATACTATTAATAAATTTGAAAATGGCGAAGAATGAAAGTAAATAGTGCTATTATTACTGTAGAGTTAGTTGATGAAGAAACTGGTGAACTTACTAATCAAACTTTAGATATTGCTGAATTAGTTTCTGAAAAACTAAGTACTGTAAAGAAAAAGACTACTAAAACTACTAAGAAAGTAGAAGATAATGATCCAACACCAAGATTGATATTAATGGATAACAAATATTCATTAAACAATGCAGCTATTGAATTACTTGGTGCTGAAGAAGGAGATAAAATTGACATTAAATATGAAGTCAAGAATAAAAAGCGTAAACCAGTGATTGGTACAGCTGATTCTTTTGGAACTAAAGGTGGAAATAAATTAACTAAATCAAATACTGTTTCTTATAGAGGTAAAAATAATGATGAACTATCAGAATATGGTACAGAATTTACTATTGGTTCTGCGGCTAAAACTGAAGGAACATTTTATTTGATTAGTGAAGCAATGGCTAATGAAACTCCAGAAGTTGAAGATGCTATAGATGAAATTAATGTAGAAGATGAGATTGCATCAGTTACTCCAGATGTAGATGATGCAGCAATTACTTTAGATGACCTTAATTTTGATCTTTAATACATTTATTTTATGAGTACAGCATTTGATTTTAGTGGTTTTGGCGGTATTAATGCACCTAGTAATAACAGTTTCCTTGGTCCATGGGGAGTATATGACATGGTAGAATTTGATGGGATTAGTGATCCTGTATCTGGTAAACGAAATGATAATACTGAATGGAAAGCATGGGATTTTAAATTTAAGAGTCCAAAAGGTACTTATAGTGAAAGAATTTTTGAGCCAGATGAAAATGGTATTAAACGTAGAAAAATGACTAATGCTAATGGTCATGAATATGAATTACCTTCTGATTTTGAGAGAAGTCAGCAAGTAGTAGCCCAAATTGTTGCAGCATATAATCCAAATGGATTTGAAAAACTTAAGGCTGCAGCAACTAGTGGTAAGATTAAAACATTTGAGCAATTTATTAATGTTGCTAAGAATTTATTGGAGAAACCAATTAAACCAACAGAAGAACATAATATTCAATTGAAGTTGTTAGGTCGTAATTCTTCAGATAATAGAGTATATGCTCGTCTTCCGAATTGTGGTATTTCTCGTAATGACAATAAGCCATTTATGGAGAAATTCATTGGTGAAAACGTATTAATGACTAGTTGGGAAGCACAGCAAGCTGATGCATATCATAAAGCAAAACCATCTAATCCAGAAGCTACAAGTCCTATGGCAGACACTGTAGATGTTTCTACATCTGTTGAGGCTGGAGAAATGAGTGACATTGATAAATTGTTAGTTTAACCAAATATAGTGGCTCCTATTATAGGGGTCACTTATTTTGTTTTATGACAAAATATGTATATTTTTGGTTTTAAATTATAAAGATTATGGAATTAAATTTTGATTTTGAACCAAAAATTACAAAAGACTATTTGCTTTCAAAATGTTCCGAAGAAACCTATATGCAATTTTATCTTGGAATACAAGTTAAAAAAGGATTATTTAAATCTCCTTTAAGGAAAGATCATAGACCTACTTGTTCATTCTATAGAAATAAATCTGGAGAACTTATATTTAAAGATTTTAGTGGAGATTTTTATGGTAATTTTATTAATGTGGTAATGTATAAATATCATGTTAACTATTATCAAGCATTAAAAATAATTGCTGGAGATTTTGGTTATATTAAAACTAATATACCAAAAAATAAAGGAACTATAAATACGAAAGCTAAAAAATTTGAAGATAAAGGAACTACAGATATAAGGGTTGAAATAAAACCATATACTAAAAAAGAATTAGATTGGTGGAATAGCTTTGGAATAACTAAAGAAATTCTTAATAAATATAAAGTATTTTCTTGTAAAACTATATTTTTAAATGGAAATCCATTTATATTATCTTCTAAAGATAGTTTTATATTTGGATATTATGGTGGAAAAAAGGATAACTTAGAATATTGGAGAATATACTTTCCTAAGAAAACTACTTATAGATTTCTTACTAATTGGCCTTCTAAAAAGGTACAAGGTTATGAACAATTACCTAAAAAAGGAAATCTATTAGTAATTACTAAATCAATGAAAGACTGTATGTGTTTAAAATCTTTTGGAATTAATGCTATTGCTCCAAATTCTGAAAATCTTTTTATTTCCGATAATATGCTTAAAGATTTAAAAACTAGATTTAAATATATAGTAGTTTTCTATGATAATGATCTAGCAGGAATTAAAAATATGCAAAAGATTAAAAAAGAACATTCTGATCTATTATATTTTTGGATTCCTAGAAGATATAATGCTAAAGATATAAGTGATTTTAGAAAAACTTATGGTCAAGAAGAAACTTATAATTTTATTAAAGAATATGTATTAAAAATTATTAATTAGAATGAGTAAATAGAACTTAAACACATCGTGTAAAATTATATATCCTAATAAGGATGTATTAACTTTTAAAACTATAGAAGAAGCTTCTAAAGGTACTGAAGAGTATAGTATTAATCATCCAGAACTACCTAAAAAGTATAGACCTATATTATCAGTTGCTGCAATTAAATTAAGATGTAATAAATCTACTCCAGCAAAAGATGGGATTATCTGTGAATGGTTAGATCAACATACTAAAAGATCCTATCAAGCTAAAAAAAGTAAATCAAAAGGTAATGCTTTAGAATATCATATAAGAGATAGACTTAGAGAATTAGGTTATAACTGTGAAAGATCTGCAGGAGAATCTAAAAAATTAGATAATGCTAAAGTAGATATTATTGATTTAGATGGAAGACTTCCTATTAGTATTCAAGCTAAAAATTATGCTAATACTCCAAATTATTTTGGAATTAGGGAAGATTGTCCTATTAAAGATAAACCATTTGTATTATGTTGGAAGAAAAATACATTAACAACTAATAATACTATATTTATGGTAGATGAAGATTTCTTTTATAAATTATTAGATTCTTATACTAAACAAAACAATATTTAAAATATGGATACTTATGTAGTTGGTTGGTGCTTAGACACTGATCCAATTAATATATTAACTATTAAAGCTAGGTCTTATACACACGCTAAAGAAAGAATTTTATATACTATATTAGGTCAAGTATTAGATGAATCAGAAGATCCAGATATTACTTTTTTAGCTAATATGGATTGGAGTGAGGTTATGCGTGAAGTATGGAATAAATATTCTGTAAATTTATCAGAAATTAAAACAATAGACGAATTAATGTAATGTTACGAATAGGTTTAGATATTGATAATACTATTGCAGATTTTGATAGTCATTATCTTAGACGGTTTGGAAAATTTCCAAATCATGATTGGGGAATAACTAGAAATGTAAATAATATTCTTATTAAAGAAAAAGCTTTTTGGTTAACTTTACCTATATTAAGAATGCCAGAATTTAAACCTAGATTGTATTGTTCTTCTAGGATTAATCCAAAACAATGGACTAAAACATATTTACAAAGAAATGATTTTCCAGAAGCTCCACTTTATCAAGTAAAAGGATATGGTACTAGTAAATATGATGCACTTAAAGGTAGAGTAGATGTATTTATTGACGATTCTATATTTAATTTTGAGGATCTCAATAGTAAAGGTATTTTATGTTTATTAATTACTACTAATAGTAATAGTCATTATGATACTCCTTTAAGAATACATGATTTAAATATTGATACAATAACAGATAAGTATTATTATGCAGTAAACAATAATCTTATTTAATGTTAGAAAACATAAAAATAACACCTAATTTAGATACCTTACGACTAGAAAATATCAGTGATGATATTTATTTTAGTAAAAAGTTTGGGGGATATATATCTAATAGTAGATTATCTTTAATAAATCCAGAACAAGGAGGTAGTCCAGAAAAATTTATAAGTGGATTAGGACAAAATGCAATTTATAGTGATTCCCTTGTATTTGGTAGTGCTGTACATGAATTAATATTACAACCAGAATCTTTTCAACTTGTAACTTCAGTAGATAGACCAACTGCAAAAGCTGGTTTTATGGCTGATGAATTATATAAGAAGAATGGTAGACAGCCTTCTTATGAAGAGATGGAAGCAGCATCTAAAAAGATAGATTATTATGCTAAATCTTGGAATAAAGATAAAGCAGAAGCATTATTAAGTAAATGTAATAATTATTGGCGTAATAGAGCCTTATTTGAAGCTAAGAATAAAGATACTAAAACTTCTATATATCTTGATCCAAAAAGTAGGGAAAGATTACAGGGAGTATTATCTAATTTTAGTAAAAATAAAGAATTTATTTCTTTATTAAATCCAGAAGGATTACTTAATCCAATTATTACAAAAAATGAGCAAACTATATTATTAGATGTAAATGTTGAAGTTCCAGATCATGATCCATTTATTTTAAGACTTAAATCTAAATTGGATAATTATACAATTGATTCAGATACTGGAGAAATTGTAGTTAATGATGTTAAAACTACTGGAAGAAATATTAATGATTTCAAGTTTGCATTTAATAAATATAGATATTATAGAGAATTAGGTATGTATAGCTGGTTATTAGGCTTATGTGCTAAAAAATTCTATAATATTGATAAGCCCACTATATCTTCAAACTGTCTAGTAGTTGAGACTTTTGGAGCATATAATACTCTTACATATAAATTAACTAAGAAAGATTTTGTTAAAGGTTTAGCCGAATTTAAAACATTATTAAGATTAGTTGCTCATTATAAAGCTAAAAATAATGGAAGAGAAGAGTGGGATAACTTATAAAGAATTAGAACAAATTTATTCAAGATATTTTAGTCTTGGATATATAAATGTGGATATTAATACTAAATTTGCTCTAATATCTTTAATTTGCTGGGTTTATTTTCATTTAAAAGAAAAAAATCCAGATGTAACTTATTATCAGATCGTTTATAAGATGTCTCAAGGTTTGGGACTGGAAGATGATTTTATTAAAGGTTTATCTATAGTTTGTGAGAACTTTGGATATGGTTGTAAAACTTTTCCGACCTTTAATATTGAACAAAAAGATATGGTTAAAACTATAAGGGATATTTTGGCAAAATTTATGCCATTCTAATATTAACAATTATTAACACTAAGAATATTGTATTGTACACAGAAGTCCCTTATATTTGTATCACTAACTTATAGAAAGTTAGTGTAGATTATTAAAATAATATGTCTAAAAAATAGACGGCAGATCTTTTTTACAATTTAATGAATTAATGAATAAAGGAAATTATTATGAACGATTTTAATGGACGTTTTTTGGTATTGGAAGTAACAGGTTTAACAAAGAAAGAAGCACTTGGTAAGGCACCAATCGCTATCATGGGTGATGCAACTCAGGCTTATAAGAATTGGTTGAAAAAGCAGGAGAATGGTGTAACAGAGGCTTCAAAGAAACAATTTTATCTAGATTATTTGCAGAAGAAGTCTAAGAATGTACCAGGTGTTGGTTATTCTATTACTGTTGAATCTGCTGTAGAGGACACAAAGCAGCGTCCTTATAAGATTACTGACGTAAAGAATGAACAAGGTAAGCGTAAGTATCAGACAATTTATCAGATTATCAATAAGAATACTGGTGAAATTATGGGTTCTGTTGATTCTACTAAGGCTAAGGCTAAGGAAAAGGTAAAGGAAATTTATAAGAAGGGTTTCCGTGGCTCTGTAGTAGTTAAGTACACAAAGCAGGTTGTAGGTGGTGAACCAATCGCATTTACAGCTGATTATGCTCCTTCTAAGAGTTCTCACGTTGGTACATATATTGTATTTGGTGTAGAAGCTTAATTAACACCAAGTATGGTTTGACTATAAAAAATTAATTTTCATAAAAGGGTAGTTGTTGTGAAACAGCTGCCCTTTATTTTTTATATATACTTATTTTATTAACAACCGAAAGGATAATTAAAACATTGAAAAATGGTAAGAAAAACAACAATCTCTAAGACATTAGATTTTTTACGTGATGTTAAAAATTCTGAATATAATAATATTCACACATATTGTATGGCTAATAAAATATGTGATAATAATAAATATAAGAGAATTAAAGAATTATTAAATTCAGATGAATATCCTAAAGAATGTAAAAAGGATATTGAAGAAATTAAGAGATTAGTTGAAAGCTTAAAATATAATAAAGATAAAAAAGAAGAAATAGATAATACAACTAACTCTATTACTACTGAAATAGTAAGAGATGAATTTGGTGTAATTTGTGGATATAGATATAATATTCCTAGAAAGAAGGGCGGAAATTTATTAGGTACTCTTTCTAGAGAAGATATGGAAAGATTGTGTAATTTGTATTCTGTTTATGGTGCAAATCTCACAGCAGCTAATGTACATATAGAATTTCCACAATTCTCTTTAGCTGAATTTCAGAGAATAAGAAATGCTTTCTTAGTTTATAAATATACTTGTCCATTTGCTCCTCATATTATTGAAGAACATTCTGATGAAGAATTAGTAGAAATGTCTACTACTAGAAGAACTAATAATTTAGTTCGTAATATTGAGAGAGATCAATTAAAGGATATTAAAGAAGCAGCTAAAAAGTTAGCTAAAGAAAATCTTAAACTTAAAGAAAGAGATCATGTATTAGATCAATTAAGAAAAGATATTCCTAATATAGATTTTATTGGGTCTACTAATTTTATTACTTCTTGTAATAAAGAGGATAAACATTTGATTATATGGCTTTCTGATATGCATATTGGTGCATATAATGATGATTTTGGTTTTTATCAAATTCCAGAATATAATTCTGATGATATTCAAAAACGACTTAATAAGATTGTACAACATTTTGCTGGAAAAGAATATGAAAAAATTCATGTAATGAATTTAGGAGATTCTGTAGATTCTTATAATAAAGAAACTACAAGAGGTGGACATCCATTACCATCAGTAATGAATAATAAAGAAATGAGTGAAACTTATATCACTTTAATGTTAAAATTCTTTACTGATTTAAAAGCTAATATTAAATGTAATAGTATTGGATATTTTTGTATTGGAGAATCTAATCATGATGGTGATTGGGGTTGGATTAATAATAAACTTCTTGCTGCCAGATTAGAAACAATGGGAGTTATTTCTTATATAAGTGATTATCCTATTGATTATTATGTATTAGGAGATCATAATTTTGTATTATGTCACGGTAAAGATAATAATTCTCAATTTAAGAATTTTCCTCTTACTTTAAATGATAAAACTGAATTATATTTCTCAAATTGGATGAGAGATAATAATTGTTTTGGTAAATATAATTATGTAGTAAAGGGAGATCTTCATAGATATGCTTATACTGTAGGTCAATCATTTGATTATATTAGTGTTGGATCTTTGTATGGTAGTAGTAATTGGATTACTGCTAATTTTGGTAATACTAAGTGGAGTATTAATTTTATGGAGATTCAAGGAGATGATATGAAAATTGGAACAATTCGATAAATAATATGAATAAGTTAGTAGAAAAAGTAATTAAATTATGTGCTAAAATTTGTGAAGATAGTTATCCTATAACTAATCTAAATATATATTCACATTATAATGTAGGATTTACTATTAATGGTATATCTATATTTATTAGAGCAAATAATTTAGAAGTACATACATGTAAAGGTGTATTATGTACAGATATTAATACAGTAGAAAACGCTAGTCTAGTTATTGCAAATCAAAAAGTAATAGAACATTCTGAAAAATTAGCAGAAAATATTTTAGATGAATATATTACTAAAAATAATAAAAATCTTTAATATTATGTGTAAAGAATATAATAGTTTTGCTTTACAAATGGATTATATAACTTCAGAAGAGTTTTATGAAGTTTATAATAAGTATGCTAAATATCTTCCAGAAAAAGTAGATTATAGAGATTACGATCCAGATTATAGTACTTTAGATGAATATTTATTAACAGTTAGCCTTAATAATAAATTAAATACTACTTTTATAAGTGCTTATTTTAATGGAGGTAATTCTTATGATATTGAAGGATGTTATACTTTAGAAGATGTAAATAAAGTGCAAGAAATTCTAGATTCTTTAGGATTAGAATGGGATGAATCTAATAAAGAATCAGAAATAGAGTGGGTTACAGACGAGGATAGAAAGAGTTAAATATGGATATTACTTTAGACCAGTTATTAAAAGGTAAAGAAACAAAAATTCGCAAAGCAGAATTTTATAATACTAAAGCTTATATTGAGCCTTTTTTAAATAGATTATCTAAAATTACTGATAATTTTGATGTAAAGGTACAATTACCAGATCAAGTAACTATTACAGATAATCAAGATGATGTAACTTATAATAGAGTTTGGATTCAAGGTATTCTTCCAGAATCATATCGAGTAGATAACCATGAAGAGGTTATTGGTATGATTTATGGATTAGATGTTAGAAAGCCTGTAGTAAAATTTTATAGAGGTGGATTAAATATGGCATGTACTAATTTATGTGTGTTTAATCCTACTAGTTTACAAACTCAAGAATTAAAGCCTCAACAAGCCATTGATTATAGTCCTTTAGATTTAATAATCAATCAAGCTTCTAATTTACAAGTATGGCTTAATAGGTTACATTCTCAAACTTTTTCTAGAGATGAATTAAATATTAATACTAATTTAGGAAGATGGATCAGAAATTGTCTAAATATGTATTATAATTCTGGATTAAGTAAAGTAAAATTAGCTACTACAACAGCTATTAGTGCTTATAAATTATTATTTGAGGATGAAGAATCTCCATATTATGTAGAGGAAGATTCTAATACTAATATGTTTAATATATATAATGCTTTTACAGAGTTAATTACTCATGATAAAGATAAGGATATAATGAATAAACCAGAAAAAACTTTACTATTAAAGGATATTCTGACCTTAGCTTAATTATTTTGAAATGTGGATTTTAAATAGTATATTTGAAGTTCACATTTCAAAATTAAATATTATGAATGTAATTAAAAGAGACGGAAGAAAAGAAACATTTGACGAAAGAAAGATCAAAAATGCTATTGAAAAATGCTATATAGCTAATGAAGAACACCCAGATGAAGAACTTATTAATGATATCATATCTATAATTAAATCTGCAGAAAAAGATTATACTGTTGAAGAAATTCAAGATATTATTATTGATAATTTAGATGATATAGATATTGAAAAAGCATATTGTGATTATAGAATTAAAAGAAACAAAATTCGTGATTTTAAATTAAATCAAAAATTCTATAATACTGTTACTGAACTAGTTGATAGAAAACAAAATGAAGCATCTAAAGAAAATTCTAATAAAGATGCTACTCAAATCCATGTAATTAGAGATTTAATTGCTGGAGAAACTTCACGTAAGCTTTATAATGAACTTATAATGCCAGAGAAATTACGTGAATTACATGAAAAAGGAGTACTACATGTACACGATACTGACTACAGACTACAACAAAACGAGACTAATTGCGAATTATCGGATCTTGACAATGCTTTAAATTATGGTACTGTAATGAATGGTAAGTTTATTGAGCCGCCTAAGAGTTTAAGAACTGCTTGTACTGTAGCATCTCAAATTATTACAGCTGTAAGCTCCTCTACTTATGGAGGACAAACTATTACTATGTCACATTTAGCTAAATTTGTTAAAGTATCTAAAGAAAAGATAACTAAGAAGATGGCTAAATTTGGAATTACTGATTCTAAAGTAGTTGAGGCTTTATTACAGGATGAAATTAAAGACTCAATACAAACTTTACTATATCAGTTGAACACTATTTCTTGTACTAACGGACAGAGCCCTTTCATCACATTATTTTTATACCTTGATGAGAAACCTGAGTATAAAAATGAAACTTTAATGCTTTGTAAAGAAGTAATTAAACAACGTATAGAAGGTATGAAATCTCCTTCTGGACATATTATCAGTCCTACATTTCCTAAATTAGTAGTTTGTTTAACTGATAAAATGTTTATTGAAGGTACTCCCGATTACGAATTTGCCAAATTATGTGCTAAGTGTGTAACGAAACGTATGGTTCCAGATTTTATATCTGAGAAGAATATGAAAGCACTTAAAGAAGGATGTGTGATACCGCCCATAAATAAACTTGTGGCTTAATATAGTGATGTATTAAGAATAAAAGATCTAAACTTGGAAACCTAAGTATTTTTATATATGGTAATCAAGTACTAAATTAAAATTTAAATAAATACCTAAACTGGGAGTTATGTGGAAAACTATAAATATTTTTAGAAATCAATTTAAAGTAAATGAAAAGGGAGAAGTATATAATACTTTAACAAAACATTATATAAAAGGAGATATCAATAATTTTGGTTATTATAGAGTTTGTTTATGGGATAATAAACAAAAGAAAAGATTTTTTAGGCATAGATTAGTTGCTGAATACTTTATACCCAATCCAGATAATAAACAATTTGTAAATCATATTGATGGAGACAAGTCTAATAATTGTATAGAAAATTTAGAATGGTGTAATCAATCAGAAAATGAAAAACATGCCTATAAAGTTGGTTTAAAACCAAAGCAAGGTTTACCTTTTATTATAGAATTTAATGATGGCACTAAAAAGCAATATCAAGATCAATATCAAGCAGCAGAAGCTTTAAATTGTAGCCAAGCTTTAATATCTAAATATTTAAATAAAGGAGTTACTAAAAATAATAAATATAGTGTTAAATCCATTTATTTTATAAATGTCTAACGACTATTATGTAGAGCCAAGTGGTAAGGCATAGCGGAAAATAAGTCCTTTTAAATCGAAAAGATCTTTATCTATTTAATATAAAAAATAGATAGTGAGATAGTCTAAACTATATAGAAATATATAGAAGTTCATAAGAGAACTGCTGTAAATTAACGAATTACAGTGAATATTTTGGGGTTGTAGAAGTATCCTACATCCATGGAAGGATAAAAATGGTAATTATCAAGTATATGGTAGAAATAATGTTGGTGTAATATCAATTAACTTACCATACTTAGCTCTTGAAAGTAAAACTATAGAAGAATTTTATTGTAAACTTGAAGATATGATTGATTATGTTTCTAAAACACAAAAATCTATCTATGATGTTATTGTAGACTCTCCAGTAGATATTGCTCCTATACTTTATATGTATGGTGTGTTAGATAGAGCTAAATCAGGAACTAAAATTAAAGACGTCATTGGAAATCGTAAGTGTTCTGTATCTATAGGATATATGGGAATTGCAGAATGTGTCGAACGATTTGGAATACATTATAATACTAAAGAAGGGCATGATTTAGGTATTAGTATTATTAAACATATGTTTTATAGAACTAATTATAATAAAGAAAAATATGATATTGCCCTTAGTTTATATGGTACTCCGGCAGAAAGTTTGACAACAAAGTTTGCTAAAGCATTAAAAGTATTCCCAGTTATTCCTCATGTAAATGATAGAACTTATATTACTAATAGTTATCATATTCCTGTAGAAACAGAGATTGATGCTTTTAGTAAAATGGATTTTGAATCAGAATTTCAGAAATATTCTACAGGTGGCTGTATAAGCTATGTTGAAGTACCTGACGTTCGCAATAATCCAGAAGCGATCTTTGAATTAATGAAACATATATATGATGTAATGGTTTATTGTGAGATAAATACTACATCATGTTCAATTTGTTATAATTGTGGTTTTGAAGGAGAAATAGAACTATCAGAAGATGGGACTCATTGTACTTGTCCAAATTGTGGATGTACTGATCCTTCTAAATTACATGTTATTCTTCGCTCTTGTGGATATCTTGGTGAATATTCATTAGGAACATCTATTGGAAGAGCTGGAGATATTGTTCATAGAGTAAAACATTTATAATTATGGATGAAGAATTGTTTGATAAAGAGTTACAACAAAGACTCGGAATAAGATACGATAAAGAAACTGGCATATTTAATGCTGTTGGTTTTATTCCAGATCCTATTGTTTTCACTAATATAGCAATATATAAACAAATTATGAAAATCTATGCTTAACATCTTAGAAATAAAACAGTATGATGTTATCAATGGTCCTGGAATAAGATGTTCTATTTGGGTAGCTGGATGTAATAATCATTGTGAAGAATGTTGGAGTCCTCATACATGGAATCCCAATCAAGGTAGACCTTTAAAAGAGTGTATTCCAGAAATTAAGAATTATCTTAATAATCCAAAAGTAACTGGAGTATCTATATTAGGTGGAGATCCATTTTATCATTTATTTAATGGAGATTATAATGAGGTAGTAACTTTATTAATGTTATGTCATAGTTATAATAAACCTGTATGGGTATGGACTGGTTATACAAAAGAAGAAATAGATAAACGGTTACAAGAATTACGTATGCCTAATTTATTAACTGCTTTTGTAGATGTTCTTATTGATGGGCGATTTGATATTACTAAAAAAGATATGAACCTTAAATGGAGAGGTTCGTCAAATCAAAGAATTATAGAACTTAATAAATAAAGATATAGCTCACTAGTTAATTCTAGTGGGCTATTTTTGTATAATTATGGAATTAGTATATACAAATGGATGTACTGTTACCAGTTTATCAGTAGACGGTAAAGAAAGTGTTGACATGAATATGGAAGATTTTAGAAAAGTAATCCATAAAATTGTTGATGAAATTGATGATTTTGCTGAACTACAAAGTATCTTTATGGATTTTGTAGAATGTAATGGTGAAATTATTGATGATTACCAATGTTCATGTTGTGGAGATTATGTAACAACCCATAAAATAAAAATATGAAAAAGTTTAAATTAATTAGGTCTGAAGTTATACCTATGTTAATTACAGAAACTGTAGAAATTGAAGCTAATGACTTAAAAGAAGCTATTGAAGATGTAGTTGAAGGGTATGGAGAAGTAATTAGTTCTGATCAAGAAGAGGTAGCGCATGCTTATAATATAGAGAAGTATGATAATACCAGTACTTTATCTATATATAATACTGATAAGAAATTACTTTATAATGATAATGATACATTTGCCTATGGTCATAATCCATATAAATGTTTTGAATAAAATATTAACTTTTTAAAAATTAAAATTATGAACAAGTTTGAAAAATTAATTAGTGCAAACAGTAATTCAACACTAAAGCGCCGTGCAGGTATTATTAGTAATGAAGCTAAAATGGCTCAAGAAGACATTGTAGCTACTATTACTCGTGCAATTAATCAGGAAAATCTAAAGTTAATGAGTCTTACTGACTTTGCTCCTACTCAAACTACAAGTCTACAGCCAGGTAACTTTACAGAAGGCGGTGCTTCGAATTGGGCACAAGAATTACAGAAGTGTAAAGAAAACCTTTATAATTTGAAGATTAAGCTTAAGTTAGCACAGGAAACTTATGAAGAATATTTCACTGAAGAAACTACAGAAGAGGTTTAAATATGAATCCACGTAAAGCTTTTAATTTTAAGGTTAAAGAAGTAATTGGTTATATAGAACATTATGATGGAGAAGAAGATGATCCAATTATAAATTCTGTAGATATTTATTTATCTGGAGGACAAGTCGTTACTTTAGATTTAAAAGATAATCCAATTGATAGTGATAGTCTTGCGAATATTTTAGGATTTGATGGAGGTTATTGGGATACTCTATATAGCAAAGACAATAATCCAACTAATTTATGTAAGTCTAATTTAAAATCAGAAGTAAAATCAACATATAATCCTTATGAATAAAGAAATTGAAGCAAAATATGATAAGTTATATGAATCATATTTAGAAAATTATGATTGTGATATTCTAAAAAGAAAAGACTTTTTTAATATTCTAACTAAATATTCTGAGGATCTTCCAAAAGATTATGAATTAGAATCTTATGATACTGAATATTATTCTTTTGAGGAATGGTTAATTACAGACATTATTCAATGTAATTGTGATGATGCTTATATCTATATTAGTGGTGATAGAATAGAAATTGATGATATAAATGATATTTCTGAAAAGGATTTTAATTATATTGTTAAATTCTGCAATAAGTATAATTTAGACATAGTAAATATTGATGACAGAGAAGATGAATAATCTGGATAATTATACAATTATTTGTTGGCCAGAGATTCAAGAATATATGGATAAAGAGGGGTTTGAAGAAAACTCCTCTTTGATTACTAATGATCTTCTGGTAGATTTATATGGTTCTTCTGCTTATTTTGTATCTATTACTTGGATTAATAATTATAAAAAATCTAGGTATGAATCTAATATGGAATTACTTAGTAAATTAAAGAAATATTTAAAAGATAATCCAGATATTAGATTTGTTCAAGCTTTATTTAATTTAAATTATATTAAAGTAGATTCTAACGGGCAAATTATTGATACATATAATGAGGAACCTTCTGAAACTTTAAAAAATAGTAGATAAAATGATTAGAATTAGAAAAAATTCTGTAACAGCTGTAGAATTTAATGATACAGGTGTTAGTATATATTTATTAGGTGGATTAAAAGTTGATGCACTTAAACCTAAAGATATTTCTGAAGAACAATTTATTTCTGTTATAGAAGAAGCTTGTGGAATATCTTGTGATTCTGAATGGGGTACACTACAAGAACTAGGACTATGAACTATCTTATAGTATTAGATTATACGTTAAATATTGTAAATGTTTATCCTTATGATTATCCTGAGGATAAAGAATGTGAAGAAATATTAGATGATTTAGGACATAATCCAGGAGATTGCTCTTGGATGATTACTGATAAATTAGACTTACATATATCTTTATGATTTTTGAAAAACTAATAGGACAAAGAGTTTTTATTAGATTTAATAGAAGTAGTTATAGTGCTGATAAAAACGCTATTGTATTGGAAGTTACTAATTTTGGTGTATGGATGAAAAGTGACAACAAGATTCGTTTTTATCCATATAATAGTATTGAATATATTTCAACTGATAATTTATAAAATTATGCTAAATGATAAATTAGATTCTATGATTATGGAATCAAGAAAATATGGCGATTCAGATAAATTAAGAGTATTACAAGCTATTAAATCTGAATTTAGTAAAGTAATTCATTCTGGATATATTCTGGATAAAGATAAGGAATTAAATATTCTTCTTAAAATGTATGAAGATAGAAAAAATTCAGCAAAGATTTATTCAGAAAATGGAAGAGAAGATTTAGCTGAAATAGAAAAGTGGGAAGCTAGAGAGATTAATCAATTTCTTCCAGAAAAAGTATCTACTGCAACTATAGTTAAAGAAACAAAAAGTATTGTAGAAAATGACTTTCCTAATGTTACAATGAAGGATATGAAAGCTATCATGGCTAAAGTTAAAACTAAATATCCCTTAGCTGATGGTAGGATAATTTCTAAAGTAGTTAAAGAACTTATATCTAATGGAAATAAATAAACTTTTATTCAAACCTATTAAAGTTCCTGTTGAATTTTATTATATGTTGTTAAGACATCTTCAATATTCTATTAAAGATATAGAATCTTATGATGAATTAACTAAAGAAGAAAAAGAGATATTTCCTAAAGATATATTCGAAAATTTAATAATTAAAAAATAATATGTTATATTTTACGTTAAAATTATCAGAAGAATATGATTATAGTTATGAAATAGATGAAATTAGCAATAATATCAAAGATTTTAATACAGAAGATACTATATTTTGTGCATCCGATAATTATTTATTTAATGAAGATAAAAGTATAGACTTTTGGGAATTAAGTGATTTTGATGTCTATTCTGGAAATGTTTATAAAATCGTTGATGCTAATAGAAGTATAGCTACTGTTATAAATTATGACGATATTTATGATATAAAGGAATTTATAACTTATGAAGCAGCTGTGGCTATAATTAAAATAGATTATTTAAGTTATTCTCCTGGAAGAAATCTTGTATCTATACAAGATCGTACTAGTGAGATACTATGTGATATATACGAAGTAGACATTCCAGTATATAAATAAAAAATAATTAATTATGTTATATTTTTCAATACAACACCCTGATGAATATTCTCCAGAATTTGTAACTCTTTTAAGTGTTTCACAAAATCCAAATAATATTAAAGATTCTGTAATATTTGAAACTAATTCTGATACTATTACTTTAGAATATACAGAAAATATAGATTCTTATGAAATTTATTCTGGAAATTATGGAATATTAAAATATAAGGATGAATATACAAAAGATTTTAGAGTAGTAGGAATGGGACAATTTACTACTGCTCAAGAATTTGCTGCTTATTTTGATAATGAATCAATAAAAGATGTAAAAGAATGTAAATATTATGTTAAAGATAAAGGTAAAATTGTAGTTGAAGAAGATATATTAAAAGACGTTATAGAATTAGTAGATGAATAAAATACTCATAATTCCAGATATTCATGGTAGAACATTTTGGAAAGAATCTTGTAAAGATATTTCAGACTATGAATATGTGATATTTTTAGGAGATTATGTTGATTCTTATCCAAGTGAAAATATTTCAGAAGAACAAACCTATAATAATTTTGTAGAAATAATAGATTTTAAAAAGAATAATTCTGATAAGGTTATATTATTAACTGGAAATCATGATTGGAATTATATAGATTATAGATTTATTAAAAGTAGTAGATATAAATCTTCTATGTTTGATAAATATAATCAGTTATTTACTGATAATAAAAATTTATTTAAAGTAGTTTTTAAGTATGATAATTATTTATTTAGTCATGCTGGAATTACTTTAGGTTGGTTAAAGGAAATTAATTTATTAGATTATGAACATCTTAATAAAGAATATATAGATAATCTAATACCTTATTTATCTAAAATATCTTTTTGGAGGGGTGGTCCAGATGATTTTGGTAGTTGTGTTTGGGCAGATATTCATGAATTATTTGATTTAGATATGTTACCAGAAAATATCTACCAAATATTTGGACATACACAATTAAAAGAACCTATTATTACTGATAAATGGGCTTGTTTAGATTGTAGAAAAGCTATTATATTAGATAATGGAATTTTTAAATATTGGAACTCTGATGAGGAGCTACCTACCCGTACATTAGAAGAATGTTAGATGTTAAAATTGTAACAGAAAAGGATACTGATGTAGATAGGATTATAAATGATATTAATAGAATCATCTATATTCATAGAATAGATCCTAATACTAGAGAAGGTAAAAAGGAAGCTTATGAGTTAAAATCTCATTGGGCTTCTAGAAAAAATCCTTTTATATGTATTAGTAATGATGAAGATAAAGTTATTAAATGTTTCTATTCAGAAACTGGAGATGATATTATAAATTCATGTATAAACTATATTAATTCTTATGATAATAGTAAAAGTATTTAATGATTCTAATAATGAATTACCTAAGTATGAAACTGCTGATTCTGCAGGACTTGATGTAAGAGCTGATCTAAGCCATATAGAAACCATAGCAGATATTAAAATCTATGGTCCAGGACAAATTATTCCAGCTAATAGTGTTAATGCAGTAAAAATGATTGCTCTTGAACCAGGAAGTCGTACTCTTATTCCTACTGGACTTTATGTAGAACTTCCTTCTGGTTATGAAGCTCAAGTTAGACCACGTTCTGGACTTGCATTGAAAGAAGGAATTACAGTACTTAATACTCCAGGTACTATAGATGCTGATTATAGAGGAAATATTCACGTTCTTATTATTAATCATGGTCTTAAAACTATCTATATTGAAGATGGAGAAAGAATTGGTCAATTAGTTTTTAATAAAGTAGAACATATTGATTGGAAAGAAGTATTTTCAAAAGATGATCTAGGTTCTACTGAAAGAGGTGAAGGTGGATTTAGTTCAACTGGTAAAAAGTAAATTATGTACGGAATTAAGTTTAATATAGACTATGAAGATATTAGTTTTGAAGGATTTTCATTAACTAATGAAGTTTATTTAGATTTTTCTGGATCTGGAGTAATATTTTTTGAAGATTTTGATAATTTATTAAAAAAGGCAGAACTCTTAGATAAAGATGAATTTGCTGATATAATTATGGAAGAATATCTTACAGATTTTAATAATTATGAAGATACAATAAATTTAAATCAAGAAGATTTAGATTATGCTTATAAAGAATATGTAAAAGAATATAAAAATTTAGAATGATACCTTATAATTATTTTGAACAAGCACTAAAATTAGCACAAGACCAAGATAAAGAAATATCTAAATTATATGATTTAGGTTATGATTTTATGGAAGCTCCATTAGTAGAGTATGCAGATAAAATGTTTGATACTCTAATAGAATCTTACTTTAATAAAGATGGAGTAGAATTAATTACTTGGTGGCTATGGGAAGATGTACCTAAGAAGATATATATTCAAGTAGGAATTGAAAAATCAGAAATTGATGTAGAGTCTATAGAAGACCTTTATAATTATATTAATGATAATTGTGATTTATATGTAAACTAATGGAAGACTTATTTGAATCACAAGATCAAACTAAAGCATTCTTTATAACCAGAGATGCTAAAGGGAAGATTAGATGTATTGATACTAATTGGGAAAAAGAAGGCGATGGATATATTATCCATCGTACTTCTTATCAATATGGTGGAAAACATACTAGTCAACCAGATATAGAAATAACTTCTGGAAAAGTTAAAAGAGATGCTAGAGCACAAACTATCCTTAGATTTATGGCTATATGTAAAGAATATAAGGATAAAGGTTATAAAGAAATAGATAAACCTGCAGAAGAATATTCTGAAAAAGAATTAGATTCTAAACTTCCAGAATTTACTACAGATGCTAATGGTTTTGCTAAACATATGTTAGCTAAACAAGCCTCTAAATGTTCTAAAAACTCTATAGATAAGGTAAAAGTATGGTATGCTTCAAGAAAGATAGATGGAGTACGCTGTTCTTTTTATTGGGATGGTAAAAAGATAGTAACTGCATCTAGAGGTGGTGGAGATTATAACTATGCTTGCCAACATTTTATTAATAATAAGAAGTTTATAGAATTTTTCAAAAAACATCCTAAAATAATACTTGATGGAGAATTATATAAACATGGTTGGCCTTTACAAAAGATTAGTGGAGCAGCTAGACTTGAAAAGAATGCTGTAGATTGTGATCAATTAGAGTATTATATTTATGATGTAATGCTTCCTAATGTTCCATTTAAAGTAAGACTTAGAGTATTAGATGCAATACTAAAAGAATTAAATTTAGATTTTAATCCGTATAGAATATGGGAGGATTATGAATTAAAATGTCAAATGGTTCCACAAATTCCTGTACATGGATATGATAATATTCTTAAACTACATAATGAATATGTAGAAGAAGGGTGGGAAGGAGTTGTTTGTAGAGATCCAGATAAAAACTATAAATTTGGATCTAGAGGTAATGAAATGATTAAGTTTAAAATATATAAAGATTCTGAATTTTTAGTTACAGATTATGAAGAAGGTTTGCGTGGTGTAGAAGATATGGTATTTATATGTCAAACACCTAATGGTAAACTTTTTAAAGCAAAACCTATGGGAGATAGGGAAACAAAAGAAGAATATGTTAGAAATTTTTCTTATAAATATAAAAATCATTTCGCTACAGTAAAATATTTTTATTATTCTGATGGAAATGATGAAGTAAATGGAGTTCCGTTGCAACCTTGTTTAAAAGCATTTAGGGATTCTATTGATATGTCTTAAGATTATTTTTAAAATAATTTTAAGTGTACTATTATGTATTATAAAATACAAACTTATATTGATGCTAAAATATTATATTCTAGAGAATTTACATTAAATCCTAGAGATTATATAAAATTTAATACTATTGATGAAATTAAAGAAAATATTGTAGGAACAATATTACATGTAGATTTAGATCATACCTTAAATACTGCAGGACGATTGCTATCTATTAATTCATATAATGTAGAACTTCCAGATTATTTTATTACTGAATGGAAATCTTTGAAAAATGAGAATACCAAGTAAATATAAAATAGCTGGAAAAGAAATAATTGTGGAATTAGTAGATAATATTTCTGATGGTAGTACATATGGTGATTTTAATGATGCTAAAGGTTTAATTAGAATAGCTAATAGAATTAAAGTAGAAGATGAATGGATTACATTAAAAGATTGTGATAAATTAAACACATTCTGGCATGAAGCATTCCATTCATTTCAATACTACTGGAATAATAAATGTGATGAAGATTTTGCCCAAATATTAGCTAATTTTATGTGTGAATTTTTAGAGTCAAGTGAATGAAAGCCTTAACTATATCAAAAAGTATTACTAATAGAGAAGCTATTACTTCTTATTTAAAAGATATATCTAAGATTCCATTATTAAATAAAGAAGAAGAACTAGAATTAGCTCATAAAGCTAAAAATGGAGATACTAGAGCTTTCAATAAATTAGTTACTTCTAATTTAAGATTTGTGGTATCTGTTGCAAAACAATATCAAAATAAAGGATTAGATCTTCCTGATTTAATTAATGAAGGAAACATAGGGTTAGTTAAGGCTGTAAAAAAGTTCGATCCAGATAAAGGATATAAATTAATTTCTTATGCTGTATGGTGGATTAGACAGTCTATTATGATGGCTTTATATGATAGTTCTAGAACTATACGATTACCATTAAGTCAAGTTCTTAATATTAGTAAAATACTTAAAACTATAAAAGAATTTGAACAAAAATCAGAAAGAAAGCCAACTAATGAAGAATTATCTAAAATATTAAATATTCCTGCAGATAAAATAGCTAAATTATTAGAATATAATACAAAGACTATTTCTTTTGATACTCCTTTTAGTGATGAAGAAGATGCTGGATCTTTAATAGATGTAATTCCAAATAAAAATTCAATTAAAACAGATAAAATATTAACTGAAGAATCTGAAGATAAAAATATTAATACTATATTAAATTTACTTAATTATAGAGAACATGATGTAATAATGATGTTCTTTGGTATTAATTGTCAACAAATGTCTTTAGATGATATTGGACGTAAATTTGGAATAACTAGTGAAAGAGTTAGACAAGTAAAAGAAAAAGCTCTATCTAAATTAAGAGGAGAACATTTAGCATTAATTAAGAAAATATTATATGGCTAAAAAGAAACAACCAACAATACCAATAAAACGCATTATAGAAAAAACTCCAGGATATTTTCAAGTATTAATAAAAGATATTTCTGGAAATATAAAATTCTATAATAAAAAACTATTAAAGAAAGATTATTTAAAATTATATTTTAAAAATATAGATGAAAACTTAAAAAATCATCCAGATTGGACTAAAGAGGAAATTATTTCTAAATATAAAAATATTTGGAGTAGTTTCCAAATATTATCAGATTATGTTGATTCCTATGGACATAAATGGAAGAACACTCATTTATCAGATAAAGCTTGTTTAGAATTTATAACTAATAAATTAAATGAAATTAATAAAAAGTAAATTAGCTAATGAAAATTATGTTTCTAAGATAATTAATATAGAATCATTTACAGCTCATCCTAACTCAGAAGTTACCAGATTAAAAGTAGCACATGTAGATGGTTTTAATGTAATAGTTGGAATAGATGAACAACCAGGTTTGTTTATTTATTTTCCGGTAAATTCTCAAATAAATCCAGATATGCTTCAGTATTTGAATTTATATGAGTGTTCAGAAATGAATAGAGACTCTACTAAAAAAGGATTATTTAATAAAAAAGGTAGAGTTAAAGCAATTAAGCTTAAAGGATTTAATTCAGAAGGATTTTTATTACCTTTTGCTAATTTTCAAGATTATATTATTAATACTGTAAATATAGAACTTCCAGTACAAGAATCTGGAACAGAATTTGATACAGTAGAACATAATGGAAAAGAATTCTGGGTATCTAAAAAATATATAGTAGTAAAAGAACATGGTCAAAGTTCTAAAGCAGGAACTATTAGGCGAGATAGACATTTAAAAAGATTTGATAAGTTAATTGATGGACAATTCCATTTCCATTATGATACTTTATTATTAAGAAAGAATCCATATGTTTTACAACCTGATAGCTTAATTCAAATCAGTAGTAAATGGCATGGAACTTCTGGAATTTCTGCATATGTAAAGTGTAATAAAAAACTTTCTTGGAAAGATAAACTAGCTAAGAAATTAGGAGTTAATGTTGTAGATACTGAATACAATTATATTTATGCATCTAGAACAGTAATTAAGAATAGATATATTAATTCTGGAGTATCTGCTGGATTTTATGGTTGCGATGTTTGGGCAGAAGCTGATAAGATTATTAAACCATATTTAGTTAAGGGAATGACTATTTATTATGAGATAGTAGGTTTCCTACCTTCTGGACGATATATTCAAAAGAATTATGATTATGGTTGTGTTCCACCAAAAGAAGATGAACAATATACTTTAAATAAACATTTTAAAATCTATGTTTATCGAGTTACTCTAACTAATGAAGATGGAGTAATTCATGAATATTCTACACAAGAAGTACAACAATGGTGTAAAAATGTAGGATTAACTCCAGTAATAGAATACTATTATGGATTTGCTAAAGATTTATATCCTAAAGAAAAGATTGATGAAGATTGGTCTATTTGGTTTATGAATAAATTAGCTGATGATGAACGTTTCTTTATGGAACAAATGTCTCCTGATTGTGTTAATAAAGTTCCTCATGAAGGAATTGTTATTAAGAAAGAAAATATGGGATCTGAAGCATGGAAATTAAAATGTTTTAAGTTCTTAAATAAAGAACAAAAAGAATTAGATAATGGAGAAAGTAATATAGAAGATGAACAATAATTAAATAATTAAATAAAATACATTATTATGAAATATCAATTATATAGAAATGAAGTAGTTATTGGTGAAAGACATCTTACTTATTTTGTAGAGGCTGAAACTATTGAAGATGCAGCTAAACTTGTATTAGAAGGAAAAGTAAACCCTGTAGCTGGTGGAGAATTTTCACAAGCATCTATTTCTCCATTCCCACAGAATTTAGTACAAGATGGAAAGACTGTAGTAGTTACAGATGCTGCAGGTAAAGTAATTGTAACTAATGCATTAGAAAAAACTACTGAATGATATATTTAGTTAGTAAACAGCAGGATTTATTTAAATCAGATAAGTATGAAAAAATAAGTCCTGCTGATGCTATAGAAATGTTATCTAAAGAATCTATTTTAGCTGCAGATACTGAAACTGAAGGATTAGATCCCTATGAATGTAGAATATTATCTATTCAATTAGGTACTGAAAAATATCAGATTGTATGGGATTGTCTAAGTTATCCGTTATCTATGCTAAAAGATTTATTAGAAAGGCCAGATATATTATATCTTTGGCATAATTATGCATTTGATTCAGAATTCTTACTTAAAGAAAGTATAGTCCAAAAGAATTTTATGGATACTATGATTAATGAAAGAATCCTTAATAATGGACTGAATGAATATGAATTAGCTCTAAAAGCTTGTGCTTTAAAATATTGTAATTATGATATGGACAAGTCGGCTAGAGGCGAAATCATTAAGCGAGGACTTACTGAAAGAACTATAGTATATTCTGGAACAGATGTTGCATATTTGATACCAATATATAATGCACAATTAAAAGAATTAAAAAAATTAGATTTAGTTGATACTGCAAAATTTGAATCTAAGTTTACTATAGTTACAGGTTATTTTAAATTATGCGGAGTTAAGTTAGATGTTGATAAGTGGAAAGCTAAAATGAAGAGTGATACATCTAAAATGTTTTCGGCTATAGATAAATGTAACGAATGGGTATTAAATTATTATAAAGAACATAATGGTCATAATGGATATATAGAAGTAGATTATTTAATAGATACTATGTTTATACATCCTAATGATAAAAATATTCCAGAGGATTTAAACTTCCAAATACCTAATGGTAAAGTTATTAAAACTAAAAAAGTTAAACATGAAAAATATGGAATGTTATTTTATGTTACACAAGAAATTCCATTCGGATATTGGAACAAAAATCATACAGAATTTACTAGTTATATAGAAAAAGTAAATGCTATACAATTAGATTTATTTGCAGAAGCTACAGAAAAGTTTGGTGATAAATGTAACATACAATGGGGCAGTTCTCAACAAATTATTCCTTTATTTGAATTATTAGGTTTTAAATTAGAAGTATTTAATAAACGTAAAGGAACTACAACTAAATCTGTAGGGGAACCAGTAATATCTAAACAATTAGATAAATCTCCATTAGCTGCACTATATTTAGAGTTTAAAGCAGCTGAAACTGTATGTAATTCTTATGGAGAAAAATTCATAAAGGCTCTGAGTAAAGATGGAAGATTAAGAGGAGATTGGCGATCTATTGGTACTGATACATTAAGAATGTCTTGTAAGGGGTATGTACATGGACAGAAGATTAATATGCAACAGTTACCATCTGATGCAGTAACTAGAGCTTGTTTTGTTTCAGAGAAAGGTAATTCCTGGATATCCTGTGACATGTCAGGACAAGAAAGTCGCATTATGGCATCTTTAGCTAATGATAAAAATATGATAGATCTATTACAACATGGAGATATTCATAGTTATGTAGCTAAGGTTACTTTTAAGGAAATCCCAAGAGATTGTCCTATTGAAGATATTAAACATAAATTCCATGATTTAAGACAAAAAGCTAAATATGTGGAATTTGCTATTGCTTATGGAGGAGATGCTAATACTATTATGCAACGTATTGGGTGTACTCAAGAAAAAGCAAAAGAAATTTATAATGCATATATGGATGCCTTTCCTTTGGTTAGAGATTATCAGAATTATTGTAGACAAGCATTAATTGATAATGGATTTATTCTTATGAATAATGTCACTAAAGCTAGATGTTTTATTCCAGATATAGAAAGGTTAAAATCTATACATTATCAAACTAAAACTTCTGAATTTTGGCAAGAGTTTAAAGTTAATTCTGAATTAAAAATAGAATATAAATGGTATAAGAAAACATTAGATGATTATGCTAGAAAAGCAATCAATTTTAGAATTCAAAATAGGGGTTCTGGTTGTTTAAAATTATCTTTATTATTATTTTTTAAATATATAGTAGAGCATAATTTATTACATAAAGTATTGTTTGTAATTGGAGCACATGATGAAGGGAATTTTGAAGCTCCTGAAGATATTGCTCCAGAATTAGCTAAAATATATCAAGATTGTGTACTTAAAGGATCTAAACCTTTCTGTCCACATATAGATATGGAATCTGATGTATCTTATCTTAAAGATGGTACATTACCAAATTATTGGATTCATTAAATAATATAAACTATGAATTTAAATATTATAATTAAAGATTTATTAAAAGAGCACCCAGAAGGTGGTGAAAAGTTTTTTGACGCTTTAGACTTATTAATCAGAGGAGATTCTGATATATTGTCTATGTTCTTAGACTTTGTAATGAATAATTTATCAGAAAATATAACTTATGGAGTTGTATTATCTGGAAAATTTGGATGTGTCTTATATAATAATTATGGACATATATTATCTAAATATTTTGATGGAGGAATTATACTTACTAATGGGGGTATCCGTAAAGGAGAACCAGCCTATTTAGGAGTTACAGAACTTTCATGTACTAATTATGTATTTTTAGATGATTCTTATTATTCTGGAAAAACTAAATCTGGAATAGAAGAAGCATTAAAAAATATAGATAGTAAAGCTAAAATTACTAATACATTTGTAGTATATGATGGAGGAATTAAATTTGATAAAACTGTTCATAGTTTATTCCGATATTATAGTAATGAACATAATATAGACTTTTAAATATTATGCCTAAAATAATTTTAACACAAGGAATACAAGGCTCAGGTAAATCTACCTGGGCTAAAAAATGGGTAGAAGAAGATCCAGTTCATAGAGTTAGATGGAATAATGATGATTGCCGTAGAATGTGTGGTCCTTACTGGATACCAGAAAGAGAAACTTTTATACGTATACTTAAAGAATCTTTTTTAAGTACTGCTATGATGGCTCCGAAAGATATCGTTGTAGATGATATGAACTTAAATCCAAAAACTATAAATTATTATAAAGATTTGGTTAATGGATATAATAAAGTAGCTAATAGTAGAGGACAAGAATTATATACTTTAGAATATAAACAATTCTTTAATATATCTGTAGATGAGTGTATTCTTAGAGATTCTATGAGACCTAATCCTATAGGAGAAAAAATTATTAAATCTACATATATAAAATATAGAGACTATATAATCAATCAATCTGTAAATAATATGTATGATAATTTAGTACCTAATAATCCTAAATTAGAAAATGCAATTATTTGTGATATAGATGCAACACTTTCATTAAATTTAAAAGGAAGACCATTTTATGGGGAAGGTTGTGCAGAAGGAATTGCTGATGATATAGTTATAGAACCTATAGCGAATATTTTACGTACTATGAGTAAAAATAATAAAATACTTATAGTAACTGGTAGAGAAGGCACTCCAGAAATTATAGAGGCTACAAAGAATTGGCTTATTAATAATAATATTCCTTATGATTCTATATATTTAAGGCCTGTTAAAGATTATAGTCCAGGTGCAGAATGTAAAAAAGAAATATATAATAACTATATTAAAGGTAAATATAATGTTTCTTTTGTATTAGAAGATAATAAGAAATGTGTAAATATGTGGAGATCAGAAGGATTAATTTGTTTACAACCAAATGATGGAAATTTCTAAATATAGTGATATTTGTAATAAATTTATAGAAAAATATTTTCTTGATGAAAAACCAGATCTATTGTATTATAGATTATTTGGTAAAAATACTAGTTTATTTATTTTAAGAAGTGGCGAAAATAACTCAGTATATATTGAAGATGTTAACGCCGTTACTTATAATAATACATTAGTACATCAAAAATTTGAGGAAAATAATATGTTTGATAGTAAATATTTTTATGAGCAACTTAGACGTAATAAAATATTTACTAGATTATTTGTAGATGCTAATGGTTCTGATGGGGTATTATATATTGGTGACGAGTATATGATATTTGATTATAATTCTAGTGCTATGGCCTCTAATAGTAAAGGTGTAGTAATTTATTCTGATAAAATGAATAAATTAGTTCCGTTATTAGAATATATTAAACCTATTAAAATTAAGAAAACATTTAATTATATAACATCTGGTAATAATGGATTTACTTGGAACAGTTTTGAAATAGATAGAAATGCAGATGTAGATTTAAAGAATTATAATGATGATATACCATATAATGAATTTTTAGATTTTTGTAATAAATCTACTACAGGTATAGCTCTTATGTATGGAGAACCAGGTTATGGTAAAACATCATTGATTAAGAAACTTATTACTAATTCTTCTAGAAAGTTTGTGTTAATTGAAGCACATATGTTAGCTGGAATTAGTGAATCTAGTTTCTTAGGATTCTTGATGAATCATTGTAAAGATTGTATTTTTGTAATAGAAGACTGTGAAAAACTATTAATTAGTAGAGATGAATCTAATAATCCATTAATTGGAACATTATTAAATTTATCTGATGGACTTTTAGGTGATGCTCTAAAGTTAAAGTTTATTTGTACTTTTAATACTTCTTTACAAAATATTGATAAAGCTTTATTAAGAAAAGGTAGACTTAAAATTAAGTATGAATTTAAGAAACTATCTGTTAATAAAGCTAAAGAAATAGCTAAGGATTTACATATTGATGTTAATTCTGATATTTCATTAGCTGATTTATATAATACTGATAAGGTTGATTTCTCTGAACAAAAGAAAAAGAAAATTGGATTTTAAAGTATGGATTTAGTAAATAAAATAAAATATGATTTAGAATCTGCAAAAAATCTAAATCAAATTGGAGTATATAATGCTTTAGTAAATGTAAGTACTAGAACTATAGAAAATTATATAATTACTGGTGGTATATCTTATGATATACTTATGGAGGTTATATTTAATTTAGATTGCACTTATACAATTGAAGATATTTTAAATAATCCTAATGAAGATATGATATATGTTTTACGTGTCCATACTGAAACATCTAATGATTTAAAATTAAAATATAATTTTCATATAGGGTCTTTAATAATTACAACTTATGAAAAATAATTCATATAAAAAGGTAAATATCACATTTGGTGGATTACCTATAGGTATATTTTTTACAGTATTATTAGCTATTTTAAAAGTAGCTAATATACTGTCTATTTCTTGGTTATGGGTGTTTAGTCCTATATGGTTGCCATTATTAATTATATTATTAGTGATTGGTATACTTATTACTTTATACATTTTTAGTAACATATTTTAAATTATGTATAAATTTAATATTGAATTTGGTGATATTTCTCAGGATGGTCATGAAAGAACAGCTGTTTTTAGTATAGAATGTTCTGTAGATCAACATGAATTAGAAAAATTATTTAATAATGCTTGTATAAATACAAATTTTGATTTTAAAGAAGAACTTTGTGATGAATATGGAGTAGATTCTATTAATATAGATTATCTATATGAACTAAAAGAAGAGAAAAATATTGACCTTTTAAGTATTGTAGAAAAAAATCATGCTTATAAATATGATGATTATGCTTTTGGATTAGATCCAGAATCTTTTTTAAAAGTATTTTTAGAATTTACAAAAATGTATGGAGGAAAAGATTTTACTTACAAAATATCCTCTAGAATGAATGATAGATTATCTATTTATATGGGATATGGTTTATTTTAATAATATGGAAAATTAATTTTGATAAATTATTAAAAAGTAAATAATTACAAAGATATGTATGTTTTTAAAATATTAGTTGGAGATTATAAAAAAGTATTTCATGAAGAATTTGATGTATTTACTGTAAAATGTTCGATAGATCATGAAACTTTTAATAAAGCCTATGAAAAAGCTTCTAGTAAATTTAATTTTAGACTACGTATATGTAGTATTTATACAGGTAATCATATAACAGAGAGTTTATTATTAGACTATAAGAATAAATATAATGTAGATTTATTGCCTGTAATAAAATTTACTGATTGTACTTATATTCCAGAGTCTAGAGAATATATACTAACTATATATGATTTATTTAATGTGTTTATGGAATTTATTAGAGAGTATGGTGAAATACCTTTCACCTATGAAATTGCAAAAATTCCTATAATAGGATATGATATAGGATGCGGATGTTATTCTAATTAAAAATAAATAATTATGATAGAATCTAAATATAATCCATTTATAGTTTGTTTCTTACATAATTGTGAGGAATATCTATTTAGTAGAGATGGTCATTTACTTTATCCAATTCCTTTTGGAAATTATAAAGTAGCCGAATATTTTGATAATGAAAAAACTAGATCTTTTTATAAATTACTGGATGATTATATTAATAAGCATGGGTTAAAAATAATTGAAGAGAAACTTATTAATGCTTATGAGTATATTCATGTATATGAATATGTATTTACTTTTGATAAAAAATATTATAAAGTTAATACAAGAACTATAGATGGTAGTATCCATGGAGAAATTGACAATATACCTTGGATAGATCATAATTTAGAAGACTTTGAAGTGTATCCAAAAACTATTACAACAACTATATATGTAAGTAAGAATGATTGATAATTTTGAACAAATAGAAACATTACTATCTTTTGATGATCCAGATTTATTTTATCATCTTCAAATAATTAGAAGGGGTAAGGATCATCCAAATTTAGTTGCAGCTAATAGAACTATAAAGACTTATTATATAGATAATAATGAAAAATTATCTAAAATAAAACAGGAAATTATAGACCTATGTGACTATTTTGGAGCTAGAGCTTATATTAATTTAGCTCCAAAATCATACAGAAAATGTACTATGCAGTGTATTTCTGATATGGCAATGCGTGCAAAAGATGGTGATTTTAAAAAGATTTATAAATGTTGGAATACAGTAGTTGGTTATGTTAAATCAGAAGATCCACATTGGATAGTTGATATAGATATTCCTAATAATAAAGATAGTGGGGAAATTATTTATTATGGGAATGGGATAGTATCTCGCATTAAAAATATGGATATTGAAAATTATATTGAACACGAATGTGAGCCTTTCAATGTTTCTCATAAAGGTTCTATAGCTATATATAATTCTAAGATTTATACACAAATTCCAACTAAAAATGGATATCATATTATAACTAAACCTTTTAATTTAAAACAGTTTAAGGATAAATATCCAGATATAGATGTTCATAAAAACAATCCAACTATATTATATATCCCTAAAAGTTTAGACTAAGTATGAAAAGATATGTAATTACAAATATAATTCCTATAAAGGGGAGAAAAGTAGAGCTTTATAGTATTCAAGCAGAATCTAAAGAAGATGCTGAACGTAAATTTATTAAAGGTGATTCTGGATATTTTTTACATAGTGAATATGAAGATCTTATAGAAGATACAGATAAATGTAAATCTTTAGAAATAGACGAAATGTAATGAAAAAATTTGAAATTGAAGCTTGTCTTCCTGTAACAGCTACAGTAACAGATGTATATCAAATAGAAGCTAAAACAAAAGAAGAAGCTCTAGAAATATTTAAATCTGGAAACTTTGATCATGTAAAATGTTTTATAGATAGTTATGGTTCAGATGATCTTGAAATGAAAGATGATGCATTTGCTAAAGCAGATATTAATTATATAGAAGAGGTATGACTAAAGAAAAATTAACTAATGGTAAATATTGGTTAGTTATAGCTAAATATCCTTTTCCTGGATTTGAGACTTATACTCTTATAAAAAGTGATAAAGATCCAGAATATTATTATAAGTTTAATAAGAAAATTGTTCCAGAGATTATAGAGGATTGTTTTGATCAATATAATTATATAGATTATCCTGATCCAAATTCTTATGAAACTGAAGAAGACTATCAAGAAGATGTGGATCACTGGTTAGGTAAGAAAGACTCTATTAATATTGAATGTAAGTTAATTACTAAAAAATTAATAGAAGATATGTATGGTAAAAATTATTCTGATTTAGATGTAAGTGAGTCTGATTATGATTTAACAAAATAAATTATGGAATTAAAAGATTTAATAAATGGAACTTATTGGTTAGTAACTGCAAAAGGACTTACAGTTACTGATTATTATATAATTCATAATAAAATAGATCCTATTAATGATCCTGTCAAAAAGTTTGATATTCTATTATTAAAGGAATTATGTGCTGGTCATGATATGTTTGAGCATATAAATGATAATTCATATAATATGCTTTTACCAGAAGATATTAATATTGAAAGTCAAGTAATAACTCAGAATAGTATTGATAAATACGGAAAACAATTTTTTATTGATTTTATCAATACTAAAGATCTACTTAAATGGCAATTACTTTATAAGAAAATATAATGGATAGAGAAGAATTTCTTACAACTGTTATTTCACAATATGAAGATGTAGTTGAATTTTATGAAGATTATAATGTACTATTAAAAGAATATCATATAGATAATGGTGATTTATTAGATGAAGATATAGAAGAAAATCTAGTTACTATTAAGAATAACTTAGAGTTTTATTATGGAGATCAATTCTTACAAAATTTATTTGAAGAATTCTTTGAAGTAGATTCATTTCCAAGTGGTTTGTATGATATCTTTATAGATGAGTCTTATATAGAAGTTGAAGAAAATAACACATTAGTATTCTATTTTGATTATTTTATAGAACAAATAAAAGAATTTTTAGATCAATCTGATATTAAATATGTATTTAAAGATGATGTTGATTATAACGAATTGATAAATAGTTATAACGTTATGTACCCATATAAATGTATGTATAGACTATGAAACTAATTAAATCCTCAGTTATAAATATAACCCCAAATAGATTTTTTGAAGAAGATATATTAAAGCATATAGAACTATGTGGACGTACATGTTACAAGTCAGAAGATAAAATTACAGACACTAGTGCTGAGAAGTTCGTTAATATGCTTAAGAAAAATAAACATAGATCAGTGTTAGAACATGGCACAGTTTATCTTTGGACTAAAGATACGTCATATAATTTTATGGGTGTATGGAGATCTGATTTATTTGATAGATATGATAAGAATCCATATTCTGTAGCTTATATGGATGGACCTGAAGTTTATATTACTACTAATTATAGAGTAATTATAGAAAATGGTTGGGAGTCTGATTTAGATTTTATTGATGATGAATTTGGAATGTTCCATGTACAACGTTATACATTTAGCATTACATGTTCTAGAGCTATCGCAAATGAAATTGTAAGACATAGAGCTATGTCTTTTAGTCAAGAGTCGACTAGATATTGTGATTATTCTAATGAAAAGAAGTTTGATAAATCTTTAACTTATATAATTCCTTCTAAATTTAATAATATAATACCAGTAGGTTTTGCTTATAAAAATGGAAATTGGAGATTAGGTTTAAAAGATCTATATTCTCTAAATGATGACATTAAATCTACTATACCTCAAAGTTTAAATGTATCTGCAAAAGAATGTTATATTATAGAAAAATATTTAGATTCATTATTACATACAGAAAAAGATTATTTAGAATTATCTGAATTAGGATTAAAACCAGAAGAGGCAAGAGGTGTTCTTCCATTAGATCTTAAAACAGACTTAATTGTAACTGGAACTGTAGATCAATGGAAAGAGTTTTTTGAATTAAGATGTGCTAAATCTGCACACCCAGATGTACAAGTTATTGCTAATAAAATTAAAAAATATATTTATGAACCATATTAAACTTGCTTCACTTATAGCTACTATACTTATTATAATAAATCTTACTTTAGGTTTATTTGGAGTATTAACTTGGTCAATTACTGCAATTTATGTAGTTGCTATATGTGGATGGGCATCAATATTTGTTAGAGAGTATTCTGAATATTTTAATGATGAAGATAGGTAAATATTATTTTAATAAAGAAGAATATAATAAATTACGTAATTTTATAAAGATTAGAGAATATCAAATGTTTTCTAGTCTTTATAAAATATTATGTATATTAAATAATTAATCATGTGGAAATATTATTTTAAGATTTTTACAAAAGAAAATCCAGAAGGAATTATTGTAGATACTGTAGCTACATCTCTTAATGCAGCAGAATCTCATATATTGACCACTAATCATAGTATTACTAAAATAATTACTATGAATAAAGAAAAAGTTGGAAAAGGAATATAAAGTTAAATTAATGTTAAATTAATAAATAGTTTTGAATCTAAATTATTTATTAATATATTTACATATAAATCTTAGTGGTGTTTAGCAGTTTCGTTTGACCACATAATAAAAACCTCAAACAGTGGGAGTATTCCCTGCTCCGTTTACAGATAGCTTAAAACCTGCTCTGTCCTACCCTCTGACAACAGGTGCCGATGACTTAATAAGTTAAAGCTAGATTCGATACATGGCAATCCGTGGCTGTAAATGGGTCGACCCCTTAAATTATAGAGTATAGCCGATTTCTATAATTGAAAATAGTAGTGTAGTAGCATGAAGGGGTTCAACTGATGTTCAGTATTAACATCGGCATAGAGAGGGTATATTTAATAATAAATAATTTTTATACTAATTATGAACTTAAAAAATAAATATACAAAAGATGAAAGCGATAAGATATTCTTTACTTCAGATACTCATTTTGGACATAAAGCAATTATTAAATTATGTAATAGACCATATGCTTCTGTGGAAGAAATGAATCAAAAGCTAATTGATAATTGGAATTCTGTTGTATCTGATGACTGTATTGTTTTTCATTTAGGTGATTTTGCTTTTGGAGGTACTCCATTATGGAATGATATAGTATCTAAATTAAATGGAACTATAGTATTAATAGAAGGCAATCACGATTTTAAAAACCTAAGAGCTGGTGGGTATAAATTATTTGAAGCTGTATTGCAACAAGCTCATATTTATATTGAAGATAGATGTGTATATTTAAATCATTATCCATTCTTATGTTATGGTGGATCATGGAAAGAACCAGATGAAGCTGTATGGCAATTATTTGGACATATACATTCTGGACCTAATAGTACAAGTAAAGATACTAATAGATTAATTCATATGTTTCCCTATCAATATGATGTAGGAGTAGATAATAATAATTATACACCAGTTAGTTGGAATAAAATTAAAGAAATTATAAAAAATCAAGTAGAAAATTATGGATAAAATAGAAATAAATATTAATGGTTATTTACAAATTCCTGAAGGTTATCATTTAGTATCTACATTATCTGGAAGTTTTAAATTGGTTAAAGATAAACCTAAATTTAAAAAGTGGGATATTATTACTGATAAAGGATGTATATATGTTGTAGATCATATAGATAATTTTGGAGAAATACATTATATGTTAGCTATACCTTTGATAGGTATAGGATTACACACTAATAGTAAAACGTCAATAGATCCAGATAGATGTGAATTTGTAACTAATAAAGAAACTACACATTTAGTTAAAACTATTCTTAGATTTTTAGAAAATAAAGATATAATAAAGTAATGGAAGCATATTTTATTTTTAGTAAAAAAGATAATTCTATAATTGGAAATCATTTTGGATATTTTACTAAAGAAGCAGCTGTAAATGATTTTAAATTACATTATTTTAGAGATTTAAATATTCCATATTTTTTAGTTAATAAACCTACTAATGAGCAGGAAATTTATTATACTAAATTAAAAACAAAATTAGATAAATGGAAATTTGATTTTGATAAATGGACTGAACATATATTTAATCCATTTTTTGAATCTAATTATAAAGTAATTAAACGAGAATTTAAAATAGTATTTACTGATGATCTCTAAAGAAGATATATATAAATTAAAAAATAATATTGATACTTTAAGTTCTTCTATTAATATTGACAATTTAAAAATAGAAATAGACGAACTTAAATTACATGCATCATCAGAAGCAATTAATAATAACTTTGAAAGTTCTGGTAAACTATTTCAACAAGCAAGAGAAAAAGAAACATTATATAATAATATAATTATATTATGTAGAGAAATAAATGATATAGTAAATTCTTTAAGTAATTCTGAGTTATTTGATATTATTGAAATATCTTATTTAGGATTGTTTAAACTTTATAAAGAAGTTAAACAATCTTTGTTATATACTGATGAAGGTGATAATTTAGATTGTTTAATTAAAATAACTGCTGGTGCTGGAGGTACAGAAGCACAAGATTGGGCTAATATGTTATTAAGAATGTATTTAATGTATTGCCAATCTAAAGGATTTAAAACTGAAATAGTTTATTCTGATCCTGGTGATGTAGCTGGGATTAAAACAGCATCTATAAAAGTATTAGGTATTAATGCTTATGGTCATTTAAAACATGAAACTGGAGTACATAGATTAATAAGAGTTAGTCCGTATAATGCTCAAGGTAAGAGGATGACAAGCTTTGCTAGTATATTTGTAACTCCTTTAGTTGATGATAGTATACAAGTTGAAATAGATGAGAGTAAACTATCTTGGGATTATTTTCGATCTGGAGGTGCAGGTGGTCAGAATGTAAATAAGGTAGAAACTGGTGTGCGTGCAAGATATATGTATACAGATCCAGATACAAATAATACTGAAGAAATACTTGTTGAAAATACAGAAACTCGTAGTCAGACTAAAAATAAAGAAAATGCTAAAACTATTCTTAAATCTATTTTATATAATAAAGCTTTAGAAAAAAGAAATAAAGCTAAAAAAGAACTAGAAGATAGTAAATCTAAAATAGAATGGGGTAGTCAGATTAGAAGCTATGTTCTTGATGATAGTCGTGTAAAAGATCATAGAACTGGAGTTATTAGTAATAATCCTACAGATGTTCTTAACGGCAACTTAAATAAATTTATAGAAATATTTAATGATTATGGTAAATGAAAAACAATATGAAGCCTTAAAAGGAATTACAGAAGATCCAGATTTTCAAAAAATGTGGAAAAAAATGCATACGCCATGGAAACGTAGATATGATAAAGTTAGACCTAATGATATATGTCCATTTTGTGGTTCTGGTAAAAAGATTAAAAAATGTAATTGTGCAACAGCACAAAATTATAAACAAACAGAATATACAACTGCTATATGATAGTAACAGCAATTAGTGATTTACATGGACAAATAGATACTTTAGAAAATATTATTCCAGAATCTGATATACTATGTATTTGTGGAGATATAATTCCATTAAATATACAGAATAATATATCAAAATCTGATAAATGGTTTTCTAATATGTTTATTCCTAAATTGCAATCACTTAAAGTAAATGAAATATATATTATTGCAGGCAATCATGATAAGTTTATGGAGAACAGAAAACGTATTATTGAAGATATGTTAATAGGAACTAATATAACTTATTTAGAAGATGAGGCTGCAGAATATTTAGATGAAGAAACTGGTAAAGTTTGGAAGATTTGGGGAACACCTTGGTGCCATATATTTGGTAATTGGAGTTTTATGAGAGAACCTGAATTTTTAAAAGAAAAATATTCTTTAATTCCAGATGATATTGATATATTATTAACTCACGATGCTCCTTTTGGGAGAAATGATGTTTTATTAGAAGGATTTTGGAGAAGTGGTAAGCACATTGGTAATTATGAATTAGTCGATGAATTAGATATAAAACATCCAAAATATCATTTTACTGGACATTTACACTCTACAGATCATAATCTTGTAGACTATGAAGGAACTATGACTGCATGTGTTTCTTTATTAGATGAAGATTATGAAATAAATTATGATCCATTGACAATAATAATTTAATTAAAATATGTTTTTATTACTTATTATAATATTTACTTTTTCTGCTATAGCTATGATATATTTGGTAAAAGAAGATAGTTATAGTAACTATGTTTGGACAGCTTTTGTTATGAATTTACTTATATTTATTATAGCAGCAGCAGGAATGATTCACCTTATTAGTCCTAAATACGCGGGACCTAAAATACAAGATAAATCTACAAATACTAAAGACAGTGTTATAGTTAAAGATTCTCTACTTATTTTAAATACGAATGATACTGTAAGAGTATTTAATATTAATAAACTTTAAATCTATAATTATGAGTCAATTTGATAATGCACAACAAGGCTATGATTCTTATGAAGACTATTTAAAATCTCATAAAGATTCTATAAAAAATAAAACATATAGGAGTGAATACAATTCACAGTATAATCATTAATTATGAAGTATAGAATTAAAATTGTAGAATATCCATCTGGATTAATTGAATATTATCCTCAATATAGAAGTTTCTTTACTTGGTATAATTTTATAGAAACAAGACTAATACCCATAAGGGGAACTATGTTTAGTGAACACTATGACTCCTTTAAAACTAAAACAGATGTTTGTAGAAAAACTTTAGATGAAGCTAAAAATTTTTTAAGAAATCAAAATATTAAAGTAACATATGATTATAATTGGAATTAGTGGTAAGAAAGGAAGTGGTAAAGATACATTTGCTTCTTTACTAGCCAATGAATTATTAGGAAAATTAGGTTTAAAAGTTACACTCAAAGCTTTTGCTGATAAATTAAAACAATGTTGTGCTATCTTATCAGGACAATTTGAGTGGGTATTCTACGATCAAAACTATAAGAATAAAAAAGCAGGTATTTTATCTACGACTAATAGGAAATTAATGCAGAAATTTGGAGATTTAACTAGGCAGTTATTAGATCCAGATATTTGGATTAAATTAGCTTTACAAACACATGGTGAACAAAATCCAGATGTTTTAATTATTACTGACGTTAGATTTAAAAACGAAGCTAAAGCCATTAAAGATAAAGGTGGAATTTTAATTAGAATAGAATCTGATAGGCCTGAAACAGATTTACACATATCTGAAATAGATTTAGATAATTATGATAAATTTGATTTTGAAGTTATTAATAATAAAGATACATCTTTAGAAAATCTTAAAGAGAAAATCAAAAATAATATTATACCAAAAATAAAATGGTCAAAATAAAGAATAGAGTATCAGCATCAGATTCTTTAAGTAAATATGATTATCTTAGAAATAAAGATGATAAAGCATTTATAGAAGTTACTGAATGGGGAAATCAAGAAGGTATAGATATAAGTATAGAAATAGAAAATGAATCTAAATTATTTTCTCTAACTTATGGAGAATTAGCTGCTATAAATTATTTAGCAAAAACTATAGAGTATCAATAATATGGATGAATATTTAACTCAAGAAGAATTAAATAATATATTCAGTAGAGGAGTTGTACCTATAGCTCATTCTATCCCTTCAGAATTAGTTACTGAACGTAATATAATAAGTAAGCCTATTAATCTTTTACAATATTATATAGATTTTGATTTTAGTAAACAACTTACTACAATTCATGAATACACAGAAAAATTATCAAAATAAAATAAATAATTCTAAAAATTTAAATAAAAATAATAGATATTGTAAGGTAATTCCAATTATTCTCAAATTTGATAAAATTTTAGGCTGGATGATTCTACTTGTTAAAGATGGGATTTCAGACTATAATTTTGAAAATTCTTGGTATATACCTAATGGATATGTGAAAACAGATGAGACGCTTCAAATGGCTTGTTCTCGTGAATGTTTATCCAATACTACTTTAGATATTGATTCAAAAAAATTCAAATTATTAAATATTTTATCAAATTCAGAAAAATATAAAACAGATGATGTAATACTTAGTTTTTACACGATTGTTGATTCTAATATAGAAGTTGATACTGATTTAATATTTAAATATAATAAAAATGTAGATTTTGTTAGTTGGTTTGCTTTAGAAGTAGCTAATAATATACCAATTATAAAAGAACAGAAAGAAATTATTAATTATTTATATAACAATATATCTAATATGTCTTTAGCTTTAGAAAATAATATTTCTGAAGCATATATAGTATTAGACTAAATTATACAATTATAGGGGAGTAGTGGACTAAATGTCTGCTGCTCCCCTATTTTTTTGTCAATTCGTATGGTTCTGTTCTTTAATATAAGTTTTATATGTACTCTAAAATGTTCTAAACATAGCTACATTTCCTAATATTAAATCCGAGAATGTTTTATCACCAAATACTGTTTTACCTAAATCTTTTGCTAATTTAACCTAAAAAGAATAAATTGGAGGATTAGTATTTTCTCCCAGATACTATATAATATTTGCAGCTCCTTTAAATCCATCATATGATCTAGATGAAGAAGTATATAATATATTTTCTATAGCATATAATGCTGGATTATATTTATCTGGATTACTTTTAGCCTCTTTTATAAATTCTTTATGAGCAGGAGATAAAGCATATTTAAATAAAGCTCCAAATAAAAGCATAGCTAATAAATCAGTTAAAAGTTTCCCCATATTTTTTCTCTATACAGGATCTTTTAACCATTCTTCTTTAAATCCTTCCATATCAGCTTTCTTTAAATAATCAAAACCCTATTTTAATGAATACCAAATACCTTGAACAACATCTGGAACATGTTTTACAATAGGTTCCATCATAGATTGATCAGTAACCAATTCTCCAGTGTCTTCGTAATAGTAATTAGTATCTCCATTTTCATCGGTTTTTTCTATACAATATCGACCATCTTTATCAAACCATCTCTTATTTCCAGAAGAATCTACTTCTTGTTCAATAGATGTTTGTGAGTCAGAATATTGTCCAGGTTTTGCAAAATAGTTACTAACTTGACCATTCATCCAAGTAGACCACATACCAAAAGCCCAACCTAATGACATTGATTCATATTTAGCTTTCATAGATTTATCGTAAGCACCATAAATATTATTAGCTAAATTTTTAATTTCTCTAATTTCTCTATTACTATATGGTGTAGGAAGTGGATCATTATTCATATCATAAGAAATTGGAGTATCAGAATGTTCTTGATTATATTCTCTTACTTTATTATAATATAGTCCTAATTCTTTATTATATTCTTCTCCCTTTATATTATTAGCTAAATGATAAAATCTTTTATCCTTTTTCCAATTATATACTAACTACTATTCTTTATTTAAACTATAAGCATCCCAAACTCCATCATGAATACATTGAGATACAAATAATACCATTCTATTTAAGAAATCTGGACGTCTAAGAGTTGAATACAACCAGTCTTCATAATTAAATAGACCACTTCTTGTAGTTTTTAAACCTTCAGAAATTCGACTTACATCAATATTAGATAATCTGTATTTTCTCTATAATTGATTAATAATAGTTACAGATCTAGAACTAGTAAATATATTTTGTACTACTTCTTTATAACCTTTAGCCACATCAGAAGATTTTAAGTTAGTACCATATTTATTTACAGTTCTCATCATGTTTTGCCATAAACCTTCAAAAGTATCTCTAAATGCAGAAGTAACATTACCAGCAATATATGCTGTAGTAACCATACTTCTAAAAGGCATTACCCATTTAGTTAATTTTTTACCAAAATTATCCATAATAGACTAATTATATAAATTAATTTTTAAGTAGTCTTTTATTTCTTTTATGGTATCTTGTATAATAGGTTTATCATTTTCACCTCTTATATCTCCTAACATTTCTAATTGAAATATTACAGCTTTAGCTAATATTAATGTTTTATTTAATTCAGTAGTTAATATATCCTATTCAATAAAATCAGATAAAATATTTTCTACATTAGTTTCAAAAAATCCTTCTGGTTTACTATTTAATAATGTATTTCTATTACCATTTCCATCAGAATCTCTTTCACCAAACATAAATTTATTACGAAGATCAAATAAATTAAGAGTTGAATCCTATTGTTCAGATTGATCAGTATCCTCAGTAGTACTAATAAGACCTTGAAAATAATTTTTCATATCTTCATATTTTCTTTTAATAAGATTTCTAGTCTAACGTAAAGTACTTTTAGAAGCTTTTTCTAATGGAACATCAGTAAACCATTCTAATGATTTAACAAAATCTTTATATTTAGTAGTATTAATATCGTCCATTGTAAAGTCAAATTTCATACCTCTCTATCTGGCTCTAACTTTAGTTAATTGATATAATACTTTCTTTAAATATTTCTATTCTGCATTATTTAATGATCTATCAGTATATGGATTTTTAAATTCCATTAATATTTTATTTTGATCATTTCTTTTATATAACTTCTAAAATATATGGTTAGAATCACCTATTACTGCATTTCTAACTGAATTATACCCTATTTCTTTATAATATTCCTAAGTAAAATTCCATACTGGAGAATATTCATCAATAACTTTTTCAGCAACAATATCCAAAGTCTATGCTACGTTATCTGTAATAATTCTAACAGTTCTACTAGGATTTCTATTAGCTGCAAATACAGTTCTTTCTAATGTTGATAATCTTTCTTCTCCAGAATTTATATATTCTCCAGAATATTCTAAATAAGCAGATAATATCATAGAATATAAAGTAGCAATAGGATTACCTTTTTCTACTTCTTCTTTTAGATTTCCAAATCTAATATGTCCTTTAAATTCTTCATTATTCTAAAATTCTATAATAATTTCTCTAAGTCTATTAGCTTTAGCATGTTCCGATCCTAAATCTCTAAGATTATCTAATTCCATATCTTCTAATCTAGCTTTCTATGTAGTACCAAATCTATTAATAGATACTTCATTCTAATAATACTATAAAGCTAATTCTAAAGAATCTATAGACTACGCTTCTAAGAAATTATTTTTATAATTAAAATCCTAATTATTATTTTTAGTAGTAGTTAATACATTCTAATAACATTCTTGATTAAAATGATTAATACTATATGGTCTACCTTGCCCTGATCCATGTATAGATACTACCTATAACTAGCCTAATTTATAAGATCCAGTTAATGATGGTAATGCAGCATTTAAAACAGTTAAAGCTCTAATTGCTTCTATATTAGCATAATCACTTTTATAATTAATAAGTGTTTTAGCTTTAGTATCTGTTATATAACTTCCCATTACATTAGATCCTTTAGGTAATTTCATAGTCTAATTTAATGCTTTATTAGAAAGTACTACAACATCAATTTGTCCAGTTTTTTCATTCTAAAATAACATCATATTAGCTGATTCTATTAAATCATTATGTAATGGATGCCAATAAAATACAGGAGATCCAGAACTATCTAAATGATCTGGAACAGCATATTTTTTAAATACATTTACAAGATAACTACCATATTTAGGGTGTTGTGTTTTTAAATCATAAACTGTATATTTAGATTTAGCAAAACATGCATCTATCTCTCTAACAAGTCTAGTCATAATTCTATCAAAATCATTCTCCTATAAATATTTCATATGATATTGAAGTAATTCTCTTAATTCTTTATTTTTAATAGGTTTAGTAGATTCTGATATATTATATACTTGTTCCCCTATTTTTACTTCATAAGCATAATCAGGATCAGTACTATCTGTAATTCCATCCTATACTTTATCATTATAATTTTGATTAATCCAATCATCTATAGTTAAAGTTATTCCTGTAGAATTAATATTTCCTTGTGGAAATATAGCCTATAATTGTCCATCAACATCTTTTAAAGATTCTGGAGTAAGACTTTCAAATTGTGACTTTTGACTAATAAATAATTTAGCAGTACTATCATATTTACTAAAATCAGAAGCATCTATATGCCAAATAGAATCAACAAATCCTTTATTAATTTCAGTAAAATCATCATTATATTTCAATCTAACTGGAACAATATTTAAACTTACATCTTTAACATTAAATCCCTAATTAGCTAACATCTATTTCATTAAAGCCATTTGATATTTATATTTTTCTTTTTTATCACTAGCCCATGCTGATCTAGAAGTAGTAGTAGTTTTAAATACATATAAATGTACAGTACCATAAGTATCAATTAAAGCATAATCAATATGTCCAGCTATATCTAAATCATAATTACTTAATTTAGCTTTTAATATAATATTACTAAGCTTTCTAGGTCTTCCTTTATTTTCAGAAGATGTAGATGTATGTTCTTGTACAGCTTTATACATAAAGTCTTTCATAGACTAATATAAACTATCAGATATATTTGCAAATTTAGTATTTTCACAAACTTCTCTAAAGTTTTCTATAGTATAATCAGATTTAAATTGAAAACTATCTAATATTTTATGTAGTTCTACACCATCATCACCAATAGTCTATTGAGCTTTTAATGTTAATTCTGCTTTAGCTCTAGCTTCTTCTATTGGTATATTTTCATTATTAGATATTTCCTAAGCTAAATTATCTAAATAATCTTCAGATCTAATTTTTCTAACTATTGGATTTTCACCTCTAACAAACATATCAGAATCAATAAAATCCTAAGTAGATATAGTATTATCATCTTTAATATTAGGCTCATCATCCATCATATTTTTCTAAGCTACTAATTCAGCTATAGAATTCTTTTTTAAAGATACTAATTTATCATGAGTTTGAGTCTATTTAGTAACTTCTCCAGTACTAAATACCATATCTGAAGTATCTTTACTTATATTATGATTTATAATATAATTTACTAAGTCTTTGTATGATCCTATATTTTTACCATTTAATATATATTCACAATCCATTATTTACAATTAATTTCAGAAATAACTCCTTGATCAAGTTTTTCTTTTATTACATTTGAAGCCTATCTATACTATTTACTTTGTGTAAAATCTATATTATCTGAAGAATTCATTCTATCTCTAATAGAAGAACAAAATCTCTACAGCATATCCCACATAGATCCTTTTTGATTAAATATATCATTAAATCCAACATTACTATCAAATAAATTTCCATCTGTAATGTTAGCTATCATATTATCAACAACGTCAAATATTTGTGATTCATCAGACGTAATATTTAATTTATCAGATAAATACTAACCAAATCTCTCTGCAAATATTTCTTCAGATAAGTCTGTTAAAGACATATTAGGATATCTTTGAGTACTCATATAATTAATATAATCACTAGACTATCTAGAAGCAAATGTAGTAACTAATTGTTGATAAGCATCAAAGTTTTCAGCTTTTAATAATCCTAAAAATAAATGGGCATATTCATGTAAAGCATCAGATGCTTTAGCTATTGTTCCATTTATAAATATATTTCCATCTTTAATAAATGCTTTATGTTGTGCATATTCTTGAAACTAAGATTCCATTTCTTCCTAAGTTAATATAGTAGCCTATACTCCTTTATCAGATAAATGATATTTAGATTCCATAACATTTAATACAGACTATAATAAATTTATAACAGTTTTAGGTCTATTATATCTAGCATCTAATTCATCACTAATATTAAACCCGTCAGCTGGATTTTTTATTTCTATTACTGAATATTCTGTATTATCTCTTTCTGTACTTGAGATATTTCTATTACTAGCATTAATACTATGACTTCTTTCTACTACATAATATGAATAATCATTATTTACTTCAGCTGTATGAATTAAATTTAATATATTATTTATTTTAAGTAATAAATTTCTATTATGATAATCTCTAGATGCTTTTTCCTATTCATCTTGAGTTAACTCATTTAATTTATATATAAATATAGAAGCTTTTTCTCCACTATCAATTATATCATTAAATAATTGTTTAATATTTATATCTTCATCATCATCATTTACATAAAAATCAGGTAATACTCTATTAAAATAATCAATAACTTCTGGTAAAGATTTAGATAATAACATATTATCTGTATCACTTATTGTAGTAAATATATCAATAGGAATATTTAAAGATTTAATAATAGAATCATTAGGAATAGGTCTAATATTTGGGTTATTAAGATTATAATTTAAGGAACTTTGGAAAGTACGTTTACTACCATTAATTCTATCATCAATCTTTAATCCCATAAATGCATAATCATATATAGATGTATTATTAACTCTTAAATCAATAGATTTTTTAATATCATTAATATTAGTAGAACCTTTCTAATATGATTTAGATGTTATAATTTCTCCCTTACTATTCCAAAAATATACTAATTTTTTGGGAATTGTAATTCCAGATTCATCTACTCTTTGTGGAATAGTTATTCTATAAATATCATATCCTTTATATTTTTCTACCTAAGCAACCTATTGTCCAAAAGTATTATAAGTAATACCATATCTATCCTCAATAGTCTATGCTTTAGTAGACATATAAATAGTTTTATTACCTTTTTTATCAGTAACAATAGTGATTCCATCTGGATCAAAAGATAACTAATCTTCAATTTGTATAAAATATTTTTGTAATATTTTTTTAATAATAGTATCATCTAATTTAGTTTTCCCAGATAATAATTCTTTAATATTTGATTTATCTATTAAAGGATCTACACCATTTACTGAAGATGTTACTTTTAATAAAGTATTTGAATTAGATAATGTTTCTTTTATAAAATCATTATAATCTAATTTATATTGTACTTTAGGAGTTGCTTCTAAATCAGAATCTCCCTATATTAATTTCTTTCCAACATTAGTTAATAAACTGTTAATATTATTAACATAAGAATTTTCATAAATCATTTTTACAGAAAAATTCTATATGTTTCTTAATATATCATTTAATACTGCTTTTACAGAAGTTACTGAACTATCACTTAAATTATCAGTATATTTAGAACTATCATTAGCATAATCCTATAAAAAATCTTTTGCATTATTAGGAATTATAAGTTCACTTAATTTATTTATATTTGATTCTATATTTTGAATCTCTTTTTCTAATTTTTCTATTTTCTTAGGATCAGATTCTACTTTTAAAGAATCTGTTTTCTTTTGTAAATTATCTTTTAATTTTTCATTCTACTTAAGTATGCTCTGATTTACCTACTTAAATTCTTTAACTACTATATTATAAATATTATCTAATTGAGTCTAAAGTTCCTTATTTAATTGTACTTTATTAATAGCATCCCTCTACTATAAAAATTTAGAAAACTTAATAACACTTTTAATATTATTTTGAATAACAAATACTTCAGTACCATTAGCATCTATTATTCTACTATTAGGTAGAGCTAATTGAGAAGAAGTTTTATTAACTAATAATACATTATCTTTTAATATATCATCAGTTCCTTTAGGCCAGTTTACTGTAGGATATCTTGTCATTAATGCATTTATAGACATATTAGCCTATAACCCATTTTTCTAAATTTCTTCTTTAGTATAATTAACTGAAGATTTCCCTAAACTATCTTGTAATGCTTCAGATATTCTAGCTTTTTCATTAGGATTTTCTATCAAAAAATTTACTATATCTGTAAATGATGAAGTAGGAGATATAGAGTTTGTTGGAACCCTAATCTCCTAATCACCTATTACAAATACTAGTGTACAACCAGTATTTTTTGCCATATTATTAACAAATTTTGAAAACTTTCAATAATCCCTTTATTGAGTTTTCTTGTAACGAGAATAATAATCTATCTCTATTTTCACTGAATAAATCTTGTTTATTTGATAATTTCTTATCATATGTTGGAGTAGGTAAAGTATTGTATTGAACGTGATTTAATAATCGTTCACTTCTTTCTTCTTTAGTTTCTCCAGAATGAACTTTTCTAGGAATAATATCTATAACTGTATATATACCATTATTTTTTCTTAATGTTTCTAATATTCCATTAATATTTCTTTTGATATATAATGCTCCTTGATTTGTTTCTGCAGATTTTGGAACAATTTTAGCCATATATATTAATAAGTCTTCTTTATCAAATCCATTATCTTTTAATTGTTGTTCAATATTATGTGGATTTACTATATAATCTTGATCTCCTACAAATTTAAAATAATCATTAATTAATGGCTATTTATAATTTCCAGACATCATTCCAATAAATGGCTTAAATATTGTAGTCATTCTATCAGAACCATAGTGATTTTTATTAACTATAAGATTATATAACATAACTATATCAGATAAAGGTATACCATTAATTGTATATTTTCTCATTTGATATAATCCATTTAATGCTTTCTAGAATTTTTCTCTATTACCTGGAGTAGAATTAATATTCATCATATCAATATCTAATCTAAGCATAGGAACATCTTTATCAAATCCTCCAACTAATTGATCTATAAATCCATTTTCTAAATTATTTCCAGCTTTATCAACTTCAAATGGAACTTCTTTGGTACTTACTATATTTCCATTAGCATCTACTACATCTACATCAGTATATTTATGATTTCTTAACTATGGAATTAATGTTTGTTCAAACCATAATTTAAAAGTCATTCTACCCTGAGTAGTATCTAATCCCATTAAATGAGATACAGTAGTTCTAATAGCCTATTCATAAGTATCAAATTCATTATAAGAATTATCTGATTTAAATACAGGAAATTTTATATTTGAATTTTTTAACCAACTTCTAATTAAAAAGTCATCAACATATTGTAATATATTACCAATATCTCTATCATCCAAATAATTAGTACTCTTTTTAATTTCTTTAGCTATATAATGAGTTATAGCACTTTTCTAAGAAGTAGATACATTAGTAACATAAACTCCTTTGAAAATTTCCATAATAGCTTTGTACTAAGGAATTCTTTGTATCATATCAAAAGCATTCCATGTACCTTTAATTAAATTATAATACTATTTAGTAAATTCTTGATAAGACCAATATTTATCTCCAACTAATATTGCATTTTTATCAATATCCAAAGCTGTTAATTCTGGATTATTTTTAAGTTTTTCTTCTAATTCTTCTTGAGTTAAAGAATATAAGTATTTAGCCATATCAAAATTACCAATAAATCCAGAATCAAAGGCTGTCTTTAAAATAATTTCAGCTTCTTCTGCATTTATAAATTTATTATTATTAGCAATCTAGAATGCTACATTATGTAAATATCCTTCAACCTAATCAGGTTTTAAAGTATTAAGCTAATCAAGTAATCCATATTCTTTTTCTCTATCAGTTACTACTTTTTCCATTTTATTAATTGTAGTAATTAAATCTTTTGTAGAAGTAGGTAATCCTTGATTTAATCCAAAGAATACAGAACTTATAGAACTTGTTTCTTTAGCATACTTATAAATCTATTTAAATTCATCTACATCCTATAATATGGTATTTATTTTAGTGATATAAGTATTACCATTATTTCTAGCTAATTCATCTGGATCTAATTCAGAATTTGGAATATTATTAGCTATATTTACCATATTACCTATTATATTATCTAGATGATCTGAAAAGTTCTATACAGCCTTACTAACAATAGTTTTACCTTTAAGTAATTCAGCTAAAGTCATACCATCTTCTTCTGGATGATATAATCTATAATTAAAATAAATCTACATAGATTCTCTAAATCCAGCCCATCTATCTTTTATTACAATATTACCTTTTTTATCAGCTTTAGCATCTTTTTTAATAAATAACTATTTTATTTTACTATGCTAAAAAGCTCTTAATATATCTTGTTGTACTTTTTTAGACATCTATGCCTCAACAGGTCCTTCCATAGTTTCCATTTTAGTAGTTCCTTGGAAATACTAATTTAGATTAAACTTACCTGTTAATTCATCTATAACACTAGTAACTCTTACATTAGAATTAGTTTCATCAAATATATTAGATTCTGATAATGAATTTACTAATAAAGCTGTTGGACTAGTCATAAATGATACTATATCACTTAAATTAAATCCTAACATTATTAAATAAATATACATAGAAGCTAAATTTGTTCCAGCATTAATTTTAGCTAGAATCAACTCTTTAGCATTATCAGTAGCTGCAGATAATAATTCTGAAATATCTAGGTCGGCAGCATGATCAGAATCCTACATCTATTTAGCTAACTCAATAGCTGATTTATATTCCTCAGAATTTGTATCTTGTAAATTAGCCAAGAACTATTGAGCTGCAGGAGTATTATTAATTATATCATCATCAGATATTTTAAAAGTATTTTTTAATTTATCTAATAAGTTTATTGATGACATAAATTTTAACCTCTAATATTCTACACCTTCAAAGTTTACATTAGTAAGAACTTCTTTAGTTATAGTAGATGGATGACTACCTTTTATAGATCTACCCTAAATTCTAGAGAATGTATGGCTAAACTATAATTGTTTAATCCAATCATTATTTCCAGATCTAATACCTTCATTCCAATAATAGTTTGTAGTAAAGAATACTTTTTCACCATTAGCTGCAACACCAATAACTCCTTTACCAGTCATGTTTTGAACCTACATAACATATTTACTTAAAGGATTTACTAAGTTAATTTTATCAGCTAAGTTACCAATTGAACTGGATGTAGCCATAGATCTAATTCTATCCATAGATATTGGAGTATAAGCCATATCCATATTTCTTAAATCTTGAACAATATTTTCGATTTTTGAAGATACAGAATTTTTATAAGCTGATTCTGCAATATCTGGTGAAATCTAAGTATGTGAATGTATATTTAACTTCTTTATTAAAGCTGAACCTAAATCACTAGTTGTTAAATTATCTTTATCATTATATACTAATTTTTTCTCATTAGTATTTGAATCAGTTTCTAAATGAGCTAATCCAAAATAGATTAAAGCTGCCTAAGAAGGAGTAACATTTTCAGAGATATTATTCCAACTTAAATATTTAATAGGTCTATTTCTATTATCTAATTTATCACTAGCTTTAATAGAACTTAATTTAGTTAATAAATCAGCAATATTTCTAATAATAGCTGTTCTATTAGGAGAAGTTAATATTTTCTAAAATTCTTCTGATATATCTAAATTAGATTCTTTACCAGGTCTAACCTACATATATGTTTCATTATCTGGGGTTGGTAAATATTCTGATGCTTTTAATGTTTCCTAAGAACTTAAATCAAATAAATCACTCCATCCAATATATTTACCATTATCATCAAAGTCATGTCCCATAACATATGCTTTATCAATATCCGCTGTATCCTATATTTTTCAATATAGGGCTGACTATATCATCACTTTTTTAAAGTGTCCTCCACTTCGGGATTTTGTTGCATTTTTATAAATTATTCAAAGTCCCTACTCCCTATCGGGATAGTCGATGAACTTTCATCCTTATAAAAATATAATAATTTTTATCTAGGATGCTTAGCTGCGGATTGTCCAATCTTTTTATTTTTTACTATACTATTGATAATTACTCAATACCTTTAGATATATTTCTACTCTAAATTAGTATAAAAAGCTCTAAGGAGTTCCCCGCAATTCAAAGGATTTAATGACTACAATAATTTTATCATATATTATATATATGAAGGGTATTAAAAGAATTACTACAGATTATAATTCTGGATAGTCGGACCCCTATAACCACGTCTACCAGTGACTTACATAACATATATTATGAGAATTCTCTGTAAAACCTACAGCTTTCATCTACATAAATGATTGTAAAGTCTAAGCAGGAATACGTGATGCTGTAAATGTTAATGATTTCTTAAATGAAGATTGAATTTCATTCTTTAAGTTCTTAGCATACTTATTATTGACTTTTAATAATGATTTTTTATCTACTGTAAATATAGTAGTTTCTGGATCTGCATAATTACTAGCTGTTAATATATTAGCTATACCAGAAATTAAATTCTAAGTAGCTTCACTAGAAGTAGTAATTGAATTTAATGTCTTACTTAATAATTTAGCAAGATTAACATCAATCTAAGTTACTCCACCTCTTAATTTAGCAATATTATCTGGATTAATAATATCTCCTAAAATATTAATACCATAATAAGATCCAGCATTATATAAATTATTTAAAGCCCTTCCTACTAAACTTATTTCTGTAGGACCATTTTTAACTTCTTTATTAGCTTCAACAATTTTATTTATAGCCTAACGATCTATCTAAATAATATTATATTTTCTAGTTTTATTATTAAGTTGTTTAACTAATCTATATTTATTTATATAGTAAACATTTTCATATACTTGACCATCTTCTATAAAATAATTACTTTGATTAGGTAAAACTTGTCCATCTTTAGTAAATGATTTTAATGAATCATTATATACTGCATCAGATTTAATAACTCTACCTATTTCATATAATGGTTGATTATCTTTAGTAGTACATATAATATTATTATCAGATAATCTTTGAGTATATTTCCAAGTTATTAACTTTGGATCAGCTGCATCATCATAACTATAAGTTACTGGTTTAAATGTAATATAATCATGATTATTATTACCTTTTTGAAGAACTAGTTGTGCATCAATAGGTATTCTCTAATTAACTTTAGGTGCATTAAAAAATTCTGATATATTATCTTGAATATAAGCTAAAGATTTTCCAGAAGTTCCAAATTTCTAACCATAAATATTAGATAAAACTAATTCTGCAGCTTCATTATGAATCTCTATTTCTGGATTAGCTAATGTAATTTGTCTATCTTGATAAGTAAACTTACCTAATTTAAGATTATCAAATACATTTTGAATAGCTTTTTGATTCTATACTCCAGATAAGAAAGAATCTTTAACTTCTTTAATATCAAATATATTCATATAATGATATTTACCATCACCTTCAGAATCTAAGAACTACCACCATACTCTGGCAGGAGCTAAATTCTTAGGTTTACGGAAGTTATATTTATATTGTAGTTTACTATTAAATAATTGTATATATGGATTATTTAATAATTCTTCCTAACCATATAAACTAAATAACTAAGATAATCCAGATTCTCCATCTTCATTAACTGAATCAGCCAATCCTCTTAATATATTATTTATATTAAATTCATTTCTATATGGATCTAATAACGGATTATTATTTTCTTTTTCTTCAGTAATCATCTATTTAATAATAGCTTGATCTTTTTTAGATAAGAAATTAATCCAGTTTTGATCTTTAAATGAATAATAATCCTATATTCCATCTAAATTAAAATCTACTTCAAAAGTCTACTCTGAATCATCTATATTAGATCTAGATGCTTTTACAGTAACTAAATCAGTAGGAATAAATTTTTCATTAGAATCTAACCATGGACTTTCTTCAAACTATCTTTGTAAATATTCTGTTACTAAATATTTATTATATTCTGTAATATCTTGTCCCTAAACATATTCATTATATTTATTATCACTATTAGATAATTCATTAGCCTATAATCTAGCTAATCTTAATAAATCAGTAAACTAATAATCTCTACCTCCAACTTTATAAGTCTACATTATATTATATCCTGGAATCATAACCATACCAGAACCTGGATATTTACGTTTAATAGACTTTTTATTAATATTAGATACAAAAGTAGATAAGATATTACTGTAAATATTAGGGTCACTAAATGGAATCTTTAAAGAATCTTCAAAGTGGTCTAGATTTTTAACACCAAATTCATTAGCTATCTACATTATAATTTCAGAAGCTAATTCAGCTTTACTAGAATCCATTTTAAAATTATTGATAATTGTTTTTCCAACAATATCATATAACTTATTCATAGCCATATATTTAGGCATATTACTTTCTTTAGACAAATAGTCTGATATTGCAGACATTTCTATAGTAAAACTTTGCAAAGCTACTTTTCCTAAATCTTTATATACTTGTCTAGATATAGAGTGTAATCTACCTCCAGATTCAAGTGCAGTAATTACCTAAGAGAACTCAGTTAATTGGGCTTCTTCAACATCATGATCTGGGTCCATCTACATACCTAAACCATCTACATCTAATTCTTGATACATTAGTTTAGATTTATCATGCCAAGCAGAACTTTCATTAATATTATTTACACCATTTTTAACTGCTGAAGCATTTGCTGCATAAGCAATCATCTATGTTTTTAAAGGTTGTTCATAATATTCAGTAGTATAATTAAATCCTACAGGCTTATTATCTTTTTTATATGTAACTTTATTCATAAATTGAACTACTACATTATTAGAAGATTCTGAATATTGTAACATTGTATTACCATTATCATCTTCCACTAAATCTTCAGAGAATATTCCTCCAAAAGTATTAAATAATTCAAATAACGAATTTATAGTATGTAAATTTGGATCTATAGATATTTCTTGTCCATTATCTCTAATAGAATGTTGATTTCCTTCATTATCATATAAATGATATTTTTTATGAATATCTCCCTATTCTATTCCAGATGGACTTACTTTTCTTTCTTCTGTATAATAAATTCCATTAGTATCTTGTCCAAATCCTGTAATTTGATAATGTTGTCCATCACCATCTTGATAATATAACTTATTACCATTTAATATATCTGAAGCAAAATCTATATTACCTCTACCATATGCTTTATGTAATAAATTTATTTGTTCACCATTAACTGGATTCCATTGTAAATTAGTCATCTTTTTGAGTAAATTATACAATGAAATATCAGAATTTAATGATGCTCTAATACGTTCATTAGACATTACGAATGTAGCAAACTTCAATAAAGTAGCTGTTCCAGTATTTGCATCATAATGATGCCAAATAGGTTTTTGATTATCATTACTTACTTCCTAATCCTATAAAGAATTATTCTATAACATAGATACCCAAGACAATATAAATGCAGAACCATCATGAGCATCTTCAGTTTCTGAATCTCCTCTAAAGTTAAATATTTTAGCTTTAGTATCTTTAATAGTAGCTACTTTAAATTTAGTAGGAACTCCATTAATATTAGGCTACATATATTGTAAAGTAGCTGGAATAATTACATTACGTTTTAATTGAGTACCTTGTGCATTAGCTTCTATTTTATTATAAGCTAAATTAATCATATGTAAGGCATCAGATATTTCCTAAGTAGGTTCTTCTCCAGCAATAAGTAAATTATTGATATATGAATCTAATTCTACAAGAGTTGTTGGTCCTACTTTAGTTGGAGGTAATATACCTAATTTATTTAAAGAATAAGATATATTATTTCCAAACTAATCTTTTTGATCTAAATCTATTACTGCTATATTAGATGTCTTTTTATTAACAACACCAGATTTATCAGGATGTCCAATTTCAGATCCAGTAAGAAGTAATCTAAGATTATTAGATGTTAATGAATCAATTAAAAAATATTTTTTTAATAATGGATTAAGTTCAAAATTAGCTGGAACTCCTCCAGATATTCTTCCTCCATTATAAATATCTTTACCATCAATTTTAGCTAAAATTAATCTTCCATTTTTAATCCAAGTCTATTCATAATTAAGTTTTTCAGATTTAGTTAAGAATTTATTAGATGTAATAGCTTTAGCTAATGGATTTTTACTATCTTTTAATGAATCAGATTCATCGAAATATGTAGTATTTAATTTAATACCAGAAGCTAATAAATCATTAACAAAGTTAAATTGTTCAGTTAATAATCTAGCTTTTAATGAATCCTATTTATAAATATTATATAAATCAGTAGCATAATGATATAATAATTCATTAAATCTACAGTAATTTACACTTTCTCCAGATTCATTTATATAACTTCCAGTTCTATAATGAGTGTCTAATTGTAACTAAACACCATGAGCATCTGCATCAGCTAATAACTATTGTTCTGATTTAGTTTTTATAATAACTTCTACATCTAATGCTGTATGAATAATTGGACCATATATTTTCCTATAATCCTCTAATACTTTATTATATATTTTATTATAATATCCTCCAATAGTTTTACTATATATATAAAGTAACTCCTACTCGTTCATTTCCATTAATCCTTTTTGAATATACTCTTCATTAGGATTTCCTTCAAAATTAGGAATAGTTAGTTTAGTAGAAGCATTTACTAAATAATTTAAGAATGTAGTTTTATCTGAATAAGTAGTAGGCTATATTAGTACATTTCCATTAGTTAAAAACTAATTAAAGAAATTAGTAATCATAGCTTGATGAAATAATTCACCAGTTTTCATATCTTTTACTTTTTTCTTTAATGTATTTTTAGCCTAAGCATCAGTATTCATTACTATACCTTCTAATAAATCTGCATTATCTACAAAGAATAAATCTGCAGCTGCAGTTGTATTATTAGTTACTTGTGCTTCTTGTTTTACCTTATTTATATAATAATAAATATTACCTCCTAAGAATGAAGTTCTATAGTTGGCAATACCATTACCTTGAATATCTTTAGTAATTGCTTTAGATATTTCTCCACTTAAAATAGCTTTTGATGTAGCTAAATTATCTATCCAAGAAATATTATCTGGAACTACTAATAATTCAGGTTGATTATATTTAATTTTAATAATATTATTTAAATCTTCTCTACTAAATCCTTTATGAGTAGACTAAAAATAACTCATAAACTAACTAGGAGAATAATTTTCTAATTGTACCTACTAATTAAAATCAATATATAAATTATTAATATATGCTGATCTAGCAGCTGACATTATAATGTCTGATAAGAAATTATCATATTTTCCAGTATATAACTATTTATATATAGCTAAAGTTTGTAATCCTCCATTAGATAAAAAGTCAATATTTAATTCAGCTTTAATAAATTTAAGCATATCTGTAAAATATTGAATTTCTTTAGGAACATCGGCATTAGAATTAGTATTATATTTTAATATATCCTAAACAATAGTTTTATCCGATAAATCAATAGGACTATTTCTACTAAATATCTTCTAAAATATAATTTCATCTGGATTAGTATTTAATCCTCTAGAATTTTTAGGAGGATTTAATGATATTTCAATTTTATTTAAAGTAGAATTAAATAAACCTTTACTTCCTGCATTAGATATATAAACCTAATATTTTCCTGCAAAATTAATAGATCTATAAGCTATATTATTAGATAATCCCTGTACAGGAGTAATTGTATATATTTTTTGTAATGCAATTCTCTAATCAGTATTATGTTCTTTACTTACATATTGATTAATTGCATTTCTAATATTATACTCTTCTTTACGATTTGGATATTTACTCTTTATTCCAGATGTAAGATTACCATTAGAATCATATATATTTTCCCAATAGTTTGCTGGAAGTACTCTATCCATAGTTCCAAATAAACATTCTATAATAGAATAATGTTCTGGAATTAATTTATTCTTTCTATTAGTAGTTTCTATATTTATAAATGAACTTTTATCTTGTTCATTTAAAGCTGTAACATAAATAGAATATAATACATTAAAATCAAAATCATTTAATTTAATGGTAGGTCCAGTCAAAATATCTCTAATTTGATCTATTCTAGATTGTTTTTCTTCCGCAGAAACATAAGAAGGATTAAATAATGATGCAAATATTCTTCTTCCATGTAAGTATGGATTTCTATGAAAAGTAGTTATTTCATGTTTTAAATGTTCTAATATTTTCTGTTCTGGTTTAGATAATTGAGAATATCTATCATTAATATTCTAAAATAAATTAGTTATAGCATTAGAAAAAGATACAATATCTAATTGTCTAAATGGTTTTAAATTTGGATGTTTACTATTATACATAGGTATAATACTAATAACTAATTTAGAGAATTTAGCTATTTCATCTATAGCACTACGTCCTTCATCAGTACCCCAAGATTTTCTATGGCTATCACCATCTACTCCAAAAGTATATTTATTAAGATTATAAGCTACTTCAGTATCCTTATAATTCTTATTAATAGATATTACTTTATTTCCAAAAGCGTCAGTTATAAGGTCATCAAAATATACTAAGTTAATATAACTGTTTAAGGCTCTTAGTAATTCAGATTTCTTACCACTATTTTCTACAGACCAAGCATGATTAAGCATATTAACATATTGCTGTAATTTATCTGCATAATTTTCTGTACCAATTCCCTATAACTCTTTAATATGATTCCAGAATAAATTATAAGCTCTAGTTCTTTGAATAGATACCGATCCATTATGTATATTAAATAAAGGACCATTAATATCCATTCCAATATTTACTGAATGTAAATAATCTACAATATTATTATATAATTCATTTTTATATTCAGCAATATTTCTATTTAAATCTTCATTATTTCCAGTGATACTTTGTGTATCTTGATCAATAATGAACTTTTTAAGAATAGATAATTTAAATCTAGAATCTCTTATACTTTCTACACTAATTGCTGATAAATAGAATCTATTTTTAATTGCCTATAAATTAGTTTCTCTTCTAGAAGTTTCATCTTCTAACTAAGCACCTTCAATATTAGGTACAGATTCTGTATTATCTGAAGTAGAATTTAATGCTTTTTCAGATAATCCAATATTATTATTAAAGTAATCAGTAATTCCTTCTGTTAATTGATTTTTAAAACTATCTACTTCACTATCGGGAATTATGTCATATTTATCTTTTAATGTATCTATTCTTGAATTTATAGCCTATATTAAATCTTCTTTAAGTTGATTTAGTGCCTCTATTTGTTGAGGTACACCACCTAAAGATTCATCAAATGTAGTTTTAAACTAAGAAGAATCTAAATCTATTAATCGAGATTCAATGTCAGATAAAATATCTGACACTGATTTCATTACTCGATTATTATTTGCTGTTTTTATAGCAGATGCATTAGTAACTAAAGATTTAATCTAAAATTTCTAATCACTACTGTACAGCTTTGCTGAACATTTTTTTGCCATATTTATTATATATTACTACAAGATATTAAATCTGTTAATAACTTATCTAATTCATTACGTAATTTATTATCTTCATCATATATTTCTAATGAATCTAAATCATCTTGAATAGACTCATTATTTGCATAATTTAGTCTTAACTATTTTATACCTTCTTCTGTTGAATAATTATTTATATTTAATAAATCTTTATATGTTTGATTTTTAGTAATACTATCAATGTATTCTATAGCATCTGGATCTAAAATAGTAGCTCTATAAGATTTTATAAATGAGTTAAATTCATTTATTCTATTTTTACGATATTCTAATTCAGATTGTTTCTAATCTACTTCAGAATCTAAATCTACAATTTCTCTAGGTGTAAATTTGAAAGAACCATCAGCATTTTTAGAAATTATTATTTCTGAATTAGGATTTCCTTGTAAAGATACTATTAGATTTCCATTATCCCAATTAATACTTGAATTATTATCTAATACTCCTTTTATATTATTATTTTTTAACTAATCATTAATATATTCCCTAAAAGTCTATAATTTAGGAGCAAAAGTATCTTCAATAGGCATAACAGTATCTAAAGTAAGAGAATTATTTTTAAAAGCTGCATTTGTTTTAGCTTCTAAGTCTGCATTTATTTCAGATATTATTGCATACTAAATTTGTTGTGGATTTATAGATTCTCCATTTAATAATTCTTCTATATATTCAGCTATATTTTCTTTAGACCAGCCAGCAGCATACATTAACATATATAAATTATCAGCTTCTTCTTCAGTAAAAATATCATCTAAAGAAGTAGGTTTAGTCTATTTTTTAGTATCTAAATTTTGAGCACTTTCTGATAAATCAGCTAATTTTATATCAAATACAGGCATATCTACATCTACATCAGTTGTAAATAAAGCTAAATTTGTACTACATGGTAATAATATAGCTTCACCAGTTTTTGGATCAGTTACAACATTATGGTCATTTTTAGATACCCCCATAGTTGGGTCAATATAAAATCCATTTTTAAAATAAGCATCAGTTGCTCTAGGAGATAGTTTCTTACTATCTTGGGTTTCTGTCATTATATCAGAAGTAGTACCATGGAAAGCTAATGAAAACATATCAAATAAAGTAGTATCTAAGGATCTACCATTAGCTCTTTCTAATTTATTTAATATATTATTATATTTTATAGTCTTTTCTACAGTAGTTCCATCTATATTTTGATAACTTATAGTTCTATTATAACTAATTCTATCATATCCTTCACCTTGTGAATCAGCAGCAAACTATCTTAATGCAGATTTACATAAATCAATAATAGATGATGGAATAGATCTAATAGCTGAGTTTTCTCCAGAAAAATGTAATGTATATTGTGTACCATCTTCATCTTCTGTTGTTATAGTATTATTAGAAGTTTTTAACTCAGTTATAAATCCAGATAATGAATTAGCTTTATCTTTGTTAGGACTAATAATAGTAGTTTCTGATAATGGTTTACTAATATTAGAATTAGTTGTAGGATCATAAGTAGTTTTTGATAATTGTACTACAGGATTAATAACATCAGTAAATAAGTTAGATATTAAATCTTCATATTTTCTAGATATTTCTGGAGTTAAATAAATTCCAAATATTCCTTCTTTAGTAGGTTTATAAAAACTATTACCATCAGTAATATTAGTAAGTTTTCTTATGTATCTTCCTTTACCACTTCTAGGATTACCAAATCTAAACTATCTAACAGATTCAGCTAAACTATTATTAAACTCATCTACTAAATTCATAGCCTCTACAGTAGTACCATATTTTGTAGCTATAGCCTATTTAGCTGATTGTTCATCACCTTCTGCAAATCCAGTTTTATTCTACTAATTTTGCTAAACAATTTCATAGAAATCATCATTAGCTCTAGCAGCATTTAATAAGTCTTTCTCAGAATAGGTATCTTTATTCTAATTTAAGAACTATGTAAGTTTTTGATTATATGCTTTTAGATTAGCTCTAAAGTTCCATAAAGAAGTTAACCATCTAAAAGACATAGGTTGTGTTTCAAATGGGAACATATTAATTCTAACAGTTTCTTTATCAGAACCTTTATTTACTGTTTCAGATTTTAATATATTAGCATAAGATGATTTATATAAAGAAGTAAAAGAAACTCCTCTATTATCTAGTACTAACATTCTAACAGAAGGAACAACTGTTTGAAGATTAAATGGATTAGGTGTTTTACCTGTTTCAGCTAAACGTTCAGTTTCTCTTTTCTATTGTATATACTAATTTAATAAATCTTCTTTCTTTAATAATGTATCTCCAGAAACAAACATAACACCATGTGCAGTAACATGTGAATTATCTTTTACTCCAGGTATTCCTCCAGTATAAATATATACATCAGAATGTTGTACATAAGGATGTTTATATAACCATCCTTTATTATTAGATTTTACATCTAATAGTTCATCATAATGTACTAATGGAGTACTTTGAATCATTTTACCCTATGCTTTACGACGTAAATAAGTTAATCCAGATAATTGTGGATTTACTTTTAAATACATAGGATTTCCTTGAGATGTTTTTAAATATCTAGAGTGTAATCCATTAATCAACTATTTATATTTTTGTATTTCTTCTGGAATAATTTTATCTCTAAGTTTCTATAATGAACTTACTTTATCAGTATCTCCATTTTTAGTAGCCTAATCTATTTCATTATTTATATTTATATAATCAATATTACCTTCAGTAAAGGATTGTTCCCAAGTTTCAGGTCTAGCTAATTGTCCTAAAGTTAATATATTTTCAGTAGTTCCTGTTTTAAATTTAGCAACTAAATTAAATATTAAATTATCTCTAAGAGCCATAGATCCACCTTTTATAGTATTACCAGATTCATCAACACTATCAGTTACTAATCCACTATAACCTATAAAACTATCATGTTCTTCATCGTAAGGTCTTACTTCAACCTAAAATTCTATAGAATCAAATTCTTGTTTAGTAATAAGATCTTTAAGTTCTAAAGGTAGATCTTCATAAGAATGCTTATATAATATAGCACTCTTAAAGTCTAATAATTTCTTAACTAATGAACTTTTTTCCTATCCAGTAATTATTTGTGGTAATTTAGTAAATATTCCTAAATCCCTTTTAGTTTGACTATCTACATAAGGATTATTCCAAATAATACTTGTAGTACCATCTTCATTAGTTACTTTAGTTCTAGATAATCCAGATAAATGATTAGCTCCATATATTCTAATATTAGTTTTAGTATCTAATATTTCAGCTTTCTTTTGATTATTCTATAATTCTCCAACAGAATTATTTTCACTACCACCTAAAGCTGTCTATATTGCAGGAGCAACATCTTTTTTAGGAATTGGTTTTTCATCTGGAATAGTTACATTAGTATCAGTTTCCTATATAGGAGGATTTTCATCATCATCAGGTTCTTTTATATTAGTAAATCCAGTAGTTTGCTTATACTTATTACCTAAATCAGAATCTATCTAATTTACGTCATATTCTACTTCATTACCTTCAGAATCTACTAACGTATACTTACCATCAGATATATCTTTAATATTATATATTCCTTTTACAGATCCATCATCATTATATATCTGTATATAATCTCCAATTTTTAATTTCGGTATTTGTTCACTTGACTAAGTAGATTGTGTTTCAGATGTCTATGATTGAGGTTCTTCTAATCCCATTTGATCTAATAATTCTTTTCTAGAATTTCTAAATTTTTCTGCAGCTTCTAATAAGCTTGGTGCAATTTCACTATGAGTTTCTATAGTATTTTTATTAATATACTTAGTAAGTCCATTATCAATTAATATTGATCCAGATCTACCACGACTAATCATAGTGTATACATCTTGTAACAATTGTAATAAGCCAAAAGAAGAATCATTAGTAGGAATCTTCCAATCTTTATCTACTATAATATAATCAAATTCTGCACCCTATACTTCTTCAGCATTATTAAATCTAGTAACATTTATTCCATTATTCTTTAATTCTTTATATGCAGTAGATGTTTCTGATCCAACAAAACCTACAGTAGAATCCTATAATTTTTTAATAGTATCCGTAGTAAGTGAATTTGTAATCATATCACCTCTAATTTCATCTCCATTATAAAGTTTTAAAGAAATATTTTTAATATCCTAAGATATTTGTCTAATTATTTCTGCATTTTTTGGTTCACTATCTAAACCATCAATACTCTATAATTTATTAGCTAAAGTAATTAATATATTTAAATTATCCTATTTTTGAGTATTTACATCACGTAAAGAAATAGATAATTTTGGTGTTCTAGTGATTAACATAGTTTCTCTATCTATATTTAGAGTACCTTTTTTATTATAACCATTCTAATTAGAATCACCTAAACCAATAATCTAAGTTCCAGTACTTTCAGCAAATTCATTTAATAGCTATAATTCTATAGTACTAAAGTGAGTTACCTCATCAATAACGATTAATTCTGGAGCATTATCTGTATTATATTTAATTATACCTCTTTTTAAAATAGATACAGGAGAACCCTGTTCTACTTCCTATGTAATATATTTATTATCATTACTATTAGGATTATCTAATTCGTGTAATATTTCAGAATATGTTTCTGGATCTATTATACTATTAAATAATTCTTGTCTAGATTTAATTTCTCCAGTATTTAATGTACTCTTTAAATTTTCCTATTGTTGTGGTTTAGGAGCAGATAACCAAATATTCTTTGAATCAGTATATTTAATTACATTACCAATAATTACTTTAGTTTTTCCTGCACCAGCTACTCCATCAATAAAAATAAAGTTTTCTAATATAGGAAGTTTAGTAGTTAACTATTTATTAAGATATTTAAATCCATCATTAATAATGTTTTTACCTATTATCTTAGCTATAGCAACTCTAGAAGCATATTCCTATATAGTTAATGGGACAATATTTTTAGATGTTTCATCATTTAACTATTGCTATACAAAATAATTAAAATCATTAGATTTTAATGCAGAAATAGTAAATAAATATACCATTTTATCAAAACTAGTGAAATCACTATATTTGATATTATCATCTAACTACATAGTATGTTGTTGTACTATATCACCTAAATCTCCATTAACTATATTTTCTAATAACTAAGATTTTTCTAATATTTCTTCAAAAGAATAACCCTAATCTAATAATTTCTTTAAATTATTATAATACAGATTTTCTATATCATTTATATATATAGCTGATTTAGATGAATTAGATGTATCTATGTCTTCAATACCTTCTAATAAATCAACTTCATTACCATCAATAGTAAATTTGAAAGCATCTCTATTGCCATTAAAAAATTCTAATTTAATCTTATTAAACTTAACATCTGCTCTATTAAATTTTTCAGTTTTATTTATTTTATTAGCATCAGATATAGCTTTCCATTGTTCTATTTCATTTTTATATTCCTATAATCCTTGAATAAGCATATTAGCTGTATCACTATCCAATTCTGGAAGTGGCTCAAATTTAGAATATACATCAGAATGATTTTTAGCAAACTCATTTATAGATTTATTATGTCCTATAGGATTTCCAAAATTAGCTTCAGTTGCAGTAGCATATAAATATGCCTAAAGCATTTCTATAATATTTGCAGCTTCATCTAAACTTTCAATCTATTTAGAACCAAGTTCAAAAGAATCTACATTATCTCCAGACTCTCTTTTCTAAATAATATATTCTAATAAAGCTTCTAAGTTCTTATCTTCTGGATTTAATTTTAAAGTAAATGCTTTTAATAATTGAGCTACAGGATTAATGTCTTTAACATAATCCTAAGCATTTTTAAGTACTTTATAGTTTACAGAATCATCAATATCGTTTTTAATATTTGTTAATGTATTTTTAATATCAGCCATTAATTCTGATACTTTAGATTCCTATTCTTTACTAATATCTTCATCAGATTTAGTTTTATATTCTTTATTTTCCTAAGCTTCATCTAAATCATTTAAATCATCATGAAGTTTTTGGATAATATCGTCTTCAGAATGTTTATCTGAAAATATTAACATTTCTGGGCTGAATAATACTGGATAATCTTCATCAGAATCTGCTTGAGTATTCTTTAATATATCTATAGCTTCCTAAACATTTTTAGCATGCATTAATTTATACAATTCTGTAGAATCATCATCTTCATCATATTCAAAATCAAATAATTCAGCTATTTCTTGTTTAGTATCTTCATCTGCATTAACTATAGTATTAGCTAAATAGTTAATTAAATTAGATAAATCCTAAGTAGATATATTATTTTCATCATAGTTATCATATCCTAAATTATCTGAAAAATATTTTAAGATATTACCAACTACATCTTGTTTTTTACTATTATCTGTATTTTCATCAGTTAATATTTTATTAACATTATCATTAAAATATTTCTAAATAGAATCAGATACTTCAGAAATATTAGATAAATCAGGTTTTAATTCTGAAAATATAGATTTAATTCTTTCTTTCTAATCATCCTATAAATTAGAATTATTTAAAAAGCTATTAACATTATATTCTAAAGTATTATTAGCTATATCACTAAGTCTTGTTCTTAATCTAGCTCTAATACGTCTAGAAGTAATAGAATCAATCATTCCTCCAGTTTTATCTAATATATCTAATATCTTTTGACTAGTATTTTTAGCTAATTCTTGATTCATCTACTATAAAGTAAATAATCTGTTAGCTCTACGTTCAGCAAAATCTTCTTCAGTTTCTCCTTCCATTAAAGAATCTCTAGAATTATATTGTTCATCAGATTCTCCATTTAATTTAGAATCCCAATTATAAGGTTGTACATTTAGTGGAGATCTTTCATCATTATCTAATTGATCTAAAATTTCTTTAGTTCCTTTAAATAATTTAGATTTCTCTACTAATTCCTACATTAAAGGAATTATTTGAGCTTCTACTGCTTTAAATTTTTCAAAAGCTTTAGCTGACTCTTCTTTCTATTGTGATCTTTTATATTCTAAATATTCATTTTTATACTAGATTTTTTCAGAATTACTTAATTGGTCTAATTCTTTTCCACCTTTATTATTATAAACCCATTCTTCAAAGGTCATACTAATAAATGGAGCATGGAGTCCAGCATCCATATTAAATAACATTCTTCTAGTATAATCTAATGATTTTTCTCCATTTAAGAATGCATCACGTTCTGCAGTTAAAGAATCTACTTTATCCTAAAGTTTCTATATATTCTATTGTCTAGAAGGATCTTGTAAATAAGAACCCTATTTAGTAGAACTATCTGGTAATATTTGTCCAGGATCATTTACATCATTAGGATTACCAGTTTTAGTTTTTAAAGCATTTTTTAAATCAGACTAAGCGTCAATAAGATTACTAATAATATTTTGGAACTATTGTTGATATCCTGTAGAGTAAGCCTAATCTTTTAAAGTTTCTTTTAACTATTCAAATCTAGCTTCTCCTAAAACCATTTTATCAAACAACTAATCATCTGATAAATTAGCACCATTATCATTTATAATATTAGTAAGTTGATTTACTTCTTCTTTAATTCTATTATATACAAAATCATTCTAAGAATCACTTTTATCATCAGTAGTTAAATATACTTTATTTCCTTCTGAATCTTCTTCAAATTTAGATGATGATAAATTAGTACTTCCTAATTTACCTTTATTTTTCCATGATTCTAGTTCACTTAAAATAGTATCTCTATGCCCATTTCTAATAAGATACATTAATTGATCTTTATCAGTATTACGTGAAGTTATATTTCCATTATATGCATCTACACCATAAAATATTCCTCCACCCATAGCACCTCCTAAGAAGTTCATAGAATATCTTTCCATTGCATTTTCCCAAGCACCTACATCTTTTATTCCACTCTAATTTAGGAAATTTGGACCTAAACTACCAGCCCATTGATATAATTGTTTAGACATATCTGCAACTAATTCTTCGGATACTTCTTCAAGACCTTCACCAACAGCTTTTCCTACAGCACTTGTAGTATGATATTTTAAATCCTCTAAGAAATTATTAGTAGCATTTTTACCAATAGTTTTACCTGTATCAATAAGCTACATAATTTTATTCTTACTAGAAAGCTAAGGATTCTTAATTATTTGTGTTAATGAATCTTTCCAAGTATGTGCTTCTTTTTTAAATGCATTACGTATAGCATTTTGAGTATCTCCAGTTAAATCATCAAAAAATAGTTCACCTATATGTGTATATTTATCAACTCCAAACATACCTATAGTACTACCTAAAGCTACAATAGCTGCATCATGCTTATTAGCACCTTTTTCTAATAAAGTCTAATATACATCTGTATTAGATATTAAAGACATATAAGCTAAAGACATATCAGCACCTAATCTAGCTTGTTTCTATAATATGTCCTATACTGGATTTACATATTTCTATATTAATGATTTACCTAAAGCACTTTCATACCATTTTTTAGGATCTCCTAAATAAGATGCCATATTATAAGTAGCATCTAAAGTTCCTTCAATTTCTTTCTATTTCATAGCTGCAGATGTTATCATATATTCTGCAGCTGCTCTCTATTGAGCCTATTCTAATAGTCCTTTATTATTTTGTAATTTACTAATACCATTAGCTATAGCTTTTTGTTGTCCCCATTGTAAAGCAACATCTGTAGCTAAATTAGCAAAATTTTCTAAAGCAAATGTATGTTGTTTAGCATATTCAGAAGATCCACTAGTAAGACTTTCAGCCATACCTGCAATAGTATTTAATGTCTTATTATCTTTAGGTTCTCCAAATAATCCACCTATCATAGAGTTTAACATAGGTAGAGTCTTAGCTAATTCTCTAAATACTAATCCTCCAGAGTATATTGGAGCAACTACTGGACCCATGAATAATGGAGCTAATTGTACAGCAGATTTAGCAATAATTCCAGGTATTGATTTATCTGAACTATCAGAGTCAAAGAAATCATATTTATTAATACCTTCATTATCTATAGTTAATAAATCAGTTTTAGATACTACCTATTTATTAGCTAAAGATCTTCCATTTAATGTTTCTGTATAATATTCTCCAGCATTATTAATTTTAAAGTCTCCTGCCTAATGGTGTACTTTCTATTTAGTATTTGGATCAATATGATATCCTTCAGAATCCCATGTAGCATATACTAATGGATCACTAAATAATGATTTAAACCAACCTATTGGATTTTTAGTTAAAGATAAATCATTAGCTGTTTTATCCAAAAATTTACCTGTTTCTGTATCAAATATATTAGACTATTGTGCTAATTCTTGATTAGTAAATTCTTGTGGTCCTTCCATATTTCTACCTATAATACCCATACTTTGTTTAGTAGGATTAGTTACAGTCTAAAATGAAAAGTTACCATTTTTAATTTTAGCATTAGCTGGAGCGTCAGTATCAAACATACTATACTAATAATTATCTTCTTTAATTTTACCAGAAAATTGATTAAATTCTCCAACTTTCTATTTATAAAAATCATCAAACTTCTATTGTTGAAAATTTCCTTTATCATCTTGAAATGCAGGATTATTAGTAATAAAACTGCTCTTAAGATATTGATCTTTAGATAATATCTGTGTATTATTTCCATTCATTCCAAGTACATCTTGAAAATCACCATTAGTAAAATTGGGATTATTTATACTTGCAACAATATAATCATTTTCTCTCATATTTAATTATTTAATACCGATGCACTAGAAGTATTAGCATTAATTCTTTTTTGCATTATCTAAGCTTTATAGTCTTCTAATTTTCCATTCTTAGTAGAACCTTTAGATGCAGTAATTGCTTGTAAATTATTATAGGTAATTGGCATATATACTGTTCCTTGATATATATCATCATGTCCATTAAAGTCATACCAATTATCTACATCTATAGTATATGGATTCTTAGCATCATCAGTTAATCCTTTCTAAATTCTTTTTACTAATTGATCATCAGGATCTTTAATTTTCTAAAAATATTTAGAATTAGGATTCTTAATAATAGATCCATCTCTATCTACAGCATAAGCATTTATAATAAAATACTGTTGGAACATCTTAGGATTTTCTCTTCCAGTTCTCTAATCTACTAAATGCATCAATTTACTATTATTCATTAAGTATTTACCTAGTACCTAATCATATCTATCTGGATTATTCTTTGTAGCTCTTTGTGCAGCTTTTACACAAGATTCATATTCATCTAATATTTCTAAATCCACACTACCATCTGCTTTCTTTGGTAAATGTGCTGAAGTTCCTCCAGAATTATCATACATAATATCTTTCCATTGTCCAGAATTTATTTTCTAATTACCAAAAGTAATAGAATTTGTATTAGTAACAATTCCAGATAAACCACTATTCATTACATTATATAAACTAGTTTCTGGTATAGTATTTTTATCAGAACCTAAAATATTACCATAATTAGTACCAGTAATAGACATCTAAGCATTACTTCCTTTATTTATTTGTAATGTTATAGGAGTACCCCCTCTTTCTTTAATAATATTAGAATAGAAGTTACTTTCTTCTTCTCCAGTTTTAGATTTATCAGTTTCCTTTTTAGTTCCATCTGGATTAAGGTCTGGCTAAAAATCAGTATCAAAATTAAATTTATTTGTAGTTTTAGAACTAACTATTTGTGTAATTTGTTGTATTACTCCAGATTCAGTTCCATTAGATTTTAATTTTAATAATGTTTTCTAGTTATTAGGTAACATATTATATATAGCACTAATAGCAGCTTTAGCCTATTGTAACTAATCACTAGTAAATACTTTATTTTTATATACACCATCAAAATTTAAAGCATTCATAACAGTCTATTCTCCGTATTTATCTGCTGCTGCTTTTAATATTTCTAATCCACCTTGAATTTGTTTTTGATCTTTTACAGAATAACCAGATAATGTATTTTCTGATGATCCAAGACTTGATGTAAAAGCATTAATAGTATCACTAATTTCTTTTGTAGAAGTACTATTATTAACTATATCTAATAAGTTATTATTAAATTTATACTAAGGGTTCTCTCTACGTTCTGCAAGAAGATTACCATTAGTCTATAATATATAATTTTTCTAATTTTTTAAATATTCTTCTGGAGATACTATTTTAATTTTATCACTAGCATCCTTAACAACTACTCCTCCATTTGAAGTAACAGCTGCTTCAGCTATAGAATTTTTACTATTTGCTAGTGCGTAAGATTTATTAAAAGCATCTTTATTTTGTTTTACCTAATTAAGGTAATTTAAATTTTCTAAATATTTATTAGCAATAGATGATGATGATCCTGTACCTAATGGATCTAGTAATGATTGCTATGACATATCATTCTAAATCTTAGATATTACAGCACTAACATCACTTTGTAAACCATCAATACTGCCTAATTTAGTATATAAATCTTTTTCTGTTAATTGTCCAGAATTACTTCCTGATTTGGATGAGCCACTAGAAGTGCCTCCACCTACACCAGCTCCCCCTAATAATGCAGCAGCTAATGCTACTCTACTAGAACCTTTATTTGAAGTAGTTACTGGTTGGTAAATGGAGGCCATAAAGCCTCCACCACCAGCATATTTTCTAATTTTAAATTTCATTATTGTAACATTCTTGCTTGTGCTAAATAAGTATCTATAGCTTTCCAAATAGATTTCATAAATCTATCATTGTCTTTAGCAGTTATCTTTTTATATCCATCAACATCCATAAATACATTTACAGAAGAACCATTTTTAGCTGATACTACATTAGAAGGAGTATATCTAGGAGTAGCTACAGGTGGTAACCAATCTCCAGGTTGTATTCGTTTATTATATGTTCTAATTCCATATAATGTAGTAAAATCCTAATCCCATTGTCTTTCAGCATTGTTCATAATAATTCTTTGCTTATATCTAATGTTATTAGCAAGATTATCTAAATCTTGTAATTTCTAATTTACTACATTTACCTAATCCTAAGTAGTAGCTGTAGACTATAATTGAGCTATTTCCTTTTGTAAATTCTAATATTCAGTAGTCATTCGTCCTAATTCTGGATCTAATGCTAAAGCTCTACTCTAAGCTGCATTTAATGTACCTAATTTTTGAGCATTATATTGATCCTAAATAGCTTTTTGTTCTTCAAGTTTCTATTTATAATCCAACTCTGTCTGCATCTTATAACTATCAATAGATGTTTGATTTGCAGCATCAGCCTATTGATGAATATTAGCAATCATTCTGTTAAGATCATCTAATTTCTATCCAACTGTATTAGCTAACTAAGTACGTTTATCAGAATTTTGCCAACCTATTTTTTCAGCGATATCTTGATGCTTCTAAATCATATCTTGATTTCTAACAGCCTATTGTTGATTCATATCATTAACTTTCATCTAGGCTTCTAATTGTCTAGCATTATTAACATTAGCGTCAGATGTTACTGGTTTAGAAGCCTAAGCAATTAATTTAGAAGCCTAGTTAGCTACAGCCTAATTTCCAGCATAATCATCTGTAACTTGATGTGCATATTGATTAGTTACTGGAATACTAATATTTCTATAACGAGCGATTAAATCGTCTCTACGTCTATTTGTAGCATTTATATCACCAATTAATCTATCACTAGCTAATAACTAAGGCATTATAGAAGATAAATCATATCCTTGTTTAGTTTGTTGATTTATTCCAGGTCTAACTCCAGGATCTTTTGGGTTATTTGGATCAACTGGTTTATTAGGATTTACTGGATTATTTGGATCTTTAGTAGGATCATTCCATCTTTTAATTTTATAATAATTATCAGTTGGATCTAAGTACATATCCCATCCTACACTATGTAATCTATCCTACCATTTCTTTAATCTATCAGCATCCTACCAATCATCATAATTACTACCTTTTCTACCTAAAATACGTCTATCATCAGTAATACCACTATATGAACCATCTGGTGTATATTGAGTATTAAATGAATCTTGAGTATTACGTTTATCAGTACCAATCATTTTATAACGACCAGCATTTCTAGCACTTACAATAGATCTAGAATTATAACCATAAGGATTAGCCTATTTATAAGCATCATCAGCTTTACTTAATTTATCCTACCAATAAGCTGTCTAATAATTTTTAACATTAGTAGCATCTTTATTATATGCTTTATTTAAGAAATTACCTTTTTCTCCTCCTGCATTATTATAAATTACTGAATGATCATGTTGCATACCATTAATCCAATTACCATAAGTATCATCTTTACCATACTTAGCTAATTGATCAATAATATAATCTTCAGTAGGATTAAATACATTGTTAATCCAAGTAGTATTATTTTGAGTATTATTTACTCCACCACTATATCCAAATCCTTTTCCTGGATATTTCTTATATAAATTAGGGAGTATTCCAGCATTTTGATATTTAGGAATTAATAATCCACCCTATTTATATGAATTTAGTATATCTAGTTTACCTCCATTTTCTTTTTTAGAAGATTTAGTCTATTTAGATCCAGACTCTGCAGCATTCTTCTATTCTTTTAATGAAGTTTTATTATTTTTATTATTTTCTTTTAAATTTGCTTTTCTTTCTTCCCATAATCTTTTAGCTTTTGCAGATCTAAGATTAGCAAGTCTTTCTTGTTTTTCCTAAGTCCAATTAATAGCTTTTTTAGATGATGGTTTAACATTTATATTAGTTTCAGTATTAGCATTTTTTACAGAATTAGATAATTGCTAAGCTGTATTTTGTTGAACAGTTTTAGGAGTTTCAGTAACTACTGATTTCTAATTCCATGGTAATGGATTACCACTCTACTATAAATCAGATTTAAATTTCTAATATTCTCCAATATCTCTAGTTGTATGAGGAATAGTAGATTTAACCTAATTAGCTGTAACAGTTTTTTCATTATCTACTTCTCTAAGTAGTTTACTCTTACCTAAATTACTTAACCATTGTGGTTTATTTAATTTCTAATCACCATTAATAAACTAAGCAGTAGTTCCTGTAGCTAATTCAAAATCAGTAGGAAGTCTCATTGCTCTAGCTAAAGCCCAACGTTTATTCCATACTTTTCCTGATTTAAAGTCATCACTTCTTTGTTTAACTCGATTATAGTATTTTTCATTAACAGATCCAGCAACATTTTCTTTAGCCATTTGTTTGTCACCAAATCCTTTAACTTTTCCTATAGTCTTACCTTTTAATCCAGTTTTATCTGAATAGTTAAATCCAGTAAAACTATCATCAGAATCTAATTTATATTTAGAATGTAAATCTTTTGCTTTAGCTTCTGCAGCAGCCTATCCTTTAGACTTACCTGCTTCATGAATAGCTTCATAATCAGCTTTATCCATAACAATAGATTTACCTTTAGCTGTAGTTACTTTAACTTGATTAGATTCTCCAGATCTAATATGTCTAAAGGTTTTATAATTCTTAACTGAATGTGCAGCAGTTCGTCCTGCACCAGATACTGCACTAAATAATCCAGCTAAATTTTTCCAATCATCAACTGTTAATTTACTACGTCCTTCAGAAGTTGAGGCTTTAATAACAGATTTCTATACATTTTTATCAGTTACTAAATTATAAGCCTAAGCATATGCCCATGCTTTTGGTAATAATCGTACAGCATTACGTAATACTCCTGCAGATTTACCGCCAGGAAGCATACCCACAGCTGTTAATCCAGCATTAGTAGCTAAATTTTTCCATACATCTCCTGATGATACACTTTTATCATTTATATCTGCCATTAAATTACCAGCCATACTACCTAAACCTAAAACTCCAGATGCAGCAGTTCCATATCCAGGAAAAAATGATGTTACTAAAGCACCTAAATCAGCTGCAATAGCTGCTGCTCTAGGAGTATCTACTGAATTATCCCAACTATCAGCAACAATTCTATTTCCAGCAATTTCTTGTGGAGTAGGTTTATGCTAATTACTTAAAGTTCTTACAGCATTCCTATGACCAATATACATAGGCTTACCATTAACTATTTTATATTCTATCCATTGATAGTCATTTCTTCCTAAAGCTTTATATGCTTTTTGTAACATTGCAGGATCAGTTACTTCTCCTTCCTAAATATGTGCAGTAGGTTGTTGTACATTTTGTTGCACTGGTTCCTATACTTGCTACATATTAGGGTCAACCTACTATTGTTGTTGAGCAACTTCTGTAGAAAAATAATTAGGATCAAATCCTAATCTAGTCATAGCTAATTTATCATCTGGTGTAATAATTCCATCAGATAATCTATTTTTTAAATCTAGCATTCTATTTTTAACTACATCCATATTACCATAAGCATCTCCTGCTTCTTGATATTCTCCTAATTTGTTTATTTCAGAGTCTAAGTATTTATTAAATTCTATAAGTCTATTTTTATATCCTTTAGATTTATTTCCAGTAGTTTTATCAATAACTTCTGGATCTAAGTTTAACCAATCTTGAGGATTAGGAGTTCCTGCCCATTGACTTTTATAAAAATTATTCATAAAAGTATCATTACCATATGTTTTTTTAGTAGTAGTCTTATCCTACATAGTTGGCATAGACTGTGCTACCTAATTTATCATATATGCAGCATATGCAGTAGGATCATCATCTTTTCCATTGTTCTTTAATGATGTTCCAAATATTGTTCCTGTTAAATCTATATAAGAGTTATTATTATTATGTATATCATTAATCATTTGAGATAATGCATTCTATACTTCAGCAGTTTTCTTGTCACCCCACTATGGAGCATAACTCTATAAAAATGGTTGTATACTTTGAGATAATGCATTTTCAAACTATACTTTATCTATTTTTCTATTTCCTGCCATAAATACAGCAGGACTTTGTGTTTGATTAGTAGTAACCTACTATGATTGAGGATCTACTGTATTTACAACTGTTTCTGCCATAGAATAATATATTTTAAAAAATAAAAGGGAACATAGATCACTCCATGCTCCCTATATTTAGAATTACTTTCTAATTCTTCCTACAAGCTTTCCTCCTGCTCTGTATACTGGCTCACCTTCAGGAGCTTCTGCTGGTGCTTCGCCACCACCTTGAGACATTTGTTGTACTAATTGTACAAAACCTTGACATACTGCCATTGCAGCTTCACAGTCCTGTCCTTGAAGTGCTTGCATTGCCATCTGTGCTAATTGCATTACTGGATCTTCACCACCTTGGCTAGGATTAGCTGGTTGTTCTTCTGGTGCACCACCTTCTGCAGGTACTCCACCTTGTTCTGCACCCATCTCAGCTCCTTGTGCTGGGACTTGTTCAGGTGGCATAGCACCACCTTGTTGATACTTTTTAATTCCAATTTTCATAATTTATAATGTTTAATATTAAACTTTAATTAAGCAAATATATATATAATTTATATATATTCCAATTAATTTAGTTAAAATTTGTTATTATTATTAATATAATTAATTAGCCTTTGGTGCTGATACATATTCTGGATCTCTATTATCCTATTTATTAAAAACTTTAAATATATATCTACCTAATGCTTTATAGTCTTTTTTATTCTTACTATCCTAAGCTTTTTTAGCTTTTTTAATAAGAACTTTAGTTTCTTTACGACTAACTATTCGTTCTCCACCCTCTAAGTCCATCTAAGAAGAACCATCTGGAGCGAGTACTTTCATTACATAATTATTATCTGAATCATCAAATTCTAATTCATCTCCTTTTTTAATGCCAGAATCAGCATTAACTTCTACAACATAAGCTACATCATCATATCCTAATAATGTATCATCATTAGGTTTACCCTATTCTACACCAATTACTTCCTAATCATCATTAATATAAATGATATCTAAAGGGATTAATGTATTTCTCATCCACATTTCTACTCTTTGTGGAGGATCAAAGTAAAAAATCATTCCCTCATTTTCGGGAAGATTTTCTACATTTTGTAATCCTTTTATTTTATCTTCTGTTTCAGTAGCTTCTTTTACTTTATATTGTTTATCACCAATAGTTATATTTATCATTTTAATTTCTATAATAAAGATTTTAATATATCTAATTCTTCTTTAGTTAAATTCTAAGTAAGAGTTCCTCCTTCTTCAGCACGTAAAGGCTACTAATTACCATATATAGAATTTTCATGTTGTTTCTATAAATAACTTTGAGATAGAGCATCTGATACTTGTCTAGCATATTGTTTATCCTAAACTATTTGAGAACTTTCTAACTACTATTGTCTAGTAGCTTCTTCCTATTGTTGCTACTATAATTTTCTAGCTTCTTTCCCCTATTTATAGACATTTATTCCATTAATAATACCCTATGTAAATGTTTGAGCCATTCCAGCTATATTAGCTGCCTTGCCTCCTCCAGATATTGGAATATTATTTAAATTAGGTAAAGTACTAGAATCTAATTTAGGTAGAGTACTAGAATCAGCTACCTATTCCCAACTATTAGTCTACTCATTAAATTTCCAAGTAAAACCAGCAGGAGGATTCATTACTGGTTTCATAGGTTTCTATTGACTATTAACAGTTAATCCCTACTCTCCCTTTTCTATCATTCCTCCATCTTCTCTTTTAGGTAAATTCTTTTTAAATCTATAATAATATCTATCACCATCATAGACTAAATCATGAGTATTTTCTAATCCAGTTTCATTATTTCTATACATATCTGTTTCCAATTTTACTTCTGGATTAGTATCTTCTTTACCTAATTTTAAAAATTTGTATTCTCCATTAGGTAGTTCATAAATAGATCTTAAATGAAATTTACCCTATTGTAGATCTACGTCTGAAGCTTTTCTCCAAGATTCTAATTCTTTAAAAGGTAAATGATTATAAGCTTCTTCTAAATCATAATTAGGAGATAACCTATCCTTAGGAACTGTTTTAAGCCAATCTAAATATTTTGGTTTATTTATCTATCCTCCATGTTGTTTTTTATCTACAGGGAATATCTCATGATTATTTAATTCACGTTGTTCTTTAGTAACTCCAGTAACTTCTTCAATAAGTCCAGTTTTATCATCAGTATTTTCAAAAATCTCTTTTACCAATAATTCTCCAGCTTCTATAGCTGCCTATTCAGAACCATCTTTAGCTAATTGTTCTAATTTATCAGTAACTTCTTTTCTAAATATGATTTCATTCTTTTCTATTTCAGCCTATTGTTGTCCGTTATTATCTACAACTGGGATTCCTTTTTTAGTTACATTATCTATATCCATATTGTGTTTACGAGCATGTAAAGCACCTTCTGGAATAATATTTACTGAACCACCTTTCTAGAATTTCTATATATCAAATTTCCAATCTAAATTAGCTGCAATAATTCCGCCTTCTTTATGTTCTGGAATTTCCTATTCTACAGGGACAAACTCTGTAATATTCTAAATTCTAGTATTAACTTTAGATGCCAAATATCTAACTTGTAATAATTCTCTTTTATTTGGAAGTTTTAATCCAATACGTCCAACTCTAAGATTATTAAAATTAGGTCCACCCTATAAATCTTGAGCATATTGTGTAGTATTAATTCCTGCCATATTATTACCTTTAATATCTCCTAATTCTGTCATTCTATTCATATCTAATAATGATTCTCTGTCCATATTAGCTTTATCAATAAGTTTATTAGCTCTCTTTCTAGCACCAGAACTAAATAATCCATATTTTTTATTTTCTTTAGTTAAAGCTGTATCATACTAAGCTCTAGTTCCATTATATCCTGACCATACATTATTTAACTAATTCTAAGTCATAAAATCTTTACCACCCATAGTTTTAGATGTTTTTCCACCAAATCCATTAATAATACCTATAGGAGTAAGATTTAAGAAACTAGATCCTAATATAGCGTCAGTATTTGTCATAGCATCAGTACCTCCACCAAATTTATTAAGTACAGCACCTACACCTTTACCTAAAGCCATTGCTCCACCAATAATTTGTCCTACACCAGGAATAACCTATACTCCAGTAGCTATTGCATCATAAGCTGTATCTAATCCTTGAGTAAGAGATCCTTTTTCCCCAGCATATTCTCGTTTAGGTCCTGCAATAGCACTTAATGCAGCACCAGCTAAACCCATACCAAATGAAGCACCACCTACTCCAGAAAACATTCCTTTTACATTACTTAATCCATTTTTAGCTAAACCACTTATTCCAGATTTAGTAAATCCTGACAATCCAGATTTTAAAGCACTATCTACAAAAGGTTTAGTAAAACTAGAAGCTACTTGTGATCCACCATTTGCAATTATAGAACCTAATCCTCTTACTGCACCATTACCACTAGTCTACATATTTCCACCAATAGTTTGAAATAATGCAGAACCAGAAAGTCCTTGCATCTAATTACCTAAATAACCATTAGCCTACTAATTAATAAAGCCTCTAACACCAGTAGAACCAAAAGCTGTATTTCCTATTAATCCAGTTCCATTAGCTCCGGAATTAGTGGAGCTAGATATGGAACCTCCTGGATCAAATTTCCTAACTAATTTATTCATAAATTAAGAAAAACTTGTAATATACGTAGTAATTATAGCAGATATAATTGCTAAATCTTTTCCACTATAACGTACTCTTATTTTTATATATTTATCTCTAAGCCTAACTTCTTTACGCTATGTCCACATAGTTGTAGATACTGGCCATTTAATTGTATTATCTATATTTTTATCAGAACTATTACTATTAACATTAGGTAACTCTTCATGTTTAATAACAAATTTATTATCTAATGTCAGATCATTAGGTATTATATCAGAAGAAATGATTATAGGTGGAACTCCATTTTTCCACTAAGATATTGTCATTGTTTCATCATTATATTCATTAGATTGAATTAATGTAACAGATGGAATTTGTATTCTCCATCTATCTTCTTTATAATGAGAGTTTCCTCTCATTCTTCCAATAGTATCCCATACATAATAAAAATTAATCTTATCTCTAGTTTCTTCCTTTTTCCTAACTTTAATATTACTAGGTAAACTAGTATATTCTGTTTCAGTAATTGGTTCCCAATGTCCATTTATTGGAGAATTTTTAATATGAGTTACTATACTAAAATCATTAGTATCTTCATGCCATTTGATTTCAGATCCAGATAAATAACAGTAATTTCTATCATCTCCTGTCATTCTAGTATATAAATCATATATATCATTATAAGTATTTACACGTCTATAATACCATGGAAATATAGTAGATTTTGGCTACTATTCCAAATTATTTTCGCATAATTTTTTATAATTAGGATTAAACTATACATTAGACTATTTATTAGAGAATAGTTCTTTAGTGGCTTCCTATCTAACATATATATTAGGCTTATCATCTTTAAAATCATAACTATCTCCAACAACTTCAAAGTGGAAAGATTCTGGTTCAGCTTTATTAGAAATAATATCTAAGTTATCAAATATTTTTTCTATTCCAGCCTAATCATTTACTATAAATTCAAATTCAAAAGGATGTTGTTCACCATACCAAAAACAAGGATATGGTTTTTGATTATTTATAGGTCCATGTTTCCATATATATGGAGTATTTCTATCTGAAGGAAAATCCACATAAGGTTGTTCAGATTTCTAATGATCTGGTAAATTAATATAATTATTTTTTGATTCTTCTGGTTCTTGATCTACTAATATTTCTCTAGAGGTTTCTCTATCGAAAGAATACATTACATTATCTATGTTAGCTGACTATATAGGAATCCAAGAATAGAATGTCTAGAACTTCTATAATATTTCATTATAACATAAATTCCATGCATATTCATCTTTATCATAAATAAATTGCTCTTCTTCAGTTACTGTTTTACCACATTTATCATATTCTGCAGGTTTAGTAATTATTTTCTTTTTATAATATAAAGTAAACATTACATCAGATTTTCCTGCATTATAATGAGTAGATATATTTTTCAACCCTAAAGTAACCTCTGTATCATTTTCTCCTATAGGTATATTTTCTAATAAGAACTTTTCTACCTTAAAGTCAGAAATAATTTGAAATTGACTACCATTAGTACGCCAAATTTTCTTTGCAACAGCGTCAACTCCATATATATAATAAGGTGTTTTTACAATACTATCTTTCCATTGACTACCATACATATCACTAAGTACTTTTAGAGTCTCTGGTAAAACGTTAGAAGTGTTTATAAATACATTTCCACCCGAACCTTCAGCTGCTAAAGCTCTTTCATTTACAGGAATTAGACAAACTCCATGTTCAAAAACTACTAACAACATACTTTGTATTTCTACTAATTTTACAATCTATCCATATTGTTTAGTATAATCTCTATAATGTGATTGTCTAAATATTCTATATCCATTTTTAAAAGAATCTGTTACATTAACATCTGAATATAAAATTCTATTCTAGAATTCATTTTTAATGTATGCAGCATCATTTTGAGTATTAAAATATTTTTCTCCAACTGTTGCTCCAAATCCATCATTAATAACATAAGAATTAGAAATTTTATAACCTCCTTGTACTGTAGCCTACTATAATGGATAAAATCCTCTAGATGTTCCCATTACTCCTTTTTCATTAACATGAGATTCATCAAGAGATCTAATATTTAAATTATAAGATGATTTGACTTTAATAGTAATCCAGCTACCTAATCTAACTGCATTAATATCACCTCTATTGATTCTACTTAATTTTTCTATAGAATCTTTACCACTAGTATCTGGCTAATAATTACTACCCCAAGTATTTGGGTCTAATATAGAATCATTTGTAGGAGCAGTAGGATCCTAAAAGTTTCTATTTAATCTATGAGTAAATGTACATATATAACAATCACCTCTATAAATATCTAGATTATAATGCTAATTGTTTTTTGTTAATTCTGGTATATATGACTCATTTTTATCATTTGTATAGGAGTTTAATGCTAAATCAGATATACTAATTCTTTCACTTATCTAATAATACTAAGCATTATTTTGGAATCTAACTTCAAACTAATTACCCTAAGAATAATTTTTAGCATAAATATTAAATGTTCTACAATATCCTCTATCTTTTTCTGTAGTAGTTGTTGTAGAATGAGCTACAATTCCTAAATATGGTGAATAAATTCCTCTTACTAAATTATAATCTTCACTATTTTTAGTATTGAAATATCGTCCAGCACAATGTTCTTCATTAATATAAGCAAAACGATAAGCTTCTGCATCAGATCCAATTACTGATTTAAATATAGTATTACCAATAGCTACAACTGGGACATTATCTGTTACAGATACTATATTATATATATAACCACTTTCGGCAAGTTTAGAATTAGATTTTTCATAATAAAAATCTTTTAAATAATCTTTATTGTTAAATTTTTGATTACTATCTTCAACTTCTATAGCTTTAGGCATATGAGAATAATATAATCTTTCATTAGTATCATTTCTCATTAATATACCCTACTAATAATTAGTGTATTTTATAGTATATTCTGCCCCAGTAAATAGAGTATTAAAGTAAGGCTATCTTACTTCAAATTCTGGACAAATAGCTACTAACTAATTTCCATCACAATATTTATATAAATCATAAAAATGTTTTCCTATATATTCTTCTACTTCATTAATAGCATCTATATGTCTAGATGTAGCTAAGGTTCTATTAGCATAATATGTTGGAATATTTGCATGAGATTTAACTAATGGGGTAGATATTGCATTAGTTCTCGTTGTTACTGATACTAACTAATCAGAAAAATAATATGGCTATTTTACATACCCATGATTTGGTGTATTATATGAATCAATAATTATATTATTAGAATTCTAAGATGCAGTCCATATTTTCTATAAATTACTTTCAGAAGCTATTAACTAATGATTATATTTTATACCAGCACTCATATAAATATCTTTATATGATGAAGTAGTTTTAATTGCATCACTTAATGCGGTTAAATAGTCTCCACCTACATTATTTGGAGTAGTTATAGGAGTATCACTAGCTTTATATTCTTCTCTAATTTCTAAATCATTAATATTAGTTATATAATTCTTAATACTCTAATAATCAATTACAGTAAAATATCTATAAGTAATATTATCAGTAGTTACTCTACATATAATTTTATCATACTTATACTCTCTTGTATACCATTCAACAATAGGTTTATTATCACTATCATAAACTATATGTTCATTAGTATCTAATTTAATTTTTGGGAATGGTGTAGGAGTACCAACTAATCCAGATTTATAATCATTCCATGCATCTTGTAATGTACCCCAAAGAGCTGTAGTATCTCCCACATTATCAATAACAGGAGAATATTCTACAGTTAGTCTTAAATATTTTTTATTTGGGTCATTAATTTTATTTTCATCATAATCTATCATTTTAGAATCAATACATGCTGGAAGAATATTATATAATCTAGGTATATATTCATGAGTTACCTAAAGTCTTAAGAAATTATAATTATCTGGAACTAACCTATGATGTTTGCCCCATGAATAATACAAAGCTTCTGAAGAACATTGTCGTAAAAATCCTTCAACAAAATAACATTTAGAATATAAAAATCCATCTTTAAAATACCCCATTTTAATGCTAGATAAATAATCTGAACAATTTTTATAATAATTATCCATAGTCCATGTTGAACCATAAGACATTCTATCACTATTAGTATATGGTATATGTGATCCCCAATACTCTATAACTGGAACTTTAGATTCTTTATCCCAAGGTAATGTATATCCTTGACATAATATTGTAGGAATTCTTTTTTGCCTAACAATAAAAAATCCTTTTATAGATAATTTTTCTCTTAAATATGTAATTAATTCCTAACTTAAAGTTACTCCTAAACTAAATATATGTTGTTCATTAGTATATTTTTCTTCTTCTTTATTTAATATCTAAATTACACCTCTAGAATTAATTTTTCTATCCTTATCTAAATAATTATTATCCTCTGTTAACTATATATAATTTCGAGGTTTACAACTACTTGTTGTATCTACTATTGAATAATCAACTGTATTATCTATTTTTAATTTACTAATACTATGGTCTATTTCTTTTTTTGCAACTTTATCTACACCTGGGGGATCTATTTCAATAATACCTCCAGATATATTAAATACATCAGATAAAGAATTGTTATTATAAATATATACTATACCTAATCTATAATATTCTTCATTCCAATATCCCACATTATAATAAATATTTTTAGTATTAAAATATTCATTTTTAAAAATATGTTGTTTACTATTTTCGCCACCCTCAGTATTATCTAAATATGTTTTCTAAGATATATTTCCTATCTTAGTTTTAGACCTAGTCATTTTTACATAAGGAATAACTCTAAGACTTAAATCTGTTAAATCTTTATAATGAGTTTCAGCTTCAGATACATTTCCTAAAAATAATAAGTTCTAAGCCTATGCTTGAGTTTTAGCCTATTGAACTAATTTATATTGAGTATTAATTTCTGAAATATTAATTTGATTAGTTTCTTCATCACCAGTAATAATAATATTACATTTGTTATTATCTACTTCAAACTATTTTAATATTTCATAAGTCTAAGGAATTCTAGTACTATCTAAAGAAGATGAATTTCTAACATAATATACTTTAATATAATGATAAGATGTATCAATATTAGTTAATGTAATACTTATTGACTTATAAGCATTCATATCTTCAATGCCACCATCTATAGAGAATGGGTCACTATCATTTCCTTTAAATATAGATATTATACCAGATTCTGCAATCCAATCAGTTTCATTACCATCATCATCACTATATTTAAAATATAATGTATAATTACCTACTTTTAGATTTCCATTGTTAATTACTCCATTATATTTTACTATAGGAAAATAATCAGATCTTTTATTTAATGATGTATCGGAATCAAATAATTGTTGCTATTTATTAGTAATATCGTTAGTAATTGCATTATATCCCTAATATAAGTTAGAATCATTTACTCTTCTTGCTGGAATTTTAGCTAATCCATTTTCTAATACTGCAAATCTAGTATTAATAAGTCTAGGAATATTTAATCCATCATTTAATATCAAGTTAACTGATCCATCATAAGAAGGCTATACAGTAATATCTACAGGATTATGAATACTAAAATTAAATGCTTTAGTAGTTAATTCATGTAAATCATTTTTTGTTAACTCCTAATAATGTAATAACTTTCCATTTTTTAATTTATTTTCAATAAAATTATTAAGAGGTTGATATATCTATAATAATGGTAATTTAGTTTCTACAGTATGATTAGATCCATTATTAACTGCTGACTATTTTTTAAATTTACTATAATTTGGAGATGGATAACTACCTAATTGACCTTCTCCAGTTTTTGGATTTACAGAAGCTATATAAATAATACCATGATATTCTTTCATTCCTAAAGGAATAAATCCTTCTGGTAATTTAGCCTAAACATCTTCTTCATCAATTTTAGTATTAATTTTAGTATTACCTAAATCATTTTGTAATACCATTTCATTACCTTGAGTAGTTACAATAGTAGCATTTAATGCATCTGTTAGTGTAGTATTTTTTGCAGTTAATGGATGAAAATCTGTAACAAGTCCATCAGAAAACGAGTTTTGTGCTTGCTTTTTATTCATATAACTTCATAATTATTATTTGTAACTAAAATATCTTGAAATGTAAGAGGTTCCCTAGATTCTATTAATTCTGCCCTATCAGAATAATAATCTTCTTGAAATATTCTATTTCCAAAATCATCAATATAAGGAACTCTAAATATATATTGTTTGGAATGCTCAGCTACTCTACATTCTTCATATACTTTATATAATAATAATTTACCATAGTGAAAATGTTTTTTAGGTCTACCTCTTCTTTTTTTCTATGCTAAATATTCATCATATTGTTTCTATGATAATGCAAAGTAATAATAACCATCCCATTTTATTTTTCTACGTTTATAAAGTACTCTAATTTTAATTACTAATTTATTTACATAATAATTAAAATGTTCTAAAGAGTTATTTCTTAAAGTACCTACATAACTCCAGAAATCATTATCTTTAATTAATACATCTCCACCGTAACTATTATGTAGGTAATATGATTTCCAACCAAAGGTTACAATTCTTTCAATATCTTTAGGATTAACTTCTGGAAACATATTACACATAGTTTCTAAATAATCAGTAACTTTCTTTATTTCCATTAGCAATATTGTTTACCTTTGTTAGTATTATCTGTAATTTTCTATTTTAATTTTTTATCAACATATATAGTTTTACTTCTAGTAGGTTTACCTTCCCTATTATACATATTTAAAGAAAGTTCATAACCAGAAAAATTAGATTCTAGAAAATCTACATCTTGCCATTTACCATTACGTCTAGCTTTTCCAAAATCTTCATCAGAAATTCTACGCATATGTATGTCAGACTTTCGAGCACCTGTTGGTAACTCGAAAGTGACATTATTATCTATTATATCATTTAAAATTAATTTAACTGATTCTCTAAAGATTTTATATATTAATTTATCTTTATGAGGATCATTATTAATTTTAGTACATAATTCACTTGTCATCTTGAGCTTTTTCTTATTAAAGTTTTCAAATAATTCAGTAATATTAAAAGCACAACCTAAAGAATAATTTTTCATTTTACAGGCTTATAACTCTTATTATATATTTTTCTATTCCAAGAAGTCTTAGCATCTAAGATTTCATTCATTTCATTCTACGATATACTATCTGGAATACGAGCCTAATCACAAGCTGTCAACCAATCTTTTCTAGCTAAATTAACTAATTCCATTCTAGCACGCATAGTTCCAGCATATTCAGACATACCCCATAACTCTTTCTATTTAGTAACATAAGCTATAAAATAAGCTATAGCCATTGCTTCTTCATCAGTTATTTGAGGTAATCCTTCATCATCTAATATCTCTCCTTTATATAAAATAAAGATTTTTCCAGTATAATTTCCCTCTAAATATAGAGTATCTCCAACTCTTTCATATTTAATATATTTTCCACTTAAATAATATGGACTAGAGAATCCTTTTACAGTTTCTATATAATGTTCAACAAACTATGATCCACTAGTATCTTTAACACTAGAAATTGGTTCATAATCTTCAAAGCCATAAGTTACAGCTTCTATTATATCACAATTATCTGGAAGTTCTACTGTATTATCTTTATTAATATCTAAACAAGCTTTATATAATCTTGTTCTCTTATTTCCTATTTTACCCCATGCAATTAACCCCATTTCTTCAAATTTTTCTGGTAATATATTTATACCAAACATTTCATTTGTAAGAAACATAGCATAGTGAAAATTATTTAATTTACTCATCCAGCAGAATATTCTTGATTATTAGGAATTATAGGAGCTGCCATCTATCTATAGAAATATATTTTCTATTTAGATAATCTATTTCTTATCTCATTATTAATAAATGAAAAATTGTCATCCTATAGATCAGCACAACAAGAATATTTTTCAAGTTGTCTTAAATCTTTAAATACAGCTACAATAGATATTTCTTTAATATATGGTGCATTAAATATATACCCATCATACATTCCATTTTCATTGGGTGTAGTATCTATATATACAAAAGGTTTATTTTTACCTCTTTTTCTATATTTATTATAATAATTCCAAACCTATGGAGAAGTGTACCAAACAAAAGACTATTGTCTATCAGTACTACCAATATAATCAATAGACTAATCTCCATAATCATTTAATATTTGAGGAATCTCAAAATGTGCTTGAGGAGTTCCTACATATTCAGAATTACATTTACACCTATCTAGATCTTTACAATCTACAGGAATACAATTAATTGCTATTAATAGGTCTTTAACAGGAACTACTCCTTTCAGTGAGTATTCCTTTAATATAGTTAATCTAGTATCTACAATTTCATCTTCCAACTAATCTAAATTAATTGAAGGATTATGATGATATCCTCTAAGACCTGATACAATATCATTATAAATTGCAGATGCTAATTTATTGAATATAGCCATAAACAAAATTAGGGGATTAGGAGTATTTTCTCCCAACCCCCTTATAATTATAGGTTATTAATATTATTGCTTATGATTTGTTTCGATACCTTCAGCTGTATCCAAACCTCTAGGAGCTGTCTTTGGATCTGCTTTTTGGTTTTCAACGTTTGTACCGTGTGCTTTCTTAGCAATATTCTTTACAGAACCTGCAGTACCTTCAGCACCAGATACACCATAAGATTTTTCAATATCTTCCTTAGTTAATGCAACATCATCATAGTCCTTATCAACTACTTCCTTGATTGCATCATCACCAATTACTTTAGCCAATGCTTCTTCAAATGCTTTAGCTGGATTAGTTGCAGCTTCACCACCATTATCTAGTACATAGAATACGTGATGTGTACGACTCTTTACTAAATCACCAACAGCATCAGAACCCATAATACCTCTATTTACACATTGATAAATGATATATTGATTATAATGTGCACCAGGAATTGGAGTTTCATCAATAGCAATTCTATCCCAACGAGTATTAGCTGCAGTAGGTAAACGCAAATCTTTCATGATTTGACGATAAGTACCAAAACTTTGTTCTCCTTGAACTACTACTACACCATCAGCAAGTGTATTAAATTCACCAAATGATGCGCAGCAATCAAATGTTCTAGCTGATTCATTATAGTATTGTAATTCAGCTTTAGTAATCAATTGATATTCGTCTGTACCTTCAAATGTAACACATGTACCAGCTGGATCAGCTACACCTTGTGCATTAGAAGTATATACATTAATCAAAGGATATTCATAAACCATATTCTGATACTTCTTAGCGATCTTAACAATTGATTTAGCTAAAGTAGCATCAGTATCAGCCATCTTTACTGGGAACTCTACATAGAAAGGTTTACCTTTATATACAGAATCATTAGCATAATATGAATTATTACTTCCAGAAAGTCTTACATAAAGTTCTACTCTACCAACAATTTCTTTAGTAGTTCTTGCAGCAATAAGCTTACTCAAATCAAATGTTACTTTGAAGAGTTCTGGAGCTTCCCATGCTCTCTTATAAACAGCCACAACATTAGCTTTATCAAATCTAAAGTCTCTAGCAATTCTTAATACTTTAGTATCAGGGTTAGTTGTTTCATCAACCCAAAATCTCTTTTTACTTTCCAAGTCAGTATGCTCTTCAGCATTTACTTGTTTGAAACCAGGCCAATTAAGGCTGTTAATAATAGTGTTTGTTGAAAAAATAAACATAATTTAATTATTTTTTACGTGATTGTGTCTATTCCTGAGCTGGAGATGCAATAGACTAAGATACTACAGGATGAGATTGCAATCTAGGATCAGATGCATTCTCCATTACAATATGTACCAACTCATTAATAATCTCTTGACATACATAATCTGGAAATTCCATTATTTGTGATGTGTCCTCTACTAAATCTATTTGTTCTTGTGTTAGTCTAATATGCTAAGGAGCTTTAATATAGTCTATCCAAACATTTACTAATTTAAATACACTATCATCTTTACCATATCTTACTTCTAGTCTTACATTACTTGCATTACCGTATCTGTGTCCAGCACTTCTTTCTACTACATCATCTTGTTTAGTAGTGTTTCCTAAGTTCAAAAATCTAGGCAAATTTGGATTATTGATAATAATAGAATTATCACTTCCAGTTAATGGAGTGTTATTATTATCTCTTGATAATGTAGCATCCTAATTAACATCTGTTCCAGAAATATTAATACTAGTTCTAGAATTATTATCAGTTGTTACAGGGTTAGTAGGATTTACTGTGCTTGTATTTACATTATGAATATAATAATAAGGACGTCTATATGATGGTTTCATATAGAAATTATTTATTATTTGAGGCCAGATATCAGCTGTTAAACGGATTGCTCCAGTCTACCAATAAGTTCCTCTATCATAACACTTATAAGTTTTTTCTACAGAATAATTAACAACACAATTTAGTAAATGTAAGTAATCAGCAGGCAAGTTAAATTCATAAGTAGCTCCATATAAAGAATTTTTAGAAATAACATTTCTAGAAAAATTAGGTCCTTCTGCAGAAATTGCAGCCCTATCTTCTGGAGTAACTACAGGTTCTAATACTGTAGTAGCCTTAAGAACTCGGACATCATCAGTTGTTTGCTAATTAGTATCGTAAATATTATATCTTTTATTTATATACTAATATATAGATTTATTAAATAGGTAGTTAAAATCTTCAAGAAGTAAGCTAGGAGCCTAAGCTTTATTTAATTCAATTAAAACTGCCTCGTAAACTTGTCTAGCTGTCATTGTATATTATATTTTAATTATTTTCTTTTTCCAGTAACTGCATTGAGTTTGATGGCATCTTCTACTACTTTATCTATAACTTTTGTATCATTTGAAGTAGGTTCACCATCTAATAAAGAATCGTCAATTTCTTCTTTCTTATACATTTCTGGATAAGTATCTCTACGTATTAATTCGAGTACTTTCTTATTTGCAGATTGTTTCATCCAAGTAATAACTGCATCATCTGTAGCACCTAAGACAACATTATCAGAATACATATAAAGTTTATTCTTTATAATAATGATATGTTTGTCTAAAGCATCAACAAATAATAATCTAAGATTAGTATCAGTTCCAGTATATAAATCAATAATCTTATCTGGATCTTTTTCAGCAACCTTTAATAGATAATCTTCTACATCAGCAATAGGCATATTTTTCATACGCTTTCCTAAAAGTCTAGCTTTTAATATTAAACCTTCTGCACCTCTAGGATCATTATAAATAAAGTCACAAGCATTATGTATTTTCTTTTTACGAGAAACTCTATTAGCTGTTTCAATTCCTGGCATATCTACATAAAGTTCAGCAATACCATAACGCTATTTATGAGAATTTTTATTTGCTGTTCCATCGATTAAGAAATTACCATCTTTATCTTTAGCAAATCTATTAGGAGCAATCATTGGATTATTTTTAATAGATTCCCAAATATTTTTTTGTAATGGATCTTCTAAATCAAATGTTTTTCCATCTTCAAATTCAAATACAGCAGTTTCTGGAATATAGTATTGTGATTCTTCACTATTCCTTTCTGCATCAGATAATATCATATCACCTAAAGCATTAACTCTTTTTACACAATTAGGGAGTCTACCATATTTGTCTTTACAAGGCTACATATAATATTTCATTCCAACCTTGCCATATACACTTCTTAAAACAATTATATTTCTTGAATAATCAGTACTCATATTAATTCATATTTCTTTTTATAATATTTAAAAATTAGTAAGGAGGATTGATTACCTCCTTACTTTTATCTTGTCTATATAATATCTTATTTATTAGATTTCACGTAAAATGAAACTACGATATGGATTGAATACAGCTACACCAGAATAACCCCAGTTAATCAATTTAGAAGCTGCTACAGGGCTAGATACAACACCTGAACTCAAACCATCAAGACCACCAACGCCTGGGAATTTATTTGTAATAAAGTCTCCACCCTTCAAAGTAAACATTTGAATTGGAGGTTCACTACCAGTAGCATCAGCAGTTAAATCTAAACACAAGCAATATGCTTTATCAAAACCATATTCTTGAGTAAATGTCTTATCAACATTAAATGTAATTTGGTTTCCACCAAATTCATATGTCTGGAATGTAGCACCAACTTTTACATAATTATTAGCACCCTTAGACCAAAGATACGTTCCTTCTGTCTTAAACTTAGCCAACCAGTCACCAAGAACTGTTTGAACTAAATACCACATACGTTGGTTGCAAATAAACATATACTTATTACCTGTTGGCTGCTTAGCTTTTTCATTAAGAGTAGCCAATACAGTATTAAATACTTCAGTAGTCAACTTAGCAAAAGCATACTTAGAAGCAAAGCGTTCTATTTGTGGAATAATACCATCGCCAATGTAAATAGGACGATTAGTATCTGGATCAACAATCGTAGGTTTACCATTTACATCAACGTTACACTTGTTGAACAATAAACCATTATTACGTACATATAAGAAGTTATCAAGCAATACTTTTTCCTTCTTATCCATTCTATAAATAGTTTCAGACATATCACCTTGATTCTTTCCTTCAGCGATTCTAATGAATACATCTTCATGTGCTGCATATAATGCAGAATAAGAATCATCCACACGGTGAGTAGTAATGAAGTTACGATGTTTTTCAATGTTTGATTGATATTTCACGTATCCTTCTTCGTGCATCTCAGGCCTCTGAGACCTTTATATTACTATAAAGAATAGACTATATCACTTTCTTATTTATTATTAAGAAAATACCCATTTCAATCATCAATATATTTGTATAAATTACCTTTATGCTTTTTATATTTACCATTTAACACATTTTGTACAGCTGAACCTACTTCAGCACAGCACTTTCTTGCTGAATCCCAAGTTTTAAGTATATTTCCATTATCATCTAATAAAGCAACTTTTTTACTTCGTTTTCTTTTAGGAACATTATATTGTTCTAATTTTTCTAATCCCCATTTAAATCCATTCTCATCAATTGATTTAAGCTTAATTGCTTTAGTTATATTACTATAAGGATTTTGTAATTCAGCTTCATGTTGTGAAGAATATGAACATAAATATTTACCATCAGAATCATATTTATGTACCTCTCTATTTTTTATATAAATAGATCTAGCTTTTGAATAATTTTCAGCTCGAATTGTAGAAAAATACCAAGTATTTTTAACACAATATCCTTCTAATGCTGCACCTCTAATATTAGAAGGAGAACTATTAGAATTTCTAGCTGCTTCATTATATGATTCAAAAGTAATATCATATTCTCCTGTTTTTAAGTATCTATATACTATAACTTTATTTATATTATTATTATATAATGATAAATCTAAATTGTCTAATTTATCATTAGTAAAATAACAATCTAAAACCCTATATTTATATAATACTGCCCTTCTAACTGATGAAGGTTGTATATTTAAAGATTTTCCAGCAGATTCATAAGAATCATATTTTTTAATAAAGTTACCATTAATATCATATTGATATACTTTAATACCATCTACTTTATTAATAATTCCACCTAATATCATATTATATACATCTTCTCTAGCTAAAAAGTTTTCATTAACTAATTGTTCTTCTAAAGAATATGCTTCTTCGGGTGTATCAAATATTGCTAAAGTTTCTCTCCAAAATTGAGAAACACCAAATTCTTTTACAGCTTGTTGAAATTTAGTTTTAGAATGTTCATAAGTATATGGAATTTTTATATTTATTCCACAACCTAAATACCCATCAAATGTATTAGGATCTGCAGTTTTGTGTACTCCAATATAAATATAATTATTTACTTTACAGGTTGTTTTATATACAATATATTTCATAATTTACTCCTTTCGGATAGTCGTTGAACGTTTTATAATAATTTTAACTTTTAGGATTGCTCCTTATATTCTAAATATGTATTATAACTTCGCTGCTGATTGTCCATACTTTTAAATGGAGTTCCCAGCAATTAAAGTATTTTTATTTCTGTTAATCACTTAACAGTGCCACACTCAAGAATTGCACGAAAAGTTCTTCAATGGCATTTGACTAAAATCTAGTAGTATCACCTACTTGACAGCCGTCTAAGTCTAAAATAGATGAATAATCATTGTCAATAAGTCTTACTTGTACTTCCCAATAATTATCAGCCTTTCTAATTGGACGAGAAACAACAATACACTGTTGCATACTCTTTTCAATCTTAAAGATATCATACTTTTCATAATATCTTTCTTTAAAAGCCATTGTAATTTCTGTACCATCTGCACCATCACCTTCTGGTACAGCAGCAAATTCAATTCGCTTAATATAATTAGTTTCAACCTCCCACTCAAAGTACATTGAGTCAATAGATTGATAACGATTTCCTGATTTTCTGTCTTGATAGAAAATATTCTTCAAAGATTCAGTTAAATAAGAAGCAGTCAAATCAGGATATAATCTACTTACAACACCAAGTTTATATGGTTTAGTACCAAGAAACTTGTAAAAATCTTCATAAGTCCTAGTATCACTCATAGTAGGACGATTAGTAACAAAATTTGCAACAATCATAATTAATTTTTAAAACTTTTATTAATTAGTCTAGGTCGTCAATAGTTTTAATTTCACCCTAATTCTGGTTAAACCCAGTACTCTTCGGCTAAGTTACAACTACACGAGGAGGAATTCTTCCGCCTTTTTGGGCATCTAACATACCCTACCTATAACTATTTTCTCTAACATTCTTAATCTCATTCTTAAAGTAGTCAACCATACCATCTATTGTGTCTATGCCCTTTAATGCAAACCAAGACATTTTAACCAATGTTTCGGGATCATTAAGAGCCATACCTAAATTACTATTACCTGCTTGATCGTTTCCTAAAATAAATTCAGCAAGTTCTTCTTTATCATCATCATCTAACATTACATCTAATCCACCTACTTCGTTTAATCCTTCAATATTATCATAGATAGTATTAGCAAATTGGTTAAATGAATCTTGTTGCTACTGTGCAGCAATAGCTTCTTGTTCTTGGTTTCTCTGATCTTCTAAATCTTTATACTCTTGACGAATACCTTGAACTTGTTTATTATATAGATCCTCATTTTGCTTTGCAGCATCTAATGCAGAAATTAATTCTTCATCAGTGATATCTGGAGTTCTAGCTTTTAAATCCAACATATATAATTCATCATCAGAAATACCATCTACTTCATAAAATTGTTCAGTTGGCATTTGATTTGAAGCATATTCCTATGCTCCATAATTTACTAATGATTCCATATATTCTTGTGGACTCATATTTCTAGTTCTAAGATCATTGATTAAAGCAATTTCTTCATCATCTAGATCTCTTTCTGGAGAACTATTAGGAGTTACTAAAATATTATATTTTTCTTCAGGAGTTAGTGAAGACCAATCCCTACTTTCTATTTCTCCATTATCGTTCTCAAATTTAATCTATGAAGGATCATCAATACCTTTTGATTGTAATATAGAAGCAATTAAATCATCATCTGAATCATAATTGCTTGAATTATAATTATTATCTGAATCATTATTATTAGAATATCCCTAATCTGTACCATCCATCCATGGTTTAGTATATTCCATATCATCTCCATAATGTTCTTTTTCTGGAGTTACATCTTGTTGTTGTTCTCCAGGCTCGTTAAAATCGAGCTAATCAATGTCATCAATTCCTATTTCCATATTTCTTTATATTTTTATAGTTCAAAGCAAATATATACATATTTAATAAATAATACAATTATTCTCATTAAAAATATATATATAATACTAAATAAATAATATAAGAAGTTATACAAATAAATTGCATAACTCCTATATTATTTTTAATCTTTAATTTTATTATTTATTTTCTAAAACTTTAACTCTTTGTTCTAACTTACCTAATTGTAAAGTTAAATTCTATATTTCTTTATTAGCCAAATCTAAAGCTACATTTAATCTATTGATATAAGTAGTAACTTCAGAACTAAGTGCATATTTTTTAAGAGTACTATTTAACTATTCATCAGTAACAGTATTAATATTAACTACTTTAGATTCAGTAGTTGGTTCCTACAATATCCCATTAATACTAATCTATTTAACTGGAATCATAGATTCAATTTTAGTATAATCTACTATATACTCACCATAATCTTTAAATTCCTTAACACTCTATGGGAATTTTAAAGTAACTGGTTCACTTCCATCATAATTAATGTAAGTCCCATCTATATTTTTAATAATTAAAGATTGTGGATTAGGTAATTCACAAGGAACTCCTTTTAAATCTTTATAATATCCTGTAATAGCTACCCTAGCTAATTTATCTACATCTGCTTTAGATGCTAGTGCTTCAAAGATTGCTCTATTTTCTACAGGATTTCTAGAATACATATTAAGATCCTAATCAACATGTATAGGAGAAGGAATACCTAATTCTTGTCTAATTTTTTCAATCTCTAAATCAGAATATCCTTTTAATACATCTAGAAAACCATCTATAGGAATATAAGCTTCTAAATCTTTAAAACATACGTGTTTATAGTCATCACTTAGACTACATGTTCTTAATGTTTGCATATAATTAAATTGATAAAGTTAGTAATCTATATTCAAATGCTCCAGTAACTTTAGTAGCTAATAACATTATAAAGTCTCCATTAGCCATATCTATTTGTTTCTTATTATGATTATTATCCCATATAGTAGTAGTATTCTCATCAAAGCGTATTGCTCCCTAACCTATAACACTAATATATAATATCATACCAAAATTAGAAGGTAAAATTTTAGGATAATATCCTAAAGAGCCAGCTATTTCTGATTCTGTAGGTAATGATATTAATCTTATACTATTACCACCATAAGTTTTATTTAATACTATTACATTTCCTTTAGAAAAATCAATATCATAGTTAGTCGCAGATATATTAACTAAATTTACTGTATCACTAAATATTTGAGGTCCTCTAATTACTCCATTTTTAGCCCATACAGCATAATTTCGATCTCCACCAGTTACATTTATATAAGATCCTATATTAGTTTTTAAAATATATGCACTATCGGTATTAGGCATATTATTTTCAATTGACTAACTAATAATATTATGTGTTCCTATAGGTTTAATTATACCCTATAGTACAGAACATTTAGAATTACCCACAGACAACATATCATTGGAAGCAGAAAAACCCACACCATCTTTTACAGATTTATTACCAATATATCCATCACCAAATGTAAATCCAGCAATTTTACCAGTAGTTGCTTTAATACTACCATCTTCATATACTATAAATTTAGAATCTTTTAAATCCTAGTTCTATGTATTTACATCTGTAATTGTTGATTTATCATTTCCAGCAAACATAACTACATTTTCATATGTTGGAACTTCTATATTACCTTTTGTAATACCAGCAATTATTGTTTCAGTATTTTCATTTTTTCTTTTAATTAATACTTCATTTGAAGATATTGTAGTAGCACTAATTTGATTAGCTATTAAATTCTAAATATATGTAAAATCTAATTCTGTAGCTTCTTTCCAATATAAAGTATTTGTAGGAACAATATTATTAAATGAGCTATATCCTAATTCTGAATTTTTAGGAGCAGAATCTTTTACAATATAATATTTCTATACATCATTTTCAGAAACTTTTTTAGCTGGATAAATTACATAATCAATAAATCTAACAGCATCAGGTGTTGTAGGAGTCCAAGAACTTTGATTTACATAAGTAGTTTCAGAATTATATCCACCTCTATTTCTTAATATACAACCCTATATACCTTGTCTAGATTCACCTAATATAGGGAATACATACTACTGGCTATAAATAATTTTAGACGATGTAGCTGAATCTCTTACATTAATAATTATTGATTTTATATTTTCTTTATTAAATGTATGAGAATATTCATTAGTCTTAACTCCATTAATTACAGATTCTAAATACTTAGTATTATCTTCTACTCCATTTTTATAAAGTGTCCAAGAGATAGTTCCTTGAGTTAAAGAATTAGTATTTAAATCATAATATACAGGAGTATCATTAGATATAAGTATATTATAAGAATTATTTTGGAATGGTATACTCTCTAAAATCGGTTTACTCCATTTTAAATTAGTATCATTATCTTTAAGATATATCTTCCAAACATAATCAGTTTCATTATTTATAGTAAGCTAATCATACTCATCATACCAAGTAACTCCATTATATTCAAACTAATTTGAAGTATAAGTTTCTTTATTAGTTTTATTAGATAAAGGACTTACTGGAGGAGTATCAGTAGTAGTCTTAGTATAGAAATACCATATATTAAAAGCATCTTTACCTTTAATATATTTCCAAGTATAATAAGAAATATTATTAGAATCAGCTTCTTTAGAATCTGTATAAATACCAATCCAATCTCCTGGAGTTTCACCATTATTAGCTGTTAATACAGCATTAGGATTAGTATTTTTACCATTACTATTAATTACAATATTATTACTATATTTAATATGTATATATTGACTATCTCCTTTAATAGTTCCTAAATCATACCAAGTTTCTGGATTAACATCAGATAAATAAATAATATGAGAGTCTAAACTTCCACCTTTTACTTTTAAACAATCTCCTTGCTACTTAGTATGTGGAGTTTTTGTCCAAATTATTTCAGAGTCATCTACATTAGATACATTTAATAAATTATCAATAGATAAATTAGGAGTAACTGAATCATTATAAACACCAACAATTTTTATAGATGTACCATCAGTTCCTCTTTCTCCTTTAATTTTAACAATAGACCAATCACCCCAAACTCCATTAACCTTAATACTCATAGCCATCCATACAGAGTTTGAATTTCCAATATTAGACCATACAGAATCATTTTGATTTCCATGAGTTGTTGGAGTATTTGGTTTAGCTTCTTGAGAGCTATAACAAACATCCATTGTAGAACTATCAGCTAAAACTGAAGGAGTAGACCAAGTTCCAGAATTAGAATTATCTGATGCAAAAATCTTTGTAGAGAACCAAACTAAATCTGTACCATCTGGAACCCCATTAGACCAACCATCTGGAACTGGGTTTTGGTAAGTACCACCAACAGGAGTATCTGGTTTTGTAGCTGAACGTTTAAATATAAATTCTTTATATTGTGAAACTGATTCTGTAATAGTTCCACTTCCTTGATTTTCTAACCATGGTACGTTTACAAAAGCTTGAGAATTAGAATCTAACTATACTGGATAATTCTTACCATTCTATTGATATCCAGTTCTAATCATACCTAAATTAACTTCAGAAGCAGGAACAATATCAGCAACAGTTTCCTAATTATTAGAATCAGTTAATACCACCTAATTTTTAGAAGAATAGCTACGCATACTTATTCTATATCTAGTATCAGTATTAACTGTTGTTACTCCTTTTTCATCAGTTCCTGGTTTCCAGCCATTATCCCATTTTAAAACTTGACCAGCTTGTCCTTCTGGTAATTGATCCTATTTCTTAGAAACTGTATCAGCTAATTTCTAAAAAGCATCAAATGTTTGTTCACCAAAAGTATCTAATCTTTTAGTGATTTCCTAGTCTTTAGTATATCTAGTACTGATTTCTTGATCTAATTGATCTAATGTAGCTAATTTAGTAAGTAAGTCTTTAGTAGCAAAATTACTAATATCTTTAGTACTTAAGAAATGTTCAAACTAATTTAACTATTCATTATATTTATAAATAGTATCTTCCAATTCTACATATACTAATGTGCCATTAGTTAATCTATCTTTTGGAATACTATTCATATCATTAATTGACTAAACTTCTTTATATCCTCCCTTACCATATATTGAATAATGTGTTGGATAAGAATCATTTAAAGAAGAAGGAACTATAGGTGCGGACACCTATGTTCCAGGTAAATCATCGTATTTCATTAGTCTATATAAAATTTAATTTGATAATCGTGTTCACCTTTCTAAGAAGTACTTGTTCTGAATACAGAATATAATTCATTATTAATTGATACACCTTTAAATAAATTTAAAGCAGTACTTCTTTGCCCATCTATATAAATTGACATATTGGCTGTAGTTAAATCATTAGGAATAAATATATAATGATATTTAGCTACTTCTGCAGAATCAATTCTAAATAAAGGAGAATCTTCTAAATTAATTTTTATTTTAGATAGATTATCTTTAGTCTATTTATCTGATTCTTCTGAAGCTCCAAAGTATATAGAATATTTTTTTCTACTATCTACCATATTATTTGTTTTACCTAATTCTCTCCAATGTAATCCGTCCCAATATTTTAATAGACCATTATCAAATAATGTAGTACCAACTTTAAAATTTCCTACTAAATTTACTTTTAAATTAAAAGTATCTAAGAAACTAGGCATTACACTTGTATTATGTAGAACTAATGTTCCATTAAATAGACTTCCACCAAAGAAAAATAAAATACTATTTTCTGGTAATTCAATAAACTATCCATTTAAATCATAATCATATTGAATTATAAAAATAGTATTATCTAACATATTTCCGTCATAATCTTGGAACATTTCTTGAGTTAAAATATTAACATATTTAGGACATTGTATTCCAACTTGTTGAATATTTTTTCTTAAATATACTCTACCTAAACCACTATATGATTGTGGATCATATGATTTATCTTTTAATTTTAATACTTCAGTTCTATTCTATTGAACCTTTGTAATATCTTCTTCATCAGGATAATTATTAACAATAACATTACCAGTAGCAAATCCTAAATTTTCAGCAACAAGTTGTTTCTCATATTCTGAATAACCATCAAAATAATTATGTTTTGGCTTTTTAGAACACTGATTTTGTTTTTGTGTTTCTGGAATTAACTATTCTCCAGAGCATCCACAATTTCTACTCATTCTTTTTACTATTAATTAATTATATATTATAAAATAATCTATTATTTTCCACAACCACAACCAGAATCTAATATAACTCCAGTACTATTGTTTTTGGAATAAGTTAACCATGTAGATGTAATATTTTTTCTACCATCAATATTATAGCACATACCATTACATCTTTGAACTTCCTCTAATATTTTTTCAGCTTCTTCAAACTAACAAGCATCTATTAAATAGTTGAGTACATTTATAGTAGCCCAAATAAAATCTCTTCTATAAATTAAATCTTTAGATAGCCCACTAAGATCTTTATTTTTTTTCAAACTATGGTTACCCATAATTGTTGTTTTTTCAGATAGACTATTTAATAATTGTTTACACAAATATATATAACATTTCCATAAATAACAAGTAAAAAAGAATTGCTATTCAAATTTAACAGCTGTAGATCTCTTTAAATTTATATTTGAAATAAATTCAATTGGATCAAATAATTCTAACTATCCATTCTATAATAAATATATATTTTTTCCATTAGAAACATATATATCTTTATATTTTTTAAAATTATTATATTGCTAATTATTTTGTTTATTAAACCAATCTACAGTTGGTAATATTATATGGTATATAGTATAATAACCATCTTCTCCTAATGGTAAATATACTTCATTTAAATTTCCTCTATCATGTGTAGTATATATTATAGCCCCTAATTGTGGACCATCTACTTTATTTAATACTACTATGTCCAATGTTATTGTATCCTTATATCTAAATATATATGGACTATTAGAATTATCTTCATAAAGACAATGAGTATTATCTGTAATTCTTATAGTACAATCACAGAATTGTTCTACTTTAAAATATGTATTTTGTTCCATTATCTTTATTATATGAATTAAATAATGTAGTTTTTATATATTCAGTATTATCTAAACCACATTGAAAATTTTCAAACATAATCTATCTGATTAAATCATCTAGATCTTCTTTGTATCCTCTATTTAATCGTTCAACTATATATTTATAATTCTCAATTATAGAATATTTTGTATTATTCATGACATTTACATTTTATTGTTGAACCAGAAACATCTACATCATCACAATATCCGAAACATATATTAAATTCTTCTAAAAGTCTTTCAGCTTCATAATAATTTTCACAATGAATATAATATTTTATCATATTAAGAATCATATATATAAAGTCTCTATTATATAAAAGTTTTTTAGAATCTGTTTTTGTATTTTCTTTTTGTTCTTTTTCTAAACATTTTCTAACTAAACTACTTAGTGAAGAATTAAGTAAACTTATAACACAATTTTCTAATTTATTATAAATAAATATATCTTTACATTCAGATATAATATTAGTTGTATTACAATTAATTTCTAATAGTTGTTCTAAATCTACATCTAATAATTTATCTGCTCGAACATCATATTTATAAATAAACCCTTCTTTATAAACATAAATATTATTATATCTATAAAATTCAGAAATATCTTTTTTATTAGATTCGAGCCAATTTATATTTGGTATAATTAAATGATAAACAGTATAATATCCATCCTCTAAATTATTAAACATTCCTTCATCTATTCCAGAATGTAATATTACACACTAATCTACAATAGTCTATTTTTCTACTGTATTTCTTTGCAATATATTTAAAGTAACAGTTTGATCCCAAGGTATTTTACATACCTTAGAATCACCTGTTATCATTATATTATTACCTTTTATATATTTTATATTAAGGTTCTACATATTCACTTAAAGGTTTAATAATATCTTTAAATCTAGACCAACCTATATTTCTTTCTTTTATTTCTATACCATCCCAACATCTTACATTACCTAAAGCTTTTTTAACATTTATCTTTTTATATTTAACTATTGGATTTTCTTCTGTATATACAGTATAAGAATTAGTATATTGATTATCATTCTTATATAAATTTACAGACTCATCTGGAACATATAAATGTTTTATTCCATTTTTAAATGGATACATTAGTTTTTCATTTTCAGTAAGATTTGGATTTATAATTTCTAATTCAGGATCATTTAATCCCATAGTAGGTGGAACTTTTGCTCTACATATAACTGTATATTCTGAATTTATTGAATTTCCAGAATCACCATAAATATATGAACAAGATTCGCCTATATCTAATAATGAGCAATTAGTATTACTATACTCTTTTTGCCCACCAAATAATCCAGATATTTTCTATACTTTATTAGTATATACTTTATAAGAATCTGAACCAGATATATTATATAAAGCTCCTGGAGCTATAGTATCATAATAATCTGGAATTTTAATTTTACCTATTTCTAATTCGTTCTAAGTTCTAGCTAATGAAAGTATTTTTGAGTTTTGAAACCAACCTCCAAATGTAACATATCTAAAACTACCTCCAAAAGACGAATAAGTGTCTAATATAACCTATATTCCCTATCCAGAATTACCTATGTTATAAAATTCCTAAAGATTATATATATCTACTTTATTTGATATATTTAAAATACCCTATAATTTAGACATATTGCCAAATACTTGAGAATTAAGATCAAATCTATATCCTACTTCATTAGTTAGTGAATCACCTAAAGTAACCCCCATCATATGGAATTTTATATTTGTATAATTAGTATTTATAAAAGATCCAGATTTAAACGAATGTACAGATTCTGGAATATTTAATTCTGTATAATTTGTTTCTCCAGTAGCTTCTATATATTCTGTACCTAAAGAACTGCAATTTTTAAATAAATTATTTCCACTAGGAAATATTGTAAATTTTTCTAAATCTTTTATAGTTTTAATTTTTTTATTATCCTCAAAAGATATTTGTTGCATATTAGCTCCATCAGTAAATAATTTATACATTATTACTAAATTTAATTCATCTTTTGTTCTAAACTCTTTACCATTATTATAAGTTTCTAAAATAACTCGTTTAAACTCAGGATCATACCACTATAAATATTTTTGTTTCCATATAAGAGTACTCCCTAGATAAATACTATCTAAGGGAGTAGTTCCTACATTTGACATTTTTAATTTTTTATTTCCAATATTCAACATATTATTCAGTAATTAAATAAATAGTATTAGAATCAGGATTTGTAGGTAATGCAGTTACAGTTTCTATTTTATAAGCCTAAGATGTTCCTACTACAACATTAGTTGGAATAGTTGGAATAGTAGGTTTATTTTTAATAAATGCATTAGAAGTTGTTGATGTTTCATTCCAATCTGCTTGAACTATTTCAGCCTTTTTAGCATAAGTTGATAAGTCCTAATGTTCTGTTAGATAATTACCTTTAAGTTGATATTTACCATCAGATTCAGCTTTAGTATATACTGAAGTTTTATCTGCTTTTCCAGAAATATCTTGATGACTTGTTAGATAATTTCCTTTAACTTGATATTTAGTATCAGCTTCTGTCTTATCTAATTTACCACTAATATCTTGATGTTGTGTTAAATAATTACCAATAGGTTGATAAGTAGCTGAAGCATGCGCTTTAGTTTCATAAGCTGATAAATCTTGTCCAGCAGGAAGTTCTGATTTCTTAGCATATTCTGATAAATCTGGTTGAGTTGCAGAAATAGTATTACCAGTAATAGTAATATTTTGTCCAGCTACTAAAGTATCTTGTTTATTATTTAATTCAGTTTTTAAAGCATAATTAGATAAATCTGGAGTTGCAGGCGTATCAGTCTTCTTAACATATTGTGATTCAACAGTACTTAAAATACCATTTTGTAAAGTTTGAAGACTAGTTTCTATATCGTTCTTTAGACCATCTAATTTAGACTATAATTCTGCAGTATTACCATTAGTAGTAATATTAGCTATAGATGTTTTAATTTCTTCATCAGCTGCTTTTCTATCTGCAATTTCTTTTTGTAATTCAGTTGCAGTAAGTTCTGATTGTGCTTTTACTGCAGTAACATCAACTACTACTTTATTTACTTGTTTATTCTTAGCCATAATATCTAATACTTCTTTTCTTGCAGAAATAGCTGCATCATAAGCATTATCTGCAACTTTAGAAGAACTTTCAGCTATAGTTAAAGCATTCATAGAGTCAGCTTTAGCTTCTTTAGAATTTACAACAGCTGTTTTAATCTAACAAAGTAAAGCATCATATTTATATTGTTCAACATCTGCTTCACAAGTATTATGACATTTATTATGTTTTAATAACCAATCTATATTATTTAATAAATCATTAGCTGTAATAGCCATGTTTTCTCCACCCTAAACTACTGGAAATAAAGTATCTTCAGATAGTTTAAGAGTCTTTTTCATTTCAGAAATTTTTAAATTCATTGTAGTAGTGTTTTAAATTATTATAAAGATTCTGACCATGCTCCATAAGTAACATTATCTGTATCAGGATTTAGTATTGTTCTAGAAATTCTTACATTATTTAATTCATCAAATAATGTTTGAGTAACTATTAAAGTCCCATTAGGAGGTCTTTGAGTACTAACATATAATCTATAAGGAAAAGATGCATTTAAAGATGGTACGCCATTTACTACAGTATATATTCCTGGATTAATTAAATCTTTTAGATCATCTGGAGTAAGATCACTTAAAACATCTACTTCAGTATAATATGTAGTATTTTTTGCAATTACATCTTGAAGATTTAGCATTGTAGGATCATTTACACTTTTTCTAATATTAATTGCTCCATTACGTAATACTTCAAAAGCATTATGACGATCTTCTGAATCTTTAGGTCTGTATCCTATAGGAGGTGTACATCCAATAGTAAAGATAGTATCTTCTTTAAATCCAAATTTTAATTCATTTTCATCAGCGTGTGGATTGATATCACTTACTGGAACACTTGGAGTAGTACCTTGTCTAGATCTATTACCACTACCAAAAGCAGCTTCTCCAGGATTATAAGCTATATTTTCAGATCCTGTTACAAATGTTGCTGGACCATAAGCTACATTCTATACACCATTAGCATGCTGTCCACCATAGTTTGAAAGCATTTTATTACTTCTTTGTGCTGCAATATTTCTAATACCTTCAGCATGCGCTCCATCTCCTAATGCAACATTTTGTAATCCTTCACTATGAGCACCTACACCTAAAGCTAATGCTCCAACATTTGTAGATGGTTTTTGGATTCCTTCTGTATGATATAAATGAACATAATGATCAAATATATCTTTAAATGATGTACTATTTTTAACTACTTCAACAGCATTAGTTTTAATAGCTAATGGGCCACTAGATCCTTCTGCATGTGCTCCATCACCATAAGCTGCTGTACCATTACCTTCAGCTACTGCACCATAATTAGTATCACTATCATAAGGATCAACTCCAGTAACATTAGCATTACCAATTACAAAAGATTTAGCTCCAGTTGCCTCATTATTAGAGTTTTTAGATTGAATAGATGCTTCCCCAGTTCCTTTTTCAAATACCAAATCTGGTTTAATGTTATCTTTAATATCTGTTTCTATAGATTTAATATTAGCTAATAAAGATACTATCTTATTAGTAATATCTGATAAATCATTATTAAGATTAGTTAAATCTGATTTAGTTAATACATTATCTGAAACACTTATAGTATTTTCTCTAAGTACTATATTAGTTCCAGCTATTAATTTATCTTGTTTATTATTTAAAGAGTCTAAAGTAGCATATTTAGCGTCAGCTTCAGTAATACTTAAATTATTTTGTGACTATTTCTTTAAATCTACAAACTCTCTAGCTAACTATGAATTTGTAAGTTTTGTAGATTTTACATCTGTTTCTAAAGAAACTAATTTATTTGCTTGTAAATATAACTCAGATTTTGTATCTAAATTATCCTATTTAATAACATTAATTTCTTTAGACAATTTTTCACAACAATCTTTTGTAGAATCTTCTTTAAAGAAGTTCTCATATTTATCACAGTTATTATTTTTTGGTTGTAATAAATCTTCATCAATGATTAATTTATCTTGTTGTTCTGACTATTCTGGCTCTTTGTTGCAGCCACAATTTTTCTTAAAAAAATTCTTCATAATTAATAATTAAATGTATGAGTTAAACAACTACCATTAGCTGTATCAGTATATCCAAATTTAACTAGTTTTACAGTTCTAGCTTCTTTATCAATACAATACACATTAAATGTATCATTACCACAATATCTTCCTTCATTCTTAGGTTGATATGTATTTTGCATATCTAAAGCAATAGCACTACAAGTATGATTCATTTGTAATTGATCATTCTAATGAGGTCCTGTTAAATAGCCATAAGAATTTCTATGGGTATGACCATTTAAGTACATAATAAATTTCTATGTAGTAATATCACCAAATTGTGCATCTATTGTATCAGAAGTTCCATCCATTATTATACTAGCATTCTCTTTATTCATAAATGCATTTGTAATAGCTTTAATAGTATCAGCTCCAGACCATGTTACATCAGCAGTTGCTAAATCACCATCTTGAAAAGCTCTAATAGTTGCATCTGGTTTTGGATTACCTAATGGCTAATGTAACATAACTATTACATGATAATCTACAGGTGTAGATTTTAAAGTATTAGAATACCATTGTAATTGTATTTTACCAACATAATTAATTCTATATGTATTGGTAGAATCTCCACAAGTATCAAGTACAATTACTCTAATTTTTTCAGTTTCAAAATCTTTATAATAATATCCTTTATTTATATACTAATCTTTAGCAAAAGGTTTAATGATATGTTCATTTAATGTATTAGCATCTATTCCTACACCATCATGATTTCCAATAGTAGTTAATACTGGAGTTTTATAATCAGTAGATAAATACTTAACAAAGTCTAAGTTATTACTATAACTTTGGAATACATAATCTCCAGAAGTTAATAATGCTGTAGCATTTATATAATCAGAATATTCTAAAGCATTTACATAAGCTATACCATTCTAATGAATATCTGTACAATGAACAAAACAAATATTTCTATTTCTAGTACTAGAATTAATAAACTTATATAATCCAGAAGCAACCTATTGGTCTGCCTATTGATTTCTATCAATTACACTAGTATTAGAATCTTCATAAGTAATAGTTAATTCTCTAGAATCTAAAGCTTTCTAAATTGTTTCTACTGTTAATTCTGAATTATCAATTGTACTAAAATATATTTTATAAAACCATACATTAGTATCTGGAGAAGTTGCTCCAAATCTTGGAAATGTATATGATTTACCATTAGTTAATAAATCTGAAGAATATTTTTCTAATTCTGAAGTAGTCCATGAAGCATTAGATGTATTTCCATAATCAATTCTAATCTAAATATTTTTAGGAGATTTAACTGTATATTTAACCCCACTATAAGGAATACTAAAAGAAGTAGTCATCATTACTTTATTGGTATCAACTTTATCTAATTCTCCCAAAAGTACATCTTTAATATTTACATTGATAGATGTATTATTAGTTTGTACAGAAGGAGTTGGTGGTTGCTAAGTAATTGGTCTTAACCATGGAAGAGTTTGTAAATTATAATTTAACTCTAAGTCTATTGCATTATATATTTTATCTCTAAAAGTATTGATTAAAATTTCTTCTTCAGTTAAAGCTCTAGAATAAGTGCGAACAGAATAAAAGTTATAATTATTTCCATTATTTTCTAATAATGCTAATGTATTTCCTATATATTCAGTACCTATTAGTCCATCTGTATAAGTAATTATTAACTTACCATTATAATAACATTTTACAGACTCCCATTCTTTTACAAAAGTTAATTTAATAGGTTTTGTAAAATCAATTACTTTTTTTGTAACTGTAAGATCTTCAGTTCCCCAAGTTCTCCAACCCTAGTTATATCTTACAGTATATTTTGGAACAAATATTCCATTTTTATTTTTTTCAATACCTAATATTAATCTACCATTATCCTAATTACCAGCTCCAAAAGTAACATCATGATAAAATAATAATTGTGTATTATCATCTTCTGAAAAATTAGATACTGAAAAACATATTTCAAAAGTAAATGAATCTAACTAATTAAGCATTAAATTAGTATTCTTAGTAGTAGTTACCATATACTAATTCTTATATATATTACTTAGTTTATGGTCTTCTGTCTAAGCAGCTGTAGTATCTGGTTCTATATATGAAGTCATGTTTAATGAGTTATATACTTTCCCATCAACATGATAATCATAATTACAGATTAATCCTTTAGTAATTATAGGAGCATTATATTTTAATAATTCATATATTTTATAATCATCATTATAACTAACTCCATCTAACATTATCTATTTTGTATCTGTACAATAATAAGGTACTCTAACATATTTAGATTTATCGTAATCTTTCTTTAGTCCTTTATACCTAGAATATACTTTTTCCATTATTCGTTTGCTTTATTAGTTTCATTAATATATTCTCTTAATGATTCAATTGCAGCATCATTCTATTGTTTTAGTTCCTAAAGTTTATTAGTTAAACTTTGTACTGCATTATTTAATGTTTGAATAGCATTAGTTAACTATGTCTAATTAATAAATTCTGAATCATTTAATATCTAAGAAGTTTTTGTAGGAATATTTACAGTAACATTATTTGTATTATCATAAGTAATATTATTAGTAAAAGTTCCAGAAGTAAAGTTAACTCTTCCAGATTGTAGAGCAGTTACTTTAGTATTTACTTTACCTAACTAATCATCTAAAATACTATCTACTTGACTCATACTTGTAGCCTATGAGATATAATTAGAATTAGCCTAAGGAATATAGTGATTATGTTCATCTATACTTCCAATAGCTCCTAAGATTTGTTCTAAAGTTGTTTCTAAATTAGAACCACCTAAAGTAGCTGATTTTATTTTATTACTTAATAATTCTAATTGTTGTCCTACAGCTTCAGCATCTGCTGGACTATTCTTTTTAGTTAAAGTAACATCAGTAATAATATCTTTTTTAGTAGTAACAGCTTGTATTACTCCTACTAATTGTCCATCAATATTTTCATTATTAACTGTTACTCCACCCTAATATAGTTTATAAGTAGTTAATCCATTATCAGTATTTGTTACAACTGATAATGTAGAAGCAGTTAAAGAATTTTTAATAGCTTTTTCTATAAGATCTAATCTTACATCAGAAGTTAAATTAGAATGTTCTAATGTCTATAATCTTTCTTCATGTCCTACTAAATCATTTGTACTATCTTTTATAGTATCTAATGCTGTTAATAATTTATTATTTAAAGTATTTACTTTATCATTATTTAACAGTATATTGTCATCTAATTTTTCTATTTTATTATTTAATTGTTTTAATATACAATCATATTTTGTATTACTACAATCGGTCTAATCTGATGGAAATAATTGTAATAACTATTTAATTGATATAGTATAATTTTTACCATCCTATACAATTGGAAGTATATCTGAAGCCTATAATTTTGTAACTATAGGCATTTCAGATATTTTTAGATTCTTACAACTCATACTTCTTTCTTTATTTTACATCCAACCTCTTGTAATATATAATCTCCACATTCTAAAATAATATATCCATCTGTATTTACAACAGTTTGTCCACATGACTGTGAACTTGGAATACCACAACAATTTAATGAACTAATACCTGACATTTTATTTTATTTTTATTATACTTGATCAACTACTTTATCATTATATGGATTGCCATCATGTAGTTGGTCTATTTCAATCTATGTTCTTCTAGTATCATTTTCTACAACTGCTTCTTTATAATTTCTATCAGTTTGCGCTTGATACATTTTAATTTTAGCATCAGATTCAATTTTCTAAGCTTCTATCTATAATTTTTGTGCATTAAGTTGTTCTGCTTTATTAGATACTTCTTGCAATTGTTTTTGTGTTTGAGTAAGTTGTTGTTGTAATTGTTGAATCTATTGAGAAGCTTGCTATAGCTAATCATTCTTCTTTTCCTACTTCCTCATTGCTGTACGTATCTATTGTTTTAACTAAGATAAACTTTTAGTAGTAGCAGCATCAACAATAATATCTGGAGTCATTGTTCCAGATTTAATAAACTCTGGTAATAAAGCTCTTAACTATTCTGTATCTCTTACAACATCTGTACTATTAAGTATATGAATATCATAATCAGTCATTGTAAAATATTCTGGAAGAGAAGTAAATACTTTCTACTATTTATCTCCTAGAATTAGTGTACCAGTTATTCCATTCTTATATACTATCTTAGCTTGATTTAAAGCATCAGTTAATATTTCTTCTGTAAGACAATCTAATTGCTAATACCACTATTTAGATATAGTAAAAGAATTATTAACAGATGTCTATACATTAGTAACAGCATCTCTCTACTAAATTCCATTTAATCGTTCTCTAAATACTCCAGTAATTGATGAACAAGTTTGTTCTACAGAGTCAATAGCTAACTATATAGCTTGAATTGCTTGAGCTTTAACTGAATCATCAAATCCATTATATATAGTATTAATTGGAGCCTATCCAGAACCTAATCGTCCTTCTTGAGAACTATCTATTAATGCTATACCTGATTTCTTATATGCTTGCCATTTCTATAATCTTTCAGATAACTTAGATCCTAAGAATTTTGGAAGCATAGATACATCAATCCAATCTCCAGCTGTTCCAGAATTTGCGATTAAATTATCTCTATAAAAATGTAATATATCATATTTATCTTGTAATTTATCACAAGCCATTACTAATGAATATGGTTCAGATACTCTATTTAAAAAATATAGACCATTAACAGATAAAGTACAATATGTAGGATTATCCTAAGACCTAATTACTTCTTCATCTTTACCATATAAAATATGAATACTTTCCCCAATTCTTATAGACTTATATCTCTACATAACAAATTTCTTGTCAGTATCTAACCATTCAACTTCATATACTGGAATAAGATTATAGTTATGTATATTAGCCTAATCTGGATATCCTGGCACTAATTCTACACCAGCTTGTAATCCATTTGTTGCAGGGGTACCATTAGATTTATTAAAAGATCTTACATAGATTCTAGAATAATCTTGACCATATTCCCAAGAATCTTTAATTACCTTAATATCTTCTTTAGATAAATCTCTACCATACTAATTAAGAATTTCTGTTTTAGTAAGCCACTTTCTTACTACAACTCTATATGAATCTTTTACATATGGTGAATTAGGATTTCTATCTATAAAAGTATTAAGTGGACTTAATATTTCTATCTATACATTATTATTACCAACAGTTGGTTTAGTTCTATAAAATGTATAGCCAGTAATAAGTAAATCTAATAATAAAGTTTTTAATTTAGTATGTATATCTGTATCTCTAGACTATAATAAATATTGAATTACATTTTGAGCTGCAATTTCATATTCAGACTAAAATCCATAATTTAAATCTTCAATTAAATCATCTAAATCTTGCTATATAGCTGGATCACTCATAGGCTATCCAGTAGACATAGAATCAATAATTTTATTTTTAAGTCTAGATTGTAAAAAAGAAAATACAGACTAAGATATCTTTAATTGTTTTTCTCTAGTAATTTTAGATACAGTAGCAGAGTCTTTACAAGAAACTCTAGGAATAATAGGTGTTCCTAAATATTCTCCTACTAATGCATCAATATGTTTTCTAATTAATGGTATAAATTCTACAGATGTAGGATTACCTATACCATAATTTTCTTCTAAATATCTATATTGTTCAGCATCTCTTTTACCATTATAGTAATTATATGCTTTTTGTAAATCCCATTTAGGGTATACCAACTCAGTTATAGCCCTGTCAGTATACTCAATTAATTCATCATCCGTCATAGGTTACAACTATTTTTGTCCATTGGTATACTATTATCTGGATATGTTTTAGTTCCTATAAACCATTTAATTGTATTAAATCTTCTAGATCTTAATTCTTCTTTCATAAATTTAAGGAACTATTCTTCAGGAAGTTCTGCAGATATTACTATAGGTTTATCTACATTATTCATTCCGAATCTTGCAATATAACCTACAGGAGTTAGCTCTTTAATATCTAGTTTACCATTATATATCCAAGTATCTCCTTGATAATGATATACTTCCTTAACTATGTCTAATATTTTATTTTTAATTTCTTCTGTAGTCATGATTATATCTTGGATCACTAGAATGTCCCATATTATAAGAATCATATTCATGATCCCAATTATATTGTGCCTCTGGTTGTTTCTTTACTTTTGGTATGACGCCAAACTATTTATATCCTCTATCATTAATAAACCAACCTACATCTTCCCAATCATCTTCAGAGTTTTCTTCTACTTTAGTAGCTACAATTCCAGCTAACTCTTCATCAGCTAGCTCAACCATTCCTAAAGCAGCCACAATATCAAATTTTCCTTTATTCTCATCAGTATATCTATTTAACTAGTCTAAGAATTCTGGAAACCAAATATGCTAACAATAATCTTCTACATATGCAGCAATAAGGTCTGTTTGATGAGAAATAATAGCAGCAGTAGCTGGAGTTCCTATTTGGTTAGATCTTTTTCTATTAACATCTGGATAAGTTTTTATAGGTCGTTTCATAAAATAATTTACCCAACCTCTATCTTTAGCCCAGTTAACCATAGTTAAACGAGTAGCCTCTATATTACACACACAATTATAGTATATTAATAACTTCATTGCATTTTCATAAGCTGTTCGTTCATCATTAGGTCTATCCATATAATAAGCAACATATTCTGGCTCACTCATTCCATAAGCTCTTCTTTTAATAACTATACAGAATTTAGATGGATTAGTAGTATATTCAGATGTTTGATTCTAACCAATATCAATAGAGTCAATTCCAGCTACATATAAATTTCTCATTGGTTCACGTATAGTAGTTGTTCCATCTGTATTACTCTATTTAGTTTCCCATAAAGGATGTTCTATAATATGAATATTTCCAGCTTTACCTGGAATCCACTTTACTCCAGTTACATTTCTTGAAGTTCTTTCTGAACCACTTTTATATGTAAACTAAAGTTCACCATCTTCTATAGTAGGACCATTATTATATAGTTTAATACTAGCTAACTAATTAGTAATTAATACTTTATTAAATTTATTAGTACCTTCAAGAGCTAAAGCTTCTTCAGCTGTAAAGCAATACTCAGCACAATAAATTACATAAGCTTTAGGATCAGCTAATTTCTTTTCTCTTTCTCTTTCATAATATTCTTTAGCTTTAACAGGATCTGTCCAACCTCTATCATCTATATATCCTTTAAGATTTAAGATAGAATAAGATGGAATAAAGAATCCTGTAATAGTTTCCTCTCCTCCAGATGTAAAATTATGTTTATAAGGTAATACATCATAAACGTCTGGATGTTCATAAGCATCAGCAAGACCTTCTAAAGCTGGACCACTATCTCCACCAGTACCCCAACCTAATTTTATACCGAATCTATTACCTTGAATACCTACAAGAGCATCTCCTTGAATGAATGCTTTCTTCCATCCTTCCCAAGATCCACTCTCTTCATATAATAATAAATCAGTACGATCACCACGAATAGCTCTAGGTTTTGGTGCACATATTCCAACTATTTCTGACATCCATCCACTTTCAACATCCTGACCATCTATCTTTTTTAAAGATGAGGCTCTTTTCCAATCATCAGTATCATGTTTCTATCTAAGTTTAAAGAAACCACCTTGAGTATTATCATTACAAAAGTTTAACTAAGCCCAACACTTATCAAGAGTTGGTTGTAACTAATTATCAGCGTGTGCCGAAACAACACACCTAGATTCTCGTCTAGTCTAATATGTATTAACAACTAATGATGCTCCAATTTCAGAAAAACCAACTCCTCTGGCTTTTAGTCCAACAGCATTCTTACGTAATAATCTACATAATTCTATATAATGAAAATAAATATACTAAGCAACAAAAAAGTCAGGAAAACTTTCAATACGACCAGAACCAGCTTTAGTTGTTTTTGTTAAGTCTTTAAGTCTATAATAGTTTAAGAAATAGTAATGATCACCAGTAATTCTATAACCATGACTTTCCATACCATCTCTACATCTTTTATATTCCTAAGTCCAGAAATCATCATAAGCTTTAGATCCTCTATGATACTAACAATATTTGTTGCTTTTTTCAAAAGTATCTCTAGCTTCCATGAACCATGATGGATTAAAATCTAATCCTCTGGTTTTATCAATAGGTTTATATCCAATTACTTCATAGGATAATCTAGAATCAAAATATTCTATTTTATCAGTACTCTTAACATCCCACTATCCTTTTCGTTTAGCTTTTTCCTATACTATTATTTGATGGAATTCTTCAGCTTCTTTAGCTTTAGTTTCATTTACTACATCAATAATCTTCTAAATCTATTCAGGCATTTTAGGAGTTACTTCTTGATTTTTTCTAGGTCTACCCCTTTTTCTTTTACCAGTAACTGAATCTATATTCTATAATATATTTTCCATTTAATTAAAAATCTTTTGGTGTAAATCCATCTACAGCTCCACCTCTAAGTTGTGATTGTTCTTGCATTTCTTTCTTTACATATCCTTCTACCTATTTTAACTAATCAATTACTTTAGGTAGATTAGTAAGTTCTGCTTGAATATCTTTTACCTTCCAAATAGGCTTTCCTGTTTGCGGGTCTCTTTCTTGTGGATCTAGACTATGGAAATAATCTATAAATTTATTAACCATTTCCTAAGAACTTTTTAATAACTTAATAGAAATTATACTTTCTTGTATATCTCTATATCTTCTACAAGCAGCTCTAAATTTAGGATCGTTAAACTATTCTTTAGTTAATTGTGAATCTTGTAACGCTGCTTGGTGTCTTTCCTATTCTGAATAATCAGAATAAAAAGACTACCAATCTAACGCTAACCATATATAAGTAAATTCTTTATATGCTAATAAATGTTTGCTACCTTTAGGGTCTTCATCACAAATATTTCGTTCATCATCCATTAGTTCCTTAAATTCTTTAATAAGTAGAATTTCTGGCTTATTTAAAATTACCCTATCCTTAGCATTATCATATTGAAATATATGTAACATTATTTAAAATATTAAATAGTTAATATTGGAAAGGTACCTCCATTTTGGTTTTTACTTACCTTAGTAATTCCTGTAGTACCTCTTAAACCTTTAGGACCACCTGTTTGCAACATATAATTTCTTATATTTCCTTTAGTTCCTCTATGGGTTCTTTTTTGTTTTTCACCACCAAAAGCTGTTGCTTTATATTGTTTACCAGCTGCTTGTTTATTCTACATTCTTCCTGCAGCACCTGTTGCTTTGTGTCCTACTAATCCAACATTAGTTGGCTTACTCTTACCAGTATCTCCAAAAGCAGTAAAGTTATTTTTAGTTACTTTCTTCTGTACTGTAGTACCTCTAGGATTAAAAGTAGGTTTACCTTGACCCATATGCTTTGCAGAAGGTCTATAAGCCTTGTCACCAAATGATGTAGATTGTACTTGACCACCTTTAGCTTTCTTAGTAATTCTATCTTGTTTAAATTTATCTACTGTTCCAGAAATAGACTTCTTCATATTAGGAGTACAATGTTTCATTTCTCCACCAGACTATTTCTTTTTAATTTGTTTAACCATTCTACCACCACATTTTAAATATGTAGCTTCATATCCTTCAGGTACAATACCTTTTAAATAATTAATATAATTTAATTTTGAACCTAATTTTGCACTCATAACTTCTTGGTTAGATTGTTGATTCTAAATATTATCTAATGATGGAACACTATCCTTAGTAGAATTAGAATATTGATTAGCTTCTGGAATCAATGTTGTAGCTAATGCATTTGGATCAGTAATATCTACATCATTATCCTATGCCCATTGAGAAATAGCATTCTATAAAGAGTTTTCATCTAAATTAGCTGGATCAATGTCATATCCTTGATCACTTAAATAATTAGCAATATTAATAAGTTGTTGTTGCTAATCTTCTTCAGTAGGCATCTAACCTCCTTCTTGGAATTTTCCAGGAGCATTGTACCAATGTCTTAAATCTTTCATATCTTTTCTTCCAATATTACCATTAATTTTAGCATCCTATAAAAATGCACTCCACTATCTGTCGTCATTATAATCATATTTTCTTTCAGACATTCTTTTTCTTAAATCATTAATAAAGTAATTGTCTTTAGTTTTATCTTGATTCTATAATGCCCAACGTAAATCATCTGTATTTCTTATACCATTAAATATATGTCCATTAGGATCAGTAACTTGTTGAGTATTCATACCCATTCTAACAAGTTTTCTATTTACTGTATTTAATGGCTTATTCTATTGATAATCATAACTAGCAGCATTTGGCATACCATAAAAATCTGTTCTAGCCTAATCTACCATATTCATTGGAGCTGTTTTAGATGCTACTTGGTTATTCCAATTTTTACCAGAGTCTTTGTATATCTTACTAACTAAATCTAAAGCATTCTAGGTTTGATTACCCCATTTATTATCTACATTAATCTTACCAAAATCTGCACCAGTTCTAATTGCTGCATTTCTTAACATTTGATTAATATAGTTTTGAGCATCTGTTACTTTAGTAAAATTAGTTCCGAATAAATCATTTACTGACTTAATTCCAGAGTTAGTTCTCTATGTATTATTTTTCCATCTTTTTTCTACTCCCTATGAAGTTCTATTTTTATTTAATCCTACAGTAATTCCATAATTCTAATATGAATTATTAAATCCTTTCTATGTATTATCATCATAGATTGTTGGATCAAATTGGGATTGTGTCCCAAAGTAAGTATCATAAAAATTAGCCATTCTTATTTAATCTTTATTAAATCCTTAGTATTAAAAACAGATTCCTAAATCTCTCCATAAGATGTAAACCATTTACATCTAATACCTCTAAGAATTGGTTCTTTAGAATCTGCATGTTTAAATACCAGAGTTTCTTTTTTAACTACAATCATAATAGGTTTATTTGGTATATCCTATTTTAATGTTACAATATCCCCTGGCATAAAATAAATTTTATCATTTTCCATTGTCATTTATTGCTTTAAAACGTTCTGATAATCCTTCATTAAATATAGTCATAATACTATGTTCATTTACTTGAACCCATCCTTGTTTATAAAAAGGAACTGGAGTTTCTGAAGGTTTTCTCCACATTACTATATCTCCAACATTTACATATTTACATGTAGGACCAACTTCTATAACTACTCCAGTTTTAATAAATTGTTCCTCTTCATGCCATTCTCCATCTTCATTACTCTTATACTCTGGTGCTAATCCTCCTGTATCTATAATAAGATTACCACTCTTCTGTACTCTTTGGAATGGATTTTCAGCAAAAGGTTTAATTAATACACCTTCATAAGTTGGTTTAGCTTCTACACCATTTAAGTTATCTGATAACATTTTAGCATGGTCTTCTAACTTCTTTTCATAGTTATCTAATTTATTAACATAATTATCAACTTGTTCATTAAATTTAGAAGTTGCTTCAGATTTTACTAAATTTTCCATTGAACGTTCATCACTAGTTAAAATAGCATTAGATTCTATTCCAACAATACTTTTTGCAAGTTTCTCATTACTTGATAAATTTCTATCTACTCCAAGTAGATCAACACCATTAATTCTTTTTGACATAATTACATTTACCATTTTTTGGCTGGACAATGTGCAGAAGCTACTCTTGTTTTAGCCTGCAATCGACAGCCACATCCTTTATAATAACCATCTAATCTAATATTACTAACATCTCCATTTATTGGGTTTAACCATAATCTAGGATTGCATTGTCCACCAAAAGCAGATTTATATAAAGGACATTTTAAACAGATCTACATTCGTCGAACAGATATATCTCTATTCTTATCGAATAATTCATTTAAATGTCCTTCAGCAATATCCTTACTCTAATTAAATAAATTATTTAAACTCATATTATATTAAGATTGAATAAATTAGGTTTAATAATAAGTGTTTAGTATCCGAATTACTGACAATACTCTATATAAAAGATGTACCTATCAATATTCAATTCTTTCGTATTTAGATAATTCTTGTTCGTGTTTTACATTCTTACCATAATGACTAATTAAAGCTTCTACCTTATCTTTTAAATAATCACATTCATAAATTGTTTGTTTATTATTATGATCATAATGAATAAGATATAATTTTTTAATTTCAAATTCTGGATTCATTTGTTGTACCATCCAAGCATACATAGATAATTGCATAGTATAATGCCAGAAATTTACATCATCTAAATCAGTCAATGGATATTTCATTCTTTTAGTTCTTCTTAATTTCTTATCATAGAATGACTTAAGCTCTATTTTTTTATTGGTCTTATAATCTCCAATATAGATATCATTACCATTTTTAATAAGTAAGTCAGTTTGTCCAGCAATTCTTACAAGACCATCTGGAGATTCATAATGTAAAAGATATTCTGGATATACTCCATTTTGTAAATCAAGACTTATCCTATCTTTTTCACAATCAAATGTTCCATTAATATGTAGTTTTTTAAATGTAATGTTACCTCCATTTTTATACATCATATTTTCCATCTTAGAATGAATAGCTGTTCCTCTCTCACAAGATTCTCTATTAGTTTTATCCCATTCATCTAAAATATCTTGTTGTGCTTCATTGAAATCATTTTCAGATATATCATACATATCTAAAACAGATTTATCAAATTTATAGGTATCGAGTAATTTTGGTTTCTCTATCTTCCATGCTTCTGGAGATAATAATTTTTCTAATGCTTTATATGCAGACCAAAATTCTTTATCATATGGTTGTTCATACTTACCTATTAAAGTAGTTACTGATATATATTTACCATTATCTTTCTCATTCCAATATATATGTTCTTCATCATTATAACATACATTTCCATTTTGTTTATCAACTTTCATATTCATTACATTTATTCATATTTTTATATTAACTTTAATCTTTTATAATATTTTATCTTATACATAATATATTATTAATAATTTATAAAGAATAGATTTATTATAATATATTATTATATAATGTTTAATCTAAAATGAATTATTTAAAAAATTACATTAGAGTAACTAAATATTCAATATTTATATTTAAATTGGACTTAGTTACTAACTAACAAATTATACTTACTATCATTTTGTTATAAGCAAATTTAATAATAATTTTGTAGTATCCAAAGAAATATATAAAAATATATTTATTATGTATAAAGTAAAAACACTTACCGAAAATTTTTAGTAGAACTTTTTTAATTCTACTGAAAAAACTAATTACAATTTACCATAGGTATTTAAAACAGGTGGGTAGTTAGTAAAAAAAGATAAAGAAGGATCTAAGATTCATATTAAAGAAAAAAATAAAGGTAAATTTAAAGCTGCTGCATCTAATCATAATATGTCAGTACAACAATATGCATCTAAAGTTCTTTCCGATCCCTCAGCTCCAACATATTTAAAAAAGAGAGCAGTCTTTGCTAAGAATGCTTCTAAATGGCATAAATATGGTGGATTTATAAAAATGCAATAGGGAGGACTTATTACTTCAGATTATTAGAGACTTAATATAGATAGTAAGAAAAGACAATTAGATTTATAGGATAATTATGTTCCAAAACTTCCTTAGTCATTAAGTATTTCTGAATCTCCATAGTAGGTAATGGATAGAGTATATGCAGATGATAATATTAACTATTCTAATACTATAAATAAACTAGATTCTGCAGTAAATAAATGGTCTGGAATTAAATATTCTTTTGGTGGAAAAAATTCTACTGGTATTGACTGTTCTGGATTTACTAAAAATGTATTTCAAGAATTAGGAATAAATATTCCACATGGTACTATTAGATAGTATTAGGAATCTTAGAAAATTAATAAAGAAGATATTAAGCCTGGTGATTTATTATTTTTAAAAGGAACTTAGAATAGAACAGGACCTACTCATGTTGGGATTGCTTTATCTGGATTAAAACCTGATGGTACTGTAGATGTTGCTGCTTCTTAGAAGAGTAATGGATCTACTGTTTATAATTGGGATTTAAATAAAGGATATTATGCTAAACATTGGTTAGGCGCAGGAAGAATATAATGAAAAATAAATATTATAAAGAAAATAAAAAAATAGAAAGAGAACATAAAACACATTGTTGTATATGTAATGAATCAGCTAAATGTTGTTTAGAATTTCATCATGTACGTGATAAGTTATGGAATATATCTTAGTCAACTAAGTTTTTACCTACTGATTTATTTATAAAAGAAATTAATAAATGTGTATGTATTTGTTCTAATTGTCATCGTAAATTACATGCAGGATTAATAAAACTTAATAATGGACAATAATTTAATTACATCCAATTATTAGTAGTTAGATTATCCAGGAGTTGAACGATCTCCTTCATTACGAGATTTACAACTTCCTGATAATGTTTTAACTATAGATGATCATTTATAGAATAGATTAAATTATATTTAGAATAATATTTAGCCAGAATAGATTAATGATATAACTACTAGTTTATCTATTCCTCAAGGTTCTTCAGAATATTCTATTACTCCTACTAGTAAAAATAAAGGTACATATTAGGAGTTAGTACAAGAATTAGATAAATAGGTATAGGATCCTATGAAAAAGAATATACTATTAAAAATTGCATAGAATGAATCTAATTTTAATAGTAAAGCTAAAAATCCAAAAAGTACAGCTAGTGGTTTATTTGGTTTTCTAGATTCTACTAAATAGAAATTTGGATATGGAAATACTATAGCAGAACAAGTAGCTGGTGCTTCTAGATTATATGATGCTAATTCTAAACAATTACAATCATGGATATCTAAATATGGAACTAATGGAAAAAATTATGGATAGTTAATGTATGGTATGTGGTTTAGACCAGGTTCTCTATAGAATTATTTAGCTAAAGGATCAGATTCTTATAAAGATCCTCAAGGTACTGGATTAAATAAAATCTTTGCTAAGATGGCTAAAAAAGGAGGAATTTTAAAAGCATAGACTGGAACTACATTGCCTACTACTCCTTCTATGTTTAAATAGTATGGAATAAATCCTAATAAGTTTGTTGATATGTTTAATGCTTTACGAACTAAAGGATTATCTAATTAGGTATCTTTTGAAACAGCTTGGCAAAGTATTAAAGAATAGCCTAAAGGATATTATTCTTTTGGACAAAAAGCTTAGGATGTAAATGATTGGGCTGAAAAAGCTAATCGATCTTTAACTGTTGGAAGATATAAAGCAGCTAGAGATTCTGTTAACTTTAATGATTTTAGAAATAAAACATTATAGTATAATAGATTACCAACTTATACTAATTGGTTAAAAACAGGTAGAGATTCTGGAAAATCTTTTATAAATTAGTATATTAAGAATAATAATTTAGGATAGCCTATTGCCCAAATAAATAATAATGTTGATTAGTAGGATAATTTTTATACTTAATAACTATGACAGTAAAAGAATTTTTAAAAAGTATATTTCTAGCTAAAACTGGAACTATAAGTTCTAAAAGAATTTGTGGTGTATTAGGTTGGTTAGTATGTATAGGTATTTCTATATATTGTACTATTAAAGTTATTTAGGCTCCAGTAGTATTAGATAGTATTATAATAGGTAGTGTTGCATTACTTGGTGTAGATAGTATTATACGACCTTTTGGTAAAAACAAACAAAATAGTGAGGAAGATCAAAATGAATGTTGAAGAATTAAAAGAATTTTTTGAATTTATAGATAAAAGAGATAAAGAACTAATTAATAATTGTAAATGGAGATAGATAAATTCATAACTTATATTAAGAGTTGGGAAGGTGGATATGTAAATGATCCTAGAGATAGTGGGGGAGCTACTAATAAAGGAATTACATTAACTACTTTTAGATCAGTTTATGGTAAAGATAAAACAATTGAAGATTTAAAAAATCTTACTGACGAATAGTGGTGGACTATTTTTAAAAAATATTATTGGGATAGATATAAAGCTGATGATATTAAAAATGAATGGATCCAATATTTATTAGTAGATTGGTTGTGGGGTTCTGGTAAATGGGCTATTACTAAGGTACAAAAATATTTAGGTTTAAATCCAGATGGAATTGTTGGTCCTAAAACAATTGCTGCTATTAATGATAAAGATCCTAAAGAATTATTTTAGGAATTATGGAAATTAAGATCTGATTATTTGTATTCTATATCTAAAGGTAAGAATAGTGTATTTCTAAAAGGATGGCTTAGAAGATTAAATGGAATCCAATATGGTAAGCTAATAACTAATAATGGTAAGGTATTAGAATGAATTAATGGTAATGTAATAAAAATTTGAATATTTTATTATTAATTACTTTATAAACAATGGAGATTAAATTTGATTAGGTAAAATCAATTGCTAATGGTATTTATAATGCCGATTTTAAAAAATTATTAAAAACACTTGTTATAGTTATATTATTTAGTATTACTGGTATAGCTATATTTTTCTGTTATTAGATTGCAAAGAATACTTAGAGTACTTAGGCTTTAGTTGAAAATATGTTTAATGAGTAGGATGAAGCATCACAACTAGCTGTTAGAGATAATATTGTTACTCCTTAGATTTAGAAAGATATTAGTAGATTATGTTATAGCGTAAATGCTGATAGAGTAATTATAATGGAATTTCATAATGGAAAAGTTAATGGTACTAATTTACCTTTTACATTTATGGATATGAGTTATGAAGAAGTTAATGATTTAAGAGGAGTTGAAAGGATAGCTGATAACTATTTAAATGTTCCAATATCTCATTATAAATATCCAGAAAGACTTAGACAAGTTAAATGTGAATTAGTAACTACTGAAGAAATGTAGAATTATGATAGACTATTAGCTTCCAAAATGTTGATTGAACACGGACAAATAGGTTGTTTTGGTTACCTAATAAGTAATGGAAAACCTATTGGAATCTTAGCTTGTTTTTGGGATAATAAAAATGATTGCCCAGAAAACTGTGTAGACATAGTTAAAAATTATGCCATAATAATCAGTAATATATTAGATATGAGTAAAATAAAATGAAATATATTGTTGTATTCATTATACTAGTATTAGATATTTTATTCTGTTGTACTATACATAATTGGACTAAATAGCAAACTAATACGGTAAAAAGATTATAGGTATTAAATAAAGTAAAAACATATCATAGGATTCATTATATATAGTAGATAGTAAGTCTACAAAATAATAATAGAAATTTAAGATATGTAGTTGTAGAAAAAGAAAAGAAAATTAAAGAATTAAAATCTCTTCCTCCAGTTGAAGTAATTAAGGAAGTAGTTAATGAAAAAGTAATAATTAAAAGAGATACTGTTACTAATAAGTATTCTTATTCTGGAAATCCTACTCCAGAATTATCTTATTCTTTAGATATTTATTCTACAACTAAACCTAAAAAATATAATTTATCTTTATAGCAATTTAAAGAAAATAAAGAAGTTTAGACAATTTCTATAACTAATAATATAGAAACATAGAAAGATCAAGAAATTAAAATATCGGGATCTGTTCCTGTATATAAAGAAAAGAAACATAGTAGAATTTCTATAGGACCAACTATTGGATATAGTTATGATGTAGCTAATAAGAAATTTGGTCCAACTATAGGAATAGGTATAACTTATAATATATTAAAATAATTATGAAAGAAACATTTGGAAAATTAATGAACAATCCATTATTTGGATTTGCATTTGGAGTTGTATTTACATTGTTATTCACTTTAGTAGCTCAATATGAAGCTCATCCAATTCTTATTGGTGGATGCTTAGGTTTATTGAGTACAGCTATTAAAGAAGGAGTAAACATTGGATTAGGTAATAAGTTTAATGTATCTAATACAGTATTTACGGTTCTTGGTGTAGTAGCTGTAGTATTAGCTTATGTACTATGAGTTTTATAACAGACTTTAAAGAATCTAATAGGTGGAAGCACTTTCTTTGTGCTTTACCTATTGGATTAATTTTTACCATACTATGTGTATTAGGTTGCGCAGCTGGTATGGAATTTAAAGATAAACAATATAGTAATTATTGGGATTGGAAAGATTTCTGGTTTACTATGTTGGGAGGATTAATTGGATAGATATTATAGATTATCTTTATATTAATAATAAAATAATGCCTAAACCTTATGATTTAAATTTACATAAAAGTTATAATGTAAATAATAATGATAAAAATTATAAGTCTTTTACTGATGCTAATGGAGAATAGTGGTATACTGATAAACCATTAACTACTTATAATAATAATAAATTAGCTTATGTAACTAACGGTCGACATTCTAAATGGGTTACTATTAGTAATTAGTTTAATACTTAGCCTTAGACTTTAGCTAGAGAACAAGCTGTAAAACGAGATCTTATTAAACCTAGAATATAGGCAGCTAATGATTTAACTTCGGGTTTAGCAGATATTATTACAGGAGGAATGGCTGGGTCATTAAGAGATGGTGCATAGAATCTTACTAAAGGTAATTATCTTCAAGGTATTTCTTAGTTAGCTACACCTGCAATGTTTGGATCTGGAATTGCAGGAAATATAGCAAGAGTAGGTATTGGATCATATAACTTATTTAATAAAAATGGTGTAAGAAAAACTTATAACCATATTACTAATCAAGAATATGGTAATGCTGCTGTTTCTGGATTAGGAGATATTCTAAATGCAGGTATGGCTATACATGGTGGAACTTAGTTATTTAAAAATTATAGAGTAGTTAAACCTAAATTATTAAGTGCTAATTTAAATAATAAAAATTTACCATATTATTCTTAGTTTGAATAGAAAGAAGCATAGTAGCGTATGGCATCTGATATAAAAAGAGGATATCAAAATTTTAAAGATTGGATGACTAATCCTCATTATTTAGAAGCTACTTTAGATAATGTAGAAGAAGCTAAAAGAATGGGATTAAAATATACACCTACTTATGATAAACCTCAATATAAAGCATTAATGTAGAATGGTATTAAAATTAATTTTAAAAAATAGATGCAAGGTATGGGAGCTACTAGTTAGTTTGGTGCATAGGCTGGACATCCTGCAGAAGTGGATTTAAATTTAGGTACACCATAGTCATTTTTTAATACTGTAAGACATGAAACTGGACATGCTGCATATCATGGTAATGGATTAACTGCAGACGAACTTAAATATTTAAGATTTAAAACTCATTAGGCTTTTATAGATAATGCTGAAGCTGGTCCTTATGATTTTCACTAGTAGACTGGTGAAGCTGCTATGAATGGAAGAGATTTAGGTAGTGATTTAGGAATATCTGTAGGTCAATCTTATCCAGGATATTAGAAAGCTTTAGAAACATTAAATTCAGGATTAGGTAAATCTACAAAAGATGGAATGATTAAATTATTTAAAACAGATGAACAATCTATGCCTTATGTATGGAAATTACTTAATGGTACTTTACTTGGAGGGGCATTAATGACTAAAATTAATACTAATAAATAATGAGAACAATAGACTAGTACTTTGATGAATTTACATCAGTTAGTGGATCTAATATTGGTTATCCAGTAATGTATGATTATCCAGAAAATGAACCAGATCCAATATTAGATTCTTATATATAGTTTGAAGATCCAGAAGCAGAAAAAGTTATGGTTAATGCTTTTGGTAAAAATGGAAAAATAACTTATAGATAGGCGAGAAATGTTACAGATAAAACTTGGATTTAGACTTTTGGTGTTTCAGTAAAAGGGTTAAACTTTACATAGATATTAGTAGATCCTTTTAAAAATATATCTAAATTTAATGAATTTAAATATTTTACTGGATTAAAAAATCCATTTGCAGTAACTTCTGATCTTAAATTAGCAGCATTTATTAATAGTAAATCTTTAGAGGAAATTACATTTCCAGATACTATAACTAGAGTAGCTAAAGCTAGTTTTTATATGTGTTCTAAATTAAATAAAGTAACTTTAGGAAAAAATATTAAAATTTTTGATCCTAATTGTTTTTATAAATGTAGTAATTTAACAACTATTATTGGTGGAGAAAATTTACAGATTGTAAATGATTATGCATTTTATGAAAATACTAATTTAACAAATATATCAGGATTAGATGTATCTAAATTAACTCATATAGGTGATTATGCTTTTTTTAGTACTAAATTATTTCCTAGTTTTACAAAAGATGGAATAATTAATTTAGATAATATTATAGGATTAAAAGGAACTCCATTTGACTTAGACCCAAGCAATATTCCAAATAATATTAAACATATAACTCTTAAATTAGGTAAAAATTTAAATAATATAATTAATAATAATAATGGATATTCAAATATTTTTGACGTTAATGGGGATTCAGAATCATCTATAAAATATTCTATAGAATTAAATCCAGAAAATAAATATCTTACATTAAATAAATATGATGGATATTAGGTATTATTATTACCTTTAAAAGAAGTTGTAACAAATACTAAAAAGTTTTAGAAAATAAATAAAGCATATGTTCCTTCTACTAATACTGATAATTTATATGTTTGTATGGATACTGGATTAGATGAAAATTATCCTAGTGTAATTAAATATCCAGAAGGAATTGAAATGATGATGGCTGGAGGTACCAGAGGTGTTTTTCAAACTACTGATAAATTAATGACTATAGTATTTCCAGAGTCATTAAAACATATTGGAGATAGATTTATGTAGTATGCTAATTCTGTAGAAACATTAGTATTTAAATCTACAGAACCTCCTTTATGTAATGAAGTATTTATGTCATTTAATAAGAATCTTACTAAGGTATATGTTCCTAAAGCTAGTATAGATAAATATAAAAATAATTTTAAATATATATTAGGTAATAGAACTAATCAATAGTTATTAGCTATAGAAGATATGCCAGAAGATTTAAAAGCTAAATTATTATGATTGGAGCACATGATACATTTACATTCCAAAGTGCTGGAGGTATAGCAGCTATTACTCCAGATTCTTGGAAATGCCAATCTGTTGATTATGAAACTCTTTATAAAAAAGGAGTAAGAATGTTTGATATTAGGGTTTATTGGGATGATAGTTGGAGAGCTTGTCATGGTGCAGCACATCTTTCTAGTAGATGGTACACAGTACAAGACATTTGTAATGAAATGAAAACTAATTGTCCAGAAGCTATTTATAGAATAGTTTTAGAAAATGGAAAACTATTAGGTAATCCTACTGGCTCTGAAATAGCTAGATTTACTACAGAAGTTCAATAGATAAATGAACCTAATTTATGGAGAGCTATTATACAATATAAATCTGGAACAACTGATTGGGTGAATGGGATAAAAAATAATAATCAAGAATTATTTGACAAAGGATATAAATTTGCTTTATTAGGTAGTTCTACAGAAGCTTATGCTACTTATTATGAAACACCAAGTGTTGCTTTAGGGATTAAAAATAAAGTTAGAGATACAGGTGTTCATGGTAATTAGAAATTAAATATAACTTAGAAAGATTTAATTACTAAAAATTATTTATGTTTACTTAATTATATAGATGATGTATTACCTATAGATGAATCTAAAATTAAAATAGAAAATAAAACAGTTAATAAATTATATGTAGGAACTAATCCAGTTACTGAAGTATATTTAGGAACTAAAAAAGTATATTAAACAATAAAAGCCGACTCAGTTAATTCTGGTCGGCTTTATTCATTTTAATAAAGAATATTCATTAAGTTTATCTTGATAATTTATAAATTCTTGAGTATTCTGCATCCCTAATCTAGTAGATGCTTTATCTACATAATCACATAATTCAATAACTTTTTCATATAAGGAATAAATTATATCCCTCATTACCTAATCATTTTTTTCCATATAACATATTTTTAATTGGTTGCCTCGCTAGGATTCGAACCCAGATTGACGCCCTCAGAAGGCTACAGATTTAGAGTCTGCCGTAATAACCATTATACTACAAGGCAATTGAGTTATCCCACTAGGATTCGAACCCAGACTAAGAGGGTTAGAGCCTCCTGTGCTAGCCATTACACCATAGGACAATAAAAAGAGAAACTACTCCCAAATAGTTTCTCAAAAGATATATCTAAAAAATATTGCAATATTATCGTGCATTACTATAATAAGTAATAGAATTATCTCTCCATAAATTATCCTTAATAGTAAAAGAATTTTTATAAGCTATACAGTCTATAATTTTTAAAATCTCTTCTGTAGACATATTTGGAAATTCCTTATTTATATTTTTTATAGTTTTTAATATATCTACTTCATCCTTGTTGGATTGCGGATAAGAAAGGTTGGAGTAATTCATATTTATTTAATTTTTCTTGAATATCATTTAAAACAACTAATCTTACCAAATCTTTATACTGATTAATTTCATCTTCAGTTAAAGATTTATTTTTCATTTTAATAGATAAATCATTTAATGATTGTCCAGTATATTCTTCATATTCATTACATACCTTATCAAAAATTTCATCATCTAAACTATCTATATATTCTTTAAATCTATCCACTGGATTATTCTATTTAATACCTATAGTTAATAGATCACCTCTTTTAATATAAGTAATATCATATCCTGGAATTTCTTCTGATTTTGTGTAATCATCTATAGTAAACATATCCTATAAATGATTATTATTTAATAAGTCATTCATAATTTCTAATACAAATATATTATAGATTATTTAAGTAACAAAGTAATTAATATTTTTTCACAATTTATAAAAAGTAATTTTAAAGTTTATATTCTTCTACTTTAGAACTTTTTAAAAGTTTATTAATTAATTCTTGTTGTGTTTTAATAGTTTTTTCTAATTCTGACATCTTATCATTAATATTATTAATATCTTCAGTATTCTTATTAATTCTTTCTTCATGATCTTTTAATTTCCAAATAATTGCTTGACCTAATTTAGTAAGATGAAATATCTTAGTTTTTGTGTTACAATTACTCCCATCTAATTCTAAAGATTTATTTTGTAATTCTTGTAAAAATCCTTTAGTTCTTAATTCAGTATTACAATCATTAATAGTTGATTGTGGCATATTTATTAATGTTGATAGATTTCTATTAGAAGTAGAAATCTTACCATAATCTTTAACATCTTTATACATATATTGTTGTGATGCAATTATATATGCTTTTGTTTTTGGAGTTATCTCTTTATTATTTAATAAATCTGGAGATACTGGTTCAAATTGTTTATATGGACTAAATTTATAATATTGTTGTCTTCCCACTTTTTGTACTATTATATATTCAGCTTCTTCTAAATTTTTTATTGATTTCCTTACAGTATTAATACTAATTCCAGATTCTTCAGCAATAGTTTTTAATGAAGGAAAACATCCTTTTTCTCCATCATGTGATTTAATTACTGAATATATTAATTGATCTCTAGGAGTTAAATTTTTATCCGCCATTTTATTAGGCACTTGTACGTGTTGTAGATTTTCTGTCATATCTTTATCTTAATTGTTTAATACAAATATAGTGTTAAATTGTATTAATTAAAAGTTAAAAAAGTTAAATATTGTTAATGTATTACCTCTCGGTTAAGTTGACCGAGAATTGAAAGTGTGTTGACCGAGAGATGATACATAGTGACCGAGAGATGATATCTAACTATACTTAAAACTATACTTAATCGTAACTATACTTAAACAGCTCCGCTGTCAATAAATTTAATTTTTTAAAAATTAGTTATGTGTATATATTAAAAATTATAGTACAGGTACTTATAATATAATCCCCCCCCCCTATCCAATTTCTTCGACCTAAAAAATTTTAAGAAAAAATTAGTACAATTTTTTAAAAAATTTTGTATGTGATGGAAGAGAGAGTACACTACAATTTTAGTCCCCCCACCACCTTTGAATAGAAAAAATATATTATATATTAGTCTATTCACAAACATTTAATAATAATTAAAAATTAAACAAAATGGAAAAGAAAGAAATTCTTTTGAGCAAGGGTGTTAGTCAGTCAGTAATCGACTTTATCGAAGCAAAGAACGACCGCGTTCTTAATGGTGAAGGTAGAGAAGTTGGTGAAAAGTTCACTATTCTTGGAATTGCAGACTCTCTCAATGAATCATTAATCAATGGTGAAAAGAGAGAGTGGGTTGAGGCTGTTACTGATAGCGGTAACATTTCAATTTCTACTTTATGCGGTACTAAAAAAACTGCAAAGTATTTCAACTTGTCTGAATTCAACATGAGTGAAGACACCGACAATAACCGCATGGTTAGCGAGGAAGTGGAT